CAAGTTACTTTAAGTAGCAGTACTGTATACGCAAATAATGTTCAAGTAAATTCTTCTGGTTATACTTTTTGGAATAGTGGCACTACATCTTCACAAAATAGGTATATTAGAAGTACGAATGGCATAACACTTGGAGCTGGAGTAAATTTAAATTGGGGATCATCTGGTGCAGTTTTGGGAATAACTGGTCCTATAAATGGTGGGACAGGTTCACTATTAACTATTGTGGGTAGTACGGATGCTTCTACTGGTGTTAACTCAAGGATAGGTTTAGCTTCTAATGCTATTGCAACAGTAATCAATGTGCCTATGACTGTAGCTACTACTGGCACTGGGTATGCTGTCGTATCAGTAACGGATTCTTCTACTACAAATAGAATTAACGGAAATATTACCATTAATAACGGATCAAGACTTATTCTTGGCACAGGATCATCTACTAGCAGAGCATTAATTGTGTCTGGTGATATTGCATCATCTGCAGATGGTGCATTATCTATTAATGAAAGTGGTAATACTGGTCTTGTAGAACTAAGAGGAAGCAATACTATAACTGGAGATATTAATGTATATGGTCAATTAGGATATGCTAATAAAAATGCATTTGGTACAGCAAGATTAGTTCTTAACCAAGGCGCAACTTTAGGCCAAAGTCAAACTATTGGTGATAATAGTGACGCAGCAAGAATGATTAATAATAATATTCTATTAAATGGAGATGTTACTATTGGTGGATTAAGTTGGGCAAATATTCTTGGTGGTAATATAGATTTAAATAATGCTACTAGATCTATCAAAGTAGATAACTCTACTACTATTTATGGAGGATTTGTTAATAGCAGCACAGGCTTAATATTTACAAATAGTTCAAGCTCTGTAGGAGGCAGAACAATGGCATTTAATGGCGCTAGTACATATTCTGGTAATACATATTTTAATTCTAGTGGCACAGGTTGGAATATTAGTGTTAATAATACTAATGGATCTGCTTTTGGAACAGGAAATGTTTATGTATATAAAGGAACTTCTCTAAGTGCAAATAATACAGGCACAACATTAAATGGAAATGGAATTATCGCTGGAACAATTGGTGGAGATGCTATTGTAAGTCCAGGAAATAGTCCAGGATTATTGACTGTAGGAGCAGTAGATCCAAGTGGAGGAATGAGCTTTGCATTTGAAATTACTAGTAATTTATTACATAATGGTACATCATATAATAATGATGTATTGAAAATAACAAATAGTCAACCATTTACTGTAGCACTAACATCTGCAAATGTTGTTAATCTATATCTAAATTCAACAGCATATAATTTAATGTATAATAATTTACTTAATAGTTTGAGTTCATCATTTCAAACTGGATTTTTTAATACTAATGATTTTAACACTGATATAACAAATGCAACTTATAATATGTATTTTCAAAGTGGCTTTGGAACATTAACATTCAATGGTTTAACATATGAAACATATAATGAATTTTTGACAAGAACAGGTTCTCAAGATGTTTCTTATTCTGTAAATACAAGTCAAGCTACATTAGCTGACTCTAATCTTGGATATATTTCAACTGTTAATATAATACCAGAACCTTCTCCGTTTGGTCTTTTAGTATTTGGTTCCGCAACTTTATTGGTAGCTAGGAGATTGAGAAGAAATGGATAATAGATTGAAAACTTTATTAAAAGAAAATTATTATACTCCAACTTCAGAACAAACAGAAAAATTTATAAATAATTTTCATCAATATAGAGCTAAAAAGAAAGCAGAAGAAAAAACATATTATTCTTTAGGATTAGTAATTTTATTGATTGTTACTTTATTAGGATCAATTGCTATAAAAGAAACAACAAATAAATTAGACATACAAACAGCTGCAGGAGAAATTTCAAAATGAAAAAGATATTATTAATTATATTAGCAGCAATAGCTTTAACTACTTATTGTTATACAGAAAATCAAATTAAAATAACTATAAAAAGAAATAATAAAGGTGAAATTTTATTAAATGTGACTGGACATTCTACTCCAATAATTATTGAAATGAATAATAAAACTACAACATTTGATGTAAATGACAAAGAAATTAATCTTGATGCAGTTTTAGATGCAGAGATAGAACCAGTAGATACAGCAAGCGGTACAGAACGATCTAATATAGACAATCAAATTCCTCCAGTTATGAGTAATTTTAATCCACCATTAGCTACTCCATATTAGTGTAAAGACTATGTTATGTTTAATAAAATATTTAAATGGTGGAATGATTTAGAATTATATAATAAAGTATTTTTTATATTATTTACTCCAGCTATGCTATTTACTCTTTGGGGTATGAGCGATCTTTATATTAATTATTTTGATGAATTAACAAAACAAGATCATCTTCAATTCTTTCTTAGAATATTTTTCCCTATATCATTAGCTACTTTTATAACAGTATTAGAACGTAATAAGAGACAAAAACTAATTAAAGACATTAAAAATTATCTTAATGAATAGTGTAATTTTAATAATATGAGTTTAATTGTTAAAAATTTAACTTCATTAACAGTAAAAAAAAATAACTCCTTGATAGTTAAAAATATAATTCCATCTTTAGGCCTATCTCTTTGGTTAAAAGCTGATGCTGGCGTTTCCTCAATGAGTTCAGTTGTTACGGCTTGGGCAGATCAAAGTAATAATGGAAATAATGCTATCGGATCTGCGATTTACAATTCATCTTCAATAAATTCACTTCCAGCTATTACATTTGATGGAAATTCTTATTTACAAATAAATCAATTTCTAAATCTTTGTCTTAATTCATCTATATTTATAGTTTTAAAACCATCAAACGGTGGAAATGGAACAATACTTAGTCAAGGAACTTCTAAAATTGGATTATTTTTTGATGGATCAAATACTCCACAAATTGCATGTCCAAATATTGCATCAATTGTAATATCGGATAGTCAAATTCTAAATAATACAACAGCTATTATTTCAGCATTAAATGATAATCATGATTTTGGAATGTGGATTAATGGATTATCGGTTGGATCAGATACTTTTAACATTGAAGGGGTAGGATCATTTTTAAATATTGGATGTAATACTAGTACTTCTGATTATAATCTTTATGGAGATATTGCAGAGATAATAATATATAATAGAGGACTAACAATACTAGAACGTCAAAAAGTAGAAACTTATTTAAATAATAAATATCAAATATATTGATCTATTTAATTCTTTCAATTAAATAAAATACATAAATAAAAACAGCAACACAGATTAATATACTAGATATAGTCATATTTATATATTATATTAGAAAAGTGATTTTTCTACTATATAATATTATATGAATTTAAATCTTCTCAAGTCACATCCATATATTTCACCAGATATTAAAATAGAAAAATTTAATGATCCATATCCTTATATTATAATTGATAATTTATTCAAACCAGAAATCTATAAAAAAATGTGTGATAAGTTTCATACTTATATTTCTAGAGTTCAGAAATCTTTTGGAGAAGTAGGTGACACAGGATTAAATTATGACGCTTTGATATATGCCATAAAAGAAGAAGACTGTACAGATGGATATGATTTTTTCAAATTTAAACTTTGGCAAATTTTTATATCTAATATTTTTGATATTGAATTTAATCAACATATGGCATATAGTTTACATTTTCATAAAGGCTCGCAACAAAAACCATCTAGAAATGGTTGGCCTCATGCAGATTTAAGCATATGTTCTGCTATAGAAAATTCAGAAAAATCAATAAATCTTGGTGGAGGTTGTATTTATCCTGACGATACTCATAGTTTACAACCACATACAAAAAAAATAATGAGAAGCGTTGCTATGCTTTATTATTTTAATAATAAAAATACCTTACAAGAAGGTGATGGTGGTGGAACTGGAGTATTTAGAACATATGATATGAATTCCTTAGTTAAAGAAGTTAAACCAATTAATAATAGATTATTTGCATTTGAAATTAGCCCAAAATCTTATCATGGATTTATTGGAGCTAAATTTGATAGATCAGCTATGGTATCTTGGTTTCATAGTAGTCCTAGTTACATGGTAAAAAGAAATCTAGATTTATATAAAGAAAGATTTAGGCAAAATGGCGAAGTTTTTGAATATTGGAAAAAAGATAACAGATGGACACTTGATATGGACCCAGATTATAATAAATTTTTTGATAAACCTTATAATGAATTATTTAAAAGATGAAAAAAGATGTTATTATTGTAGAAAACTTTTATCAAGACCCACATAAAGTAAGAACTTATGCTCTTAATGAATTAAAAAATAACAATTATCTTCCATATGGTTCATCAACTTGGTATGCGTCTAAATTCAAAGAATGGAATGAATGTCCATTTAAATCTTCTGATTCTTTGATAGATTCTTTAAATCGAATAACTTCAGAAGAAGTTGATTTAGATTTTTGGAGAAAAAGTTATCCTCCTCATGGAAGTCCAGAAGATTCGATAAAAGAAAATAAAAGCTGTAAATGGAATTGTACTTTTCATATTAAACCATTAACTGGACAAAAATTAGGACAAGGAGTTCATAATCATGTTACTGATTGTTGGAATTCAGTTGACGAAAATGGTTGGGTAGGATTAATATATTTAAATCCAGAAGCCCCAATTGATACAGGATTATTTCTTTGGGAAAATAAAGATAAACAAAAAAATTATGATTGGATGACCCCAGAAGAAAATTGGAAATTAATAGATTCATTAGGAGCAGTTTTCAATAGATTAATACTATGCAGAGGCAGCAAACCTCATAGTGGAGCAGATGGATTTTCTGATATTTTTGAAAAAGGAAGATTGTATCAAACATTTTTCTTTAAAACAAAACCTTTGTCATCTAAAATTTTTCCATCTGTATCTATAAATATAAAATGAAAGTTTATGGAATTCCAATTGGCGCTCATTTAGGCGACATATGGATAATTACAAGTGGAGCAATTTTATTAAGCTTACAAAATAAAAGTAAAATTTATATATCAAAATATGCTTATAATCTTGAAACATTTGAAAATACAAATCAAATAAACTATGAAAATAAAATTAAAGAATGCTTAAATCTTTTAAATACTTATGGCGCAGAAATTGAAATAGTTAATGAATTTCAAAATCAGCATAATACATCAACTAGATCTTTTATTATTCCAGAAAGCGCTGGATATTGTAAAAATCCACCAGTTCAAACTATTTTAAGACCAAATATAAATAATCAAAATAAAATAAGCATTCAAATAGAATCTAAATTTTATAATAAAAATAAAAACATATATGAAGGAATAAAAGACAATTGGACTGATGAATGTAGAAATATCCATGTAGACTTTAAAAATGATATATATAGAAAGATGTTATGCTTGAAAAATTATAAAGCTACTATAGTAGGAGAACATGAAGGAGAAATTGTTAATTCAATTAAAACTTTATGCGAATCTAAAATCTTTATAGGCATTAGTAGTGGTATGGCTCATATCGCTACAAGCGTTGGAATTCCAGTATATATTTATAATCCTAATTGCAAGCAAAAAACTTTAAATTTATCAATGATAAATTGGCATCAAAATAAAAACATAAATACATTTGAAACATTTGATGATATTTTAAATATATTAAATGAACATAAAATTAATTGATATAATCTAATGATGAGTATTTATAAAGATTTACCATTTTTTGAAAAAGATTTAAGTGGATGGGGTGGCGATCATCCAATTTTTGAGAAACTTATTTTAAATTTAAAAACTCAACCCAAAGTTATTATAGAGGTAGGAACTTGGAAAGGTCAATCAGCAATTAATATGGCAAATATTTTAAAAAGAAATAACATAAAATGTAAAATATATTGTGTTGATACTTTTTTAGGCACTTGGGATTTAGAAGAAAAAGAATTAAAAAATGGTTATCCTCAAATTTATTATAAATTTCTTAATAATATTGTTCATGAAAAATGTGAAGATTATATAATTCCATGTCCAAATACTTCTTTATTTTATTATAAAAAATTTAAAGATATGAATCTTAAAGCAGATCTAATATACATAGATGGATCTCATATGTACGAGGATGCATACGCTGATATTAGTAATTATTCAAATTTATTAAATTCAAATGGTATTATTTTTGGAGATGATTTTACTTGGGCGCCAGAGGTAGGAAAAGCTGTAAATAAATATTGTTCAGAAAATAACAAAAAATTCCAAGTAACTGAAAATAGATACTGGCAAATTTTATAAATGAATATCTTAATATTAGGTGGCAGTAAATTCGTAGGTAAAAATTTTATAAACTATGCAAATATTAATAGTAAATTTAATTTAACTTTAGCGAATAGAGGAATTACAAAAACTCCAAATGTCATTATAGATAGAGATAATGCAAAAGATTGCGTTAATTTAAAAAACAAAGAATATGATATTGTTATAGATTTTTCTTGTTATAATTTAAATCAATTTAAAAATACTTATCAATACTTAAAGTTTAATAAGTATATATTTATATCAACTAGCGCAGTCGAGGCTATTCCATTTCAAAATGTAGAACCAGATATGTACGAAATGGTTAGATATGCCCATAATAAAAAAGAATGCGAAGACTTTATAATAAATAATATCAAAAATTATTCAATAATCAGACCTTGTTATATAGTTGGAAAAGATGATTATACTAATAGGTTCTATAAAAAAGATAATAAGTATTATTGGAATAATGGTTTAGAATTGACTTATTATATAGAAGTAGATATCTTATCTAAATTAATATTTAATGAGATTAATAATTGCGTCAATAATATAGTAAATCCATGCAAATAATGTGTAATAGTTGATATGCCAATACCTCAACCAAAAAAGAACGAGTCACAAAACGATTATATGGGTCGTTGCATGCATAAAATTGGAAAAGAAGATCGTCCTCAAAACCAAAAGGTCGCTATTTGTTTAAATACCTTTCGTAATCCAAAAGAAAAGGCAAAAGCTGAAATTGAAATAGATTTTACTGAAGATATCAAAAAAATGAATAAACCACAAGAAATAAAAGTAGAAGAAGCCCCAAAAATTGAAGCTAAAATTGAAGAGGCAACCAATACCGCAGTAACTGCCCCAGCTTCAGAAGTTAAAATTGAAGAAAATACAGCATCTTGTGGCAAACCAAATTGTGGCTCAGTACAACAAGTAGAAGAAGTCAAAACTGAAGTTAAAGCCGAAGTAGATGGTAAAGGCGAAGTAATTCAAACCATGATGCTTCAAATGCAAAACCAATATAAAATTTTTCATTGGCAAACAACTTCATTTTCTCAACATAAAAGCTTTGATGAAATAGTAGGAAGTTTAATCGGAAATATTGATGAATTTATTGAAACTTATATGGGTAAATATGGTAGAGTAATTTCTGCAAGTACATTCAATTTATCTCTTGCAAATTATTCTAGTTCAGATTTTATTGCGGTTACAGATGGTTATATTAACTTTTTAATTAGTTTAAGTAACCAATTAGATTCTATTAAAGATACTGATCTATTAAATATCAGAGATGAAATTCTTGGCTCTTTAAATCAATTAAAATATTTGTTAACATTGGTATAAAATATGAGCAAACAAAATATTTGGGAATTAGACATCACAGAAACAGAAGCTTATCAAAAAAGTTATAAAGGTAAAAAAAGAAGCGAACTCAAAGACAGTGATTTTTTATTTCCAGAAGATCGTTCTTTTCCAATCGTAAGTCCACAAGATGTTCGTGATGCAATAAATAATTTTGGTCGCATGAAAAAAGGTATGAGCTATGATGCTTTTATTAAAAAGTTATATCGTAAAGCTAAAAGCAAAGGTCCAGAATTTGTATCAGCCATTCCTGAGTCAACTAAAAAAGAACACAAATTAAGTTAATTATTTGACTTTACTTAATATTTAAGATAAAATTTATTATCTTGAATAATATTAAAGATTATATTGTATCTTATTATAGGAATTTAGAATCTACTAAGTTAAATTCTATTGAAATAGAATATCAAAAAAGCATAAGAAATGCTTTTACAAATAATCCTGGAATTGGTGATACAACAATTATTAATCAATTATTATTCGTTAATGAAAACCAACGTAGCGATATTAACATACTAAGCTACTCAAGACATTTTAATGATATATTAAAATTTAATAAATTTGCAAATACTAATCATATAAATGGAGAAGACTTTATTAGAACAGAATTATTAGAAATGTATAATTTAGGTTCTGGACATATAATCCAAAAAATGCGTAGATTTTTTAATCTGCCAGTTTTAAATAAACCAAAATCATTTCTTAATACTGGTAAACAAAAAGTAAAAAATAAAATAGGTATTCATTTAACAACTGGACAAAGTGCATTTGAATTATCTAATTTAAATTTTAGACCAAGGCAAATTTATCAAGAGAATTTAGAAATATTAAAGAAATTTATCAAAGAAAACAATCAATATACATTTGTTGAATTTGGTGGTCAATCACTAAATATAGAAAATTGTGTTAATTTCTGTGGTAAAAGTCTAGTTGATTCTATTGAAGAATTGTCTACTTGTGAATATCTTATTGGGTTAAATAGTGGATTCATGAATCTAGCAGCTTGTTTTGATATTAAGTCTATAATAATAGTAAATATTCCAATAAAAGCCTCAGATCTTGTTTTACCAGTTTTAAAGGATGTCAAGATACCAGATATGAATTGGCTATACCCACAGAATGTTCACCTACATCAAGATAATGAATCTTTAACAGTTCCAAGATTTTCTTATGAAAATATACGAAAAGCTATAGAAGGAAATATTTATCCATTTTGGAAAGATGAATATTTAGATTTGATCTATGATTAACCTATTAGTTGATGAAGCTTATGCTTTTGATTACTTAAGCATACTTCATATTAAAAAAAATATTAATCCAGAATCTCAATCAAATTGGGAAAATTGTTTCTCATATATACAAAATCAACTTGGCGAGGATAAAATGGCAGAAATTATTCATTCGAAAGAATATCAGCACATGATCCAAGCGAATCAAATTACTTTCGATGCTGTAGAAAAAGCAAGATATGGTTCAATTACAGCCAAAGAAGTTGATGATGCTAATATGTTAAGATACAATAAAAAGTGTGAATTACAAAAAAAATTTTTTAATAGTAAAATAAAGGAATTTAAATCATGAAAACAATGATATTTACTTTATCGAGAGATAATTATAAATCACTTAGAGATCTAACATCTCCCAATAAAATAGAATATTGTAAAAAACATGGATATTTATTTGAAGAAAGAAATGATGATTTTCATTTTCAAAATCTTGGTTTTGAAAAAATATATAGAATATTAGAAATATTAAATCAAGATAAGTGCGACATCTTATATTGGTGTGGAACAGATACATTGATAACTAATTATAATATTAAAATTACTGATTTAATAGATGTCGAACATGATTTTTTTATTGCAACAGACGCCAATAATATAAATGCAGATTCATTTGTAATTAAAAATACAATAGATGCAAGAGAATTCTTTTTAAAAATTATAAACTCTTATCCACAATACGCTCATCATTGTTGGGCTGAACAGCAAGTTATTATAGATCTTATAGCCCAAAATGAACATTACAAAAATATAACAAAAATACTTCCCCAAAAAATGATAAATTGCTATGATTATAATATATATCCAGATTCTAATTTTTCTGGAGCTATAGATAAACTTAGAAACAAACAAGACTATTATGGTAACTATGGTCAATGGGAACAAGGAGATTTTTTGATTCATTGGCCAGCTACTAACCTTGAACAACGATTAAATTTGACAAAGAAATATATTCCACTTATTATTAAATAGTATAAAAATATGATAAATATAAAACTTATTGATAAATCAATTTATAACCTAGAATTAGATTCAGATGATTTGAAAAATCATTTTTCAGATAGAAAAAATTGTACATTAGAAATTTTGCATCAATTTAATGATTTAAATTATTATGATAATTTTATATCTAAAGATGATAATATTATTTTAGATATTGGCGGTAATATCGGTTTATTTTCTATTCATGTATCGCCTTATGCCAAAAAGATTATTACTTTAGAACCAACGCCATCTCATTTTAAATTACTTACGAAAATTACTGCTAAATTTAATAATATTATTCCAATGAATATAGCTTTATCAAATAAATCTGGTACAGAAAGATTTTTTACTTGTCAAACTAATAGCACAATGAATTCTCTTATAAATAGAGGACACGTTTATTTTGATGTCGAATCAATTTCTTTAAAAGATTTAATTATAAAAAATGATTTAAATAAAATTGATTTTATAAAATTAGATATAGAAGGATCAGAAGTAATAGCTTTAAATGAAGAAGTGATTGCATTTATAAGTGATAAAGTTAAAAAGATTTTAATTGAAACTCATGACGTTGGTGATGGATTAGGATATGGACACAGAGAAAGATTTGGTGAAATGTTCAAGAATAATGGTTATAAAATTAATTATTTTGGACCAGATGGAGTTTTTGCTTATAAATGAATAAATTAGAAAAAAGAATACTAGAAATAAGTTATAATCATAAATTATCTCATTTATCTAGCAATTTAAGTTCTGTGTCTATAATAGATGAAATCTATTCACTTAAAAAAGAAAATGAACCATTTATTTTAAGTAATGGTCATGCAGGATTAGCTTTATATGTAGTTCTAGAAAAATATTACGGAATCAATGCAGAAAAACTTCATGAAAAACATGGAGTTCATCCAAACAGAGATTTAGAAAATAAAATTTTTTATTCAACAGGTAGTTTAGGTTGTGGGTTGCCAGCTGCATGTGGCATGGCCTTAGCAGACAAAACTAGAAATGTTTACTGCTTAATAAGTGATGGAGAAATGTTTGAAGGAAGTATTTATGAAACTTTTAATATAGTTAATAAATATAAAATAAATAATTTAAAAATATATGCTAATGTTAATGGATATAGTGCTTTAGCACAATTTGATAAATATGAAATTATTCAAAAATTAAAAAATTTACATCAAAACATAGAAATAAGATTAACCGATTATATTTATAAAAAATTTCCATTTGTTAATGGATTAGCTGGACATTATAATGTATTAACTGAAAAAGAAATGGAAACTATCAAAAATGCGTAGAATATTTTTTCAAGAATTACATAAAAATATGAGCCAAAATGATAAGATATTATCATTAACTGGAGATCTTGGTTATGGTGGTTTTGATAAGATAATATCTGATTATCCCGATAGATTTTTAAATTGTCAAGCAGCAGAATTTTCTATGATGGGAGTCGCATGTGGATTAGCTCTCGAAGGCAAAATACCAGTTGTTTATTCGATTGGTACTTTTTTAATTTATAGACCATTTGAGATAATTAGAACATATATCAATCATGAAAATATTCCAGTAAAATTAATTTGTAGTGGCAGAGATAAAGATTATGAACACGATGGCATTAGTCATTGGATGGATGATATTAAGGAATACCTAGATACTTTTAAAAATATAAAACAATACTGGCCCCAAAATGAAAAAGAAATGATAGATTCTTTACCAGAATTATTAAATAATAATAAACCATGTTTTTTAAGTTTAAAAAGATAAATGAAGATTTTAGTTACTGGTGGTTCTGGATTTGTAGGCAAAAGTCTAATATCTAAATTAAATAAATATACTTTACTATATCCAACTAGCACGGAACTAGATTTAACTGATGCGAAAAAACTAGAAGATTATTTAGATTTTCATAATTTTGATTTCATTATTAATTCTGCAGTAAGAGGTGGAAGAAGAACTAGAGTAGATACTGAAAAAGATTTTTATAATAATATTAAAATATTAGATAATATTTTAAATCTTAAAAAAGAAAATACAAAGCTAATAACTTTTTCTAGCGGAGCAGAAATATATAAGCAAGATACTTTTTATGGATTAAGTAAAAAAATTTGTACATCTTTAATTAAAGATAAACAAAATATAAAAAATTTAAGAATATTTAATGTATTTGGTGAACTTGGGATGAAGGATTCTTTCGTATATTCTACTATAGAAAAATGTTTAAAAAATGAAGATATAGTAATTTGGGAAAATTTGTTTTTCGATGTATATTATATTAACGATTTAATTAATTTAATTGATTTAATTATAATTAATAATTCAAAAGAATATGAAGAAATTGATTGCGTATATGAAAAAAAATATAAACTAAGTGATATAGCGCAAATTATTAAAAATATATCTAATTCCAAAAGTAATATCATTATACAAAACGATAATAATTTAAAATATATAGGTAATCATAAACATATACCCAATCTGCATTTAACTTCAATAGAAGATAGTTTAAATAATTTAATCCAATATCAAATAAATAATTGAATTTTATCTTTATAGAGTATAAAATATTAAAATGAGTCAAAATTTTAAAGAAACATATTACGGCAAAAAGATAGATACAGCTAATATTTTAAATATTGAAGACGCCGCAAAGATAATAAAAGGAAGAAAAACTGTAGTAATTACTGGAGTTACTGGTCAAGATGGTAGCCATATGGTTGATTTTTTGTTAAAAAATACTGATCTTTTAATATTTGGAGGAGTTAGGAGACTTAGTGTTTATAATCATAAAAATATTAAACATATTAATTCTGATAGATTTCATTTAATTAATTTTGATTTAACAGATTCTCATGCAATAGCAAGAACTGTAGAAAAACTTCAACCAGATTATTTTATTAATTTCGCTGCTCAAAGTTTTGTTGCAAGTAGTTGGGATTTTGCTAGGCAAACATGGGCTACAAATTCAACTTCTGTATTGGATATTTTAGAAGCAATTAGATTATATAAACCAAATTGTAGATTATATCAAGCTGGATCTAGCGAAGAATTTGGTAATGTTCTTTATGCACCACAAGATGAAAAACATCCGTTAAGGCCAAGAAGCCCTTATGGAGCAAGTAAAGCTGCATCTAGACAACTTATTAAAGTTTATCGTGATTCTTATAATCTTTATGCAATTCAAGGATGGTTATTTAATCATGAAGGAACAAGACGCGGCGAAGAATTTGTAACAAGAAAAATTACAAAAAATGTTGCTAGAATTTATCATGCATTAAAAAATAATCAAGAATTTATTCCTTTAGAATTAGGAAACATGGAAGCAAAAAGAGATTGGAGTGATTCAGAAGATTTCATTGAAGGCGTATGGATGATGTTAAATCAAGATATTTATAATAAAAATTATAATGGAATACCCCAAGAATACGTTTTCTCATCTAATGAAACTCATACAATTAAAGAATTTGTAGAAAAAGCTTTTGATATTGCTGGCATAAAAGGAAATTGGATAGGTCAAAATGAACATTTAATGTATGTTTTAAATGATAAAACCTTAGTTCAAATTAATCCTAAATTTTATAGACCAGCAGAAGTAGAGTTATTACTTGGAGATTCTACAAAAGCTAGAGAAGAATTAGGATGGAAACCAAAAATTTCATTTGACAATTTAATCAAAAAGATGGTAATATCAGATATTGAAAATTACCAACCATAAACTTTGTCAATTTATAGTCAAAAAATTTGTAAAAAAAGATATAATTTGGCCAAAAGAAATTAAAATAGCTAAAACTTTAATACAAAGTTATACTTATTTTAAATATTGGAATAATTTAACAGAATTAAATTTACCTAGTTTAGCATGGTTTTTAACAAGTGATGGTAAAAATTTTTTAAGAAAAGAATACTTTAAACAAAAATTAACTCTTAAAGAACGTAAAAATATAATTCTTCAAGAAAATAAATTAGGAGAAGATAAAAAAGTTTGCCAAAAACCTAAAAGTTTGTTAGAATTTATAAGATATGGGAAGAAAACCTAAAGAAGAAGTCGTTGAATCATCTGGTCCAAGTGCATCAGATAGATTATTATCATTTTTAAAAGACAACAAAGATGACCATTATAATTTTGAAGATGAGGTATATTACAAGGTATCTACTGGTAGTCTAAATTTAGACATAGCTACGGGTGGTGGTTTATGCCCAGGTTTACATAGATTCATTGGAATGAATGAAGGTGGTAAAACTTCAGAAGCACTTGAAGTAACAAAGAACTTTCTTAAATCAGTAGAAAACTCTAGAGCTTTACTTTTTAAGGCAGAAGGAAGACTAAGTAAAGAAATTAAAGAACGATCTGGAATTAAATTCGTAACTGACCCTAAAGAATGGGTTGACGGAACTTGCTTCGTTTTTGAATGTAATATTTTTGAAACAGTTTCAGAATTGATGAAAGATTTGATTCAATCTAATGATGAAGGAAAGAGGTACATGTTTATTCTTGATTCAGTTGATGGATTAATGACTAAAGGTGATGCTCAAAAGAGCATGACAGAAGCAACAAAGGTTGCAGGAGGAGCAGTTATCTCATCAATGTTAATGAAAAAAATTTCTCTTGCTCTTTCTAAACGTGGACATATGGCTATTTTCATTAGTCAAGTTCGATCTGATATTAAGCTTGATCCTTATGCTGCAAATAAAGATATTCGTCAAACCACTGCAACTGGTGGAAATGCTTTATTGCATTTTGCGAATTGGATTCTTGAATTTGAACCAAAGTTTAATAAAGATCTTATTCTTGAAAAACCAAATGATAAGTATGATCCAGTAAAAAATAAAATTATTGGACATAATGTGAAGATTGTAATTAAAAAATCTACAAATGAATCTACAAATTCTAAGATTCAATATCCAATTAAATATGGTCGTAAAGATGGTTCTTCGGTTTGGAGAGAATATGAAGTTATTGATCAAATCCTTGCTTGGGAATTTGCAACAGCAAAAGGTGCATGGGTAACATTCTCAGATGAGATTATTGATGAACTTAAAAATCAAAATCTTGAACTCAAGAAACAACATCAAGGAATAGATAATCTTAGATCTTATCTTGAAGAAAATAAACCAATTGTAGATTACTTTTACAATAAATTTATTAATACTTTGGCTTCATGAGATTATTAAATATTAACGGCAAGCTCGTTAATAAAAATGTAAGAAAATACTTAATAGATTGGGAAGGCAAAAGTCGTAGTAAATTACAATTTAAGTTTAAACAATTTTTTTATCCTTACTGGAAAAATCATATAGTTTATGAAGAGTTTCCAGTTTATGGAAGTATGCTTAAAGTTGATTTATTAAATGCAACAAAAAAGATAGCAGTTGAAATACAAGGCAATCAACATGAGAGCTTTAATAAGTTCTTTCATGATAATTCAAGATTAAAATACCTTCAAAGTATCAAAAGAGATGTTAAAAAGGAAAAATGGCTTGATATAAATGGATTTAAATTCCTAGAGCTTTATGAAGATGACCTTAAGGATTTATCACCACAATATATAGAAGAAAAGTGTGGAATATTGATTATTTAAGTGTAAAAATGGTTGGTGACAAATAAAAAGAAATTTAATTTTCCTAATAACTTATTAAAGCAATTAGACGAATGTAGCTTTGGCGGATATATTTTATTTAATTTTAATTCTAAAGGTGATCCTCAAGTCTTTACAAAATTTGATAATCAAATGAACGCTATGGCTTTATTATACTATCTTGGTTCTTGGAGTAATACAGTAGATCAAATGAATATGGATGCAACAGCAGATGCTATTATGGAGCAATCAGATAAAAATAATAATAAAAATGATGATAAATTTGATGATGGTTTTGAAGAAGAAGAATAATCTAAATACGAATACTTTACTTGACTTTTAATTTTTAACATAGTATTATATATAGAATGATTTATTCTGTTCAGATTGAACGACATGTATTAAGCGGTTTAATTAAATATCAAAATCTTTTTGCAGATATTGATACTTTTATTTCCGAAAATGATTTTTATAATGATGTACATTCTACAATTTATGCAGTTTACAAAAACATAAAACATAAAGGCGAAACAGTAGATAAAGTATTATTAGCAGAAAAAATTAAAAATTTAGGTATATCTTTTAAAGATGACATCAATATTTATGATTATATTGATAATCTTTCATTTTCTCAGATCACAGAAAAAGCGACACTAGAAGCATGTCAAGAACTACTTAAGCTAAGAATTAGAAGAGAAATTCTTGAAACTGCGGATAAAATTAAAACTCATGTTTCAAAAAATAGCGAATTATCTATAGATCAAATCTTATCAGATGCAGATGCTATGTATAATGGTAAAATATCTGCTTATACTACAAATGATTTACCAGTTAATCTTTTCCAAGATGCAGAAGATATTATTGAAGAAATTGGAAACTCTCCTAAAGAAGAAACTGGATTAATAACTCCATATCCAGAATTTAATAGAATGTATGGTGGTTTAAAAAATGGTAATATTTATGCAATCGTAAGTCGTCCAGGCCAAGGTAAAAGTACTTGGATTAATGATATGTGTTTTAAAACATCTATCAATCCAAAGAATAAAGTCAAAGCTCTTATTTTAGATACAGAAATGCAAGCAATAGATATTAGATTTAGAATGATATCTTCATTAACAGGTGTTCCAGTTTGGTATTTGGAAACTGGTAATTGGCGAAAAAATGAAGAAATGGTAGTAAAAGTTAGATCTGCTTGGCCAGTAATTAAAAATTATCAATATCATCATTATCATGTTGGTAGTAAAAACATTGATCAAATTTGCTCTATGATTCGTAGATGGCATCTTTCTCACGTTGGAAGAGGAAATCAAGCTGTAATTGCATACGACTATATTAAACTTACTGGCGAAAAAGTTGGGCAAAACTGGGCTGAACATCAAGCGATTGGAGATAAGATTGATAAGTTAAAAAGAATTTCAGAAGAATTACAAACCCCAATTATTACAGCGATGCAATTAAATCGAAGTGGAGAATCTTTTAATCGAAAAGGCGCAGATGTTACAGATGACGCTTCTGCGATTTCATTGTCAGATAGACTACAATGGTTTGCTTCATTCGTAGCAATTTTTAGAAGAAAAACTGTTGATGAATTAGCTTTAGATACTCCACAATTTGGAACTCATAAACTAATTCCAACTAAAACTCGATTCCAAGGTAAAGACGCAGCGGGGCATCAAGATATTGTGCGTAGATTAGATGCTACAGGAAAAGAAACATGGGCACAAAATTACCTTAATTATAGAGTAGAAAATTTCAATATCACAGAGCATGGATCATTAGTAGAGATTGCAGCTAGACAAAGAGAGCAATATCAATTAAATGATCAAAATCAAAATGATGGAGAATTATTATGAATGTTAAATTAGTATCAGTTACCAAACCAGAAATAGATGGAGTTTATAATGGAGAAGATTTAGTAGCATACTGCGCAAGAGTTAGCAACCCATCTAATCAAATGAATACAGAAACTGCGCCAAAACTTTTAAAATTTTTAATCAAACATAAACATTGGAGTCCATTTGAAATGGTTGATATGACTGTAGAGATTAAAACTAGTAGAGCAATTGCAGCACAAATATTAAGACATCGCTCTTTTTCTTTTCAAGAGTTTAGTCAAAGATATAGCACAGCAAATGAATTTGAAGATATTGAACTTAGAATGCAAGGAGATAAAAATAGACAAGTTGGAGAAGAATTAATATCTAGAAATCATCCAGAGTATGATAATGTGACTACTTTTATGATGGAAAGTTTGGCTATGGCTCAAGATTGCTATGATTTAATGATTCAAGCTGGAATCGCTAAAGAAGTAGCTAGAATGGTTTTACCATTAACAACTCAAACAACAATGTATATGAAAGGTTCATTAAGAAGTTGGATTCACTATCTCGATCTTAGAACAGAAAAAAATACTCAAAAAGAACATAGATTAATTGCAGAAGAATGTAAAAAAATATTTATCGAACAATTTCCAACTATATCGGAGGCTTTAGAATGGAAACTGGAGTAAACATTCATCAAATATTGACTAGCATGGGATATTCTCTAAAAGATTTTGGAAGAGAATATCGAGCAAAACCAATCTATCGAGACAGCGATAATGATACTGTATTAAGAATTTACAAAGATTCTGGATTTTGGGTAGACTTCAAAGAGAATATTAGTGGAGATTTCAACTCTTTAGTCAAGATGAGTTTGAAACTTGAAACAGAAGAGCAAGCTAAAATTTGGTTAAAAAATAATAATTTTCAACATATAGTAAATAAAGATGAAAAACCTAAAATTAAAGAAAAGAAAACTTTTGATAAAGATCTTCTTTTAAAATTAAATAAAAACCATGAATATTGGATTAATAGAGGAATCGAAGAAAATGTGTTGAAACAATTTCAAGGCGGAATTGCTAACGCTGGAAAAATGAAAGACAGATATGTATTTCCAATATTTAATAGTAAAAATGAAATTACAGGATTTTCTGGTAGAGATATAACAAATAAAAGTAAAATTAAATGGAAACATTTAGGAGATAAAAGTTCATGGTGTTATCCAATGTTTTTGAATGTAGAAGATATTAAAGAGCGCAAAGAAGTATTTTTAATTGAAAGTATTGGAGATTGTTTAGCTCTTTATCAAGCTGGAATAACCAATACCATTGTTACTTTTGGATTAGAAATAAGTATTTCAATACTTAATTTTTTGCTTAAGATTGATCCGAATAAAATTTATATATCATTTAATAATGATTCAGAAAAAAATAATGCTGGAAATCAAGCTTGCGAAAAAGGAATGAATAAATTATTAAGATATTTTGATGCAAGACAACTTTCTATTAAGCTTCCAACAAAAAAAGATTTTGGAGAGATGAATAAAGAAGAAATTTTACAATGGAAAAACAATCTTTAAAAACATTATCGGCATCAAGAATTAAAACCCTTGAAACTTGTTCTTGGGTTTATTGGCTTAATTATCATGCCAAAGTTCCTCAATCCCAAAATGATGGAGCTTTAAGAGGCACTATTTGCCATACTGTTTTTGAATTACTTTTAAATAAAAGACATTTAAAAAATTATAAAAGAATCATTAAGAAAAATTCAATAGATGGCGATAAAGCTATTGCAAGATTAGTCAAGAAGCTTGCTAAAAAAGTCGAATTAAAAGAAGATAATTACAAACTATTAAATGACATGATATTAGTTGGTCTTAAAAATGACTTCTTTGGAGAAGGAGGAGAAATAGTCAAGCCAGAGTACGAATTTGATATAACAAATGAAGAACCTAAATATCATATTAAGGGTTTTATAGATAAACCTATTAAAATCAAAAAAGAAATGCATATAATTGATTATAAAAGCTCAAAATATAAGTTTAGGGGTGATGACCTTGAAGCTAATATTCAAGCTATGATGTATAGTCTTGCTAGTAAAAAATTATGGCCAAAATTAAAACCAATTGTTAAATTCTTATTTTTAAGATTTCCAAAACAACCAATACAAGAATTAACTTTCGATGATAATCAACTTAAAGGATTTGAGCATTATTTACAACATATAAATGAATATGTTAATAATTTTGATCAAAATTCAGCTCAAGCAAATTTTGCAGCAGATAATGCTAAAAATAAATGGATGTGTCAAGTTGGTGGGTGGAAATGCCCATATAAAAATCCATATGAATATTATGTAAAAATAAATGACAAAGGTGAAATAATTGAAACTAGCTTACAAAATGATTTTAAAAATATTAAAGGATTTAAAATAGAAACAAGAAAATATGAAGGATGTCCAAAATTTAACAATAAATCAGTATCTAAAGATGACGACTTTTTAGATTGACATATTAATATATTATATATATAATAGCCCAATGGAAGTATTACCAGTTTTTAAGTCTCATTATAGTATAGGCAGATCAATTCTTACTTTAGAAGATGAAGATATTTCTGAAAATGATCCAGATTCAATTATTGACATAGCTAAAAAGAATAACATAAAAGATTTATTTTTAATTGAAGATAATATGTCTTCTTTTCTTCAAGCGTATACTAATTCCAAAAAAAATAATATTAATTTAAGATATGGATTAAGATTATCAATTAATGACAATATAGAAGATAAAACAGAAGAATCAAGGAGTAAAACATCAAAAATAGTTATATTTTTTAAAACTAATGAAGGTTATACTAGACTTATTAAAATCTTCACAGAAGCAGCGAAAAATGGATTTTATTATGAACCAAGAATTGATTACAAAACATTAGAAAAAATGTGGTCAGATAATGATTTGATGCTTTGTGTTCCATTTTATGATTCTTTTATTTTCAACAATACTTTAAAAAATTCTATTTGTATTCCAAATTTCAACTTTACTAAACCAGTAATGCTTTTAGAAAATAATTGTCTTCCTTTTAATTCTCTTATAAAAGAAAAAGTAATTAAATATGCCGAGGCAAACAAATTAGAAGTTTTAAATGTTAAAAGTATTTATTATAAAACAAAGAAAGATTTTAAATCTTATCTTACTTTTAGATGCATTAATAATAGAACAACCTTAAATAAGCCAGAACTAAATCATATGAGCAGCGATGAATTTTGTTTTGATTCTTGGAAAGAACAAGTAAATGTTAATTAAAAAATTAACTATTAATGGCACTAAAGCTATCCAAAGAGAAGATCGAGAGGATAGGCTTAGAGATTATAAACAATGGATTTATGATCAACCTAAACTATATGCATCTGATATTGACCAAATTGAATGGGGCTACCAAAATGGCGAAGAAGAACCAGTAGCAGTTCTTGAATTAACGAGAATTGATAGAGAATTTAGACCCTCAGATAAATATTTTGAAGCAATTATTCATAGATTTTTTGTTAGAGATACTCAAGCCAGAAGAATTATAAAAGTTGCAAAAAGATTAGGAGTCGAAGCATATATTGTTGCTTTTTTACAAGATCTTTCTGGATTTTCTATGTATAATCTTTGCAAACAAGATGGATGGAAGCATATTTCTCCACAAGAATATTTAAATTGGCATTATCAAATAAGAGGATTAAATGGATTTATTAAAACAAATACAGATCCATTTTTAGATTAATATGGACGAGCATCTTTTAAGATATAATAAAAATAAGACTTTTGTTTTTATTGATTTAGAAACATTTAATCTTTGCTTAAACTTTTGCCATAATCTTCCTTGGCAAATTGGACTTATTAAAGCTAAAGGTGATTTTAAAGTTGATAGTAAAAATTTTTATATTAAATGGGATACAGACTTAAAAATAAGCGATGATGCAGCTAGAATTACAAGATATGATCATAAAAGAGTTCAAAAAGAAGGTTTGAATATCAAAGACGCTTTTCCAACAATTAAAGATTGGTTAGATCACGCTGATTATATAGTTGGTCATAATATTTTAGGTTTCGATATTTATTTGATAAAAGAGCTTTATAAAATAATGGGATGCCATTATGAACATTTATCTAAAAAAATAATTGATACAAATTGTATTGCTAGAGGTATTAAATATGGAACTCCATATAAATCTGACATGAATTTATTAGAATATCAATATAAAATTTATCATACTAAAAAGAAAAATATAAAAAGCTCATTGACAGCTTTAGGAAAAGAGAATAATATAGATCATGATTACGAAAAACTCCATGATGCTATTAATGATCTTGACTTAAACTTAAAAGTATGGAATAAATTGAAATGGCAAGTAGAGGTATAATATGGCATCATTAGACGATGTATACGACATGACGCAAAAATTAGAAGATAATAACATCGAATATCTTTTAATTACAATCACTAAAGGTAAAAAACAAGGTAAAGCTGATGTATTTTATTATCTTAAAAATGCAGAATCTATGAGAGTTCTAGCTAAAGGTTTAGAAGCATTTAATCAAGAAATAGATAATATAGAAAGAGACGAAAACTCAGATGATGAATCTTAATGATTTTACAAAAAATTTTGCTGAAATTGATCTTCCTTTGCATGGAGTAAGATTGCCAGAATTTAGTATAGATAATCTATATAAACATAAAGTAGAAATCAGTGAAGATTCGTCAAACTATGATTTCTTGAGAGCTTTATCTTTAAAAGGTTTTAAAGATTTAAATATTAAAAAAGATTCACCAGAATATAAGAAATATATTGATAGAGCTAAATATGAATTAGATACTTTAAAGGAACTAGGATTTATTGATTATATATTATTAGTTTGGGATGTTATTAATTATTGTAAAGAACATGATATTCCAGTTGGTCTTGGTAGAGGGTCAGCGGCAGGATCATTAATTTTATATCTAATTGGAGTAACTAGAATTGATCCAGTTAGATACAACCTTTATTTTGAAAGATTTATATCCAAGATTCGAGCTAAAAAGCAGGTTGTTGATGGAATAACCTATTTAGATGGTAGTTTGATGTGTGACGTTGATTTGGATATTTGTTATTACAATAGACCTAAAGTATTACAATATTTAGAAGAAAAATTTAAAGGTAAAACTAGTAAAATTTTAACATTAAATACTCTTAGCGGAAAACTATTAATTAAAGAATGTGGCAAAATTATTGATGAAAAATCTGAACAGGAAATGACTGAAATATCATCTCTAATTCCTAAAGTATTCGGTCAAGTAAAAGATATTTCAATTGCTTACGAAGAAGTGCCAAAATTCAAAGATTGGTGTGATGCAAATAAAGAAATCTATCAAATAGCTTTAAAATTAAGAAATCTTATTAAGAATAAAGGAGTACATCCATCTGGAGTATTACTATCTTATGATTATTTAGAGAACGCTTGCCCAACAGAATTGTCAAGCGATAAAGAGGCTGTTTCTAGCTTTGACATGAGTTGGGTAAGTTTATTTAATATCAAACTTGATATTCTAGGTTTGAGAAGTGTTTCAGTTGTAGATGATGTTTGTAAAAGCATTGATAGAAAAGTTACGGATATTGATTTGAATGATGAATCAATATATAGAAATCTTCAAGATTTAAGATCACCACACGGGTTATTTCAAATTGAAGCAGATACAAATTTTAGAGTATGTCAAAAAGTTAAACCTAAAAATCTAGAAGAACTGAGTGGAGTTTTAGCACTTGCAAGACCTGGAGCATTACAATTTGTAGATAAATATGCTGCTCATACAAACTTTCAACAATCCGAAAGTATTCACCCATTTTTTGATGATATTCTAAAAGATACTGGTGGGGTTGCATTGTATCAAGAGCAATTAATGCAAATGGCTCATAAAATTGGTTTTACATTAGACGAAGCAGAAATTTTGAGAAGAATCGTTGGAAAAAAGAAAACTGAAGAAATTAAAGAATGGCAATCAAAAATTAAGCAAAAAATAAAAACTAATAAACTTGCAAAAGAAGTAGGAGACATCCTTTGGAAGATCATGGAAGATTCTGCTAATTATTCATTTAATAAATCTCATTCACTAGCTTATGCAGCTTTAGCAGCAGTTACAGTCTACTTAAAATTTAATTATCCTCAACAATTCTTTTTGTCTTTATTGAAGATGACTCGTCATGAACCAGATCCAATTGGAGAAATTTCTAAGATTCAAAAAGAAATGGCATCTTTTGGAATCAAACTTTTAAGACCACATGTTATTAAATCTGAAATGGACTTCTCAATTGAAGGCCAAGATATTAGATTTGGTTTACTTTCTGTAAAAGGAATTTCTGATAAATCAATTGAAAAGTTAAATAGTTTTCGAAATAAATATTCAAATAAGTTTGAAATTTTTCAAGCAGCAGAAGAAGCAGATTTAAATATAGGAGTACTATGCTCTTTGATTCAAGCTGGAGCATTAACTGGATTTAAACAAAGTAGAAGCAAAATCGTATTAGAGGCTCAACTTTGGAATATTTTAACCACTAAAGAAAAAAGATATGTTATTTCATTTGCTGAAAAGTTTGATCATGATTTGATTAAGATTATTAAACATTTAAATACTTTTACAGATGAAAAAAATAAAGTAATTATTAAAGGTTCTAGATTAGAAACAATCAAAAGTAAATACGAGCCTTATCTTAAAATTTATAATCAAAATAGTAAAAGCGAAAGTTTCGCTAATTGGTATTATGAGAAAAGACTTCTTGGTTATACTTATGAAAAATCATTAAAAGATATCTTTATAGAAAAGAAAGAAGATTTAATGACTATTAGCGAAATTCTAGATTTACCAGTTAATTCTAAAGTCGCATTTGTTGCGGAAATCATGGATAGTTATTCTGGCACTTCTAAAAATGAAAAGAAAACTAGATTTTTAAGATTAAATACTGGTGATGAAACTGGTAATATTAATGTTTTATTATTTAATGATAAAATAGATAATAATAAAACTTTGAATAAAGATAAGAATTTTGAAGAAAAAAATATTGTTATATTTAAAGGAATTAAAAAAGAAGATTGTATATTTGCAGATATTGCAGCAATTCAAGATCATCAAATTTATATGAAATTAAGTGAACTTAAGAGAAGTTCTTGATATAAAATATTTGACATTCATTAATAACTATGGTATTATCTCAATATGATATCATTTTATAAACCTAATAGTAAAAATACAGGAACTGCCTGTAGTTTCACAGTAAACTCAAAAGATGCTTCAATTTGGGGGTCTTTAATTAAACAAAGCTCATGGAATGAAGCTAAGAAAATTGGTTCTTTTTCAAGCAACCAAAATAATCCTAATAAAAGTGTTAAAGTTAAATTTTCTTTAACAGAAGCAGCTGGTATTCTAGATGCAATTGAAAGAAATGCCGAATTTTCTGCATATCATACTTCTGACAAACAAACTACCAGAATTAAATTTTGCCCATACATTCGAGAAGATAAACAAGTTGGATTCTCATATTCCGTAAATAAAGAAGATAAACAAAATAGCGAAAATAAACAATCATATCTAATTGGTTTTTATTTTAATGAAGCTAGACTTATTAAAGAATTTTTATCTTATGCTTTGAATTCAGTATTTGAAGCTCAAAGAATTGAAACAATTAAAAATCTAAAAAATTCTAAAAAAGAACAACCAGAAACTCCAACTACAGAAAGCTCTGATAATCAAGAAGATAGCGAACTTTGGTAGTTGAATGAAGAAAAAGAAACTATTATATCAATCTGATTTTAGTTTAGCCAAGACAGGCTTTGGAAGAGCAGCCAAAGCTCTTCTCTCTTATCTATATAAAACTGGTAAATATGATATAACTCACTATTCTTGTGGTTTACCTTACGTTCATCCAGAATTCGAAAGAACTCCATGGAAAACTGTTGGATCATTACCAAATAATCCTCAAGAACTTCAAGAATTAAATAAAGATCCTAATGTAGCTAGACTAGCTAGTTATGGCGCACATTATTTAGACAAAGTTATTCAAGAAGAAAAACCAGACGTATATATTGCAGTTCAAGATATTTGGGGTATAGATTTTGCTGTAGAAAAAAAATGGTTTAATAAAATAACTTCTGTATTGTGGACGACACTAGATTCATTACCTATTTTGCCAGCTGCTCTTACAAAAGCTAATAAAATTAAAAATTATTGGATTTGGAGTAATTTTGCTACAAAAGCAATGCATGAACTTGGTCATACTCATGTTAAAACTATGCATGGACCAATTGAAACTAAAAACTTTTATAGATTAGAAAATTCCAAAAGAGAAGAACTCAGAAAAAAATTTAATATTCCATTAGATGCATTTATAGTAGGATTCGTTTTTAGAAATCAATTAAGGAAAAGCGTTCCTAATCTTTTAGAAGGATATGCTCTTTGGAAGAAATCTAATCCTCAAATCAAAAATACTTATTTACTTCTTCATACTCATTGGGGAGAAGGATGGAATATTCATAGGTTAGCTCAAGAATATGGAATTAATCCAAATGAAATTTTAACAACTTATGTTTGCAGAAATTGTGGAAATTACGAAGTAAAACCATTTCATGGATCAGAAGTAGATTGCAGATTCTGCAACACTCAAAAATCTCAAATTACTACTAATGTTAGTTTAGGAGTTACAGAAGATCAATTAAATGAAGTATACAATTTAATGGATGTTTATTGTCATCCTTTTACAAGTGGTGGACAAGAAATCCCAATTCAAGAAGCAAAACTTACCGAACTTATTACTTTAGTAACAAATTATTCTTGTGGAGAGGAAATGTGTGAACCAGAAGCAGGATCATTTGAATTAGATTGGTCCGAATATAGAGAGCATGGAACAGAATTTAAAAAAGCATCTACTAAACCATCTTCAATAGCGAAACAATTAAATAAAGTTTATAATATGCCAGTTCAAAAAAGAAGAGAAATGGGTAGAAAAGCTAGAGAATGGACTATAGATAATTTTTCGGTAGAAGTAATTGGTAAAATGATAGAAGATTTTATTGATAATGCTCCAGAATCAAATTATGATTTCTCTACAAAAGAAGAAGAAAAAGACCCATATTTTAAAATACCAGATATAGAAAATGATTCTGAATGGATTATTTCTTTATATAAAAATATTTTAAAAATGAAAGAAATTAATCAAAATGATGAAGGATATAAATATTGGATGCAGGAGATATCAAAAGGCGCAAAACGAATTGATATAGAAAATTATTTTAGAAAGATTGCTCAACAAGAAAATCAAAAAAATAAACAAATTAGTTTTGAAGAATTATTAGGAGAAGGTTCTCCAGAAGATAGGATTTTATATGTAATGCCAGATTCTATTGGAGATATATTTTTATCCACAAGTTTATTTAAATCTATTAAAAAACAATATCCAAATAAAAAATTATATGTTGCTACAAATCCACAGAATTTTTCAGTTTTGGATGGAAATCCTTATGTACATAAAGTAATTCAATATATTCCACAAATGGATCAATTAATGTGGTTGGAAGGAATTGGAGACCATAAAGGATTTTTTGAAATAGCATTTCTTCCACATGCATTAACTCAAAGGATTTTAACTTATGTACATAATGGTAAAACTAATATAGAAATGGAGATTAAAAACTAATGCATCTAATAGAAGCTTACGCCTTATCTTGTGGAGTTAAAATAGATAAACCATTTATTTTAGAATCATTTTTTCCACTACCTTTTGAAAAATATATATCTTTTCAACCTTTTAGTAAGCCATCTAAAAATTATGATTATTGGCAAGAAGTAATTAATTTAATTCTGCCTCATTTAATTGAAAATAATATTAATATAGTTCAAATAGGTGCAGATAAAGAGCCCATTTTACAAAATTGTTATAGTGTAGTTGGCCAAACAGATATTAAACAAGCTGCTTATATTATTAAAAATTCATTACTTCATCTAGGAGCAGACAGTTTTGGTGCGCATATTGCGTCTGGATATGGTAAAAAAATAGTAGCATTATATAGTAATAATAATATAAATAATGTAAAACCTTATTGGTCAAAAGAAGAAGATATAATCTTATTAGAACCAAAAAGAAATAACAAACCAAATTATTCATTTGATGAAAATCCAAAAAGTATAAATAGTATTAAACCAGAAGAAATCGCTAAATCTATTTTAAAACTACTTGGTATAGATAATAATTTTGAAATAATGCAAACTATTTATACTGGAAAATTATATAACAATAAAATTTTTCACATTGTTCCTAACCATATAGTAGAAAGGAATGCTACGATTAATCATTGTGTAGTTAGAATGGATTTAGATTTTAATGAAGAAAATCTAAATCAACAATTAAAACTGATGCCATGTATTATTGCTTCTAATAGACCAATAAATTTAAATATTTTAAAAGAAAATAAACAAAATATTTTAGGCATAAATTACTTTATAGAAGATGAGACTAGTATCAATTTTATTAGAGATATTAAAAATTTAAGTATTAAATATCAATTATATTCTTATTTACCTAAAGAAAAAATAAATGATTATAAATTAACTTATATTGATTATGGCATTATAATTAATATTTCATTAAAGCATTCAGAAATTGAAAATAATATAAAACAATACATGGATAAAAAAATATTTTATAAATCAAATAATTTGATATTGAGTAGAGGTGAAGTATTTTTAAGTGAAAAAGCCTTTTTTGATAATAAACCAGTTAAAAATATTAATGAAAATATTCAAGAATTTTACGATATTAATATATTAAATGAAAATCCAGAAAAATTTTATATATTCACAATGGACTTGACAAAAGGATAAATATCGATTATCATCATAAAATGAGTCCAAAAATTAAAGATAATGAAAATACCACTACTATTGGTAGTTCTGAATTAATTAACATAGATGTTCTATCTACAAATCCCCAACCAGTACTTCAAGTTATTCCTCCAAATCTTATTACTAGAAATCAATATGGATTAATTGATGATAAAAATCTTAATTATGTATTCAATGATGATGGAACAATTAATTGGCGTAAAATGGTAAAAACAGAATATTTAGTACCAAATAGACAAAAGACTCAAGAAACCGATGTTTCTAAACTAGAAGATAAAGACTTACTTATTCTTTTAGGTGGTATTAAAGAACTTGCTCAAATTCGTGGCTATACAAGCGTTGAATATAAAGTAGTAGCAGCAAGCGAAAATTATTTCGCAACAAGCTGTCGTATAACTTGGATTCCAAATTATGAAACTGGTGGTCGCGAAATTGTATTTGAATCTCTTGCAGATGCAACAAGTAGTAATACTAAATCTTTTGCTAGATTCTTTTTAGCTGCAATTGCTGAAAATAGAGCTTTTGTAAGATGTGTTCGTAATTTTTTAAAGATTAATATTGTATCTCAAGAAGAACTTGGAGATGCTAAATTATTAGATGATGGATCTACTTCCCAAGAGAATCCAACTTCTCCACTTACTCTATTGGAGAAAATAATGAAACAAAAAAGTATTTCATTTGAAACTTTAAAAAATAAACTAATCAAAGAAAATTTTGATAATGTAGAAAATATAAATTCTTTAAATGATATTCCTAAAGCTAAAATTTTTGAATTGATTGAAAGAATTAAAAAAATTAAATAAAATAATTAACATCTATCTTTAATAGATTGATATGATTTGTAATTAGTTTTTTTACCATCAGAATAACTTGCTCCTATATTAAAGGCCTGATCTTTAGTTATATAATCACAAGTTCCATAAGCATTAGGCGTTATCCCTAATGTCACTAGTTTTGTTAAAGCATATAAAGCTTGATCGTCACTTATGTTTACTGTCGAAAAACATGAAATTGGTGCACCAAAAACATTAAGTCCACCTCCAAAATCAATTCCACTATGTCTTATATCTAACAAAGTACTAAAAATTGGAGAATCTATAATTATTTTAGGATAATATAAAAAAGTTTTTTTAGATCTACAAATATAAGGACCAAATATAGATTTTTCTTTTTGAGGATTTGGATATCCTTTTTGCGATGTAGAAATTTTTACTGGTATATAATCTAAAAAATCTATATATAAATTTAAATTATTTGGTCCTCCAAATGTACCAAAAAATCCTTTTGCACTTATATTATTTTTCATATTTTCTAAAATATTTTTTTCTGTTGCTTTTGATTTATTTATAAAACTATCACCTTGATATTTTTGTGAAATTTTATCAAGTTTTGAATCTTTAATTTCTTTATTACCAATTAAATTTGCTATAAAATTTTCTGCATTTTCTTTTGAATATCTAAATGGATTGTAAGAAAAACCAGATCCAGCATTTAATTGGTATTTACTAAGTAAAGTATCATAACTTGATTGGCCCATTATTTTTTTAAATGCTGATTCACTTGATAAATTTATGAATTTACCTTTTTGGATTTTTTCTTTTTGTTCGTCTACAAATGGATATTTTCTATTTATTACTTGTTTTAAAGTATTAGTTTCATAAGTATAAAAATCAGATATACCAATTTTAGGTAACTGTAATTTAACACTAGAAGTCAATTCTGCGATTAATATACTTTGTATATAAATTCCCACAGATTGAGAAACTGTAAAACCAAGAATGCTGCTATATCCACCTAGAAGTAAAGCTATAGTTAATGGGTCTACAGCTGGAGCTATAGAACCAATATTTAAATCTAATCCATAAGAATTATAAAATAAATCATTCATTTGAGATTCAATAAATCCGATTGGTCGCATTGTACCAAGTCCATAATACCCTTTATTAAATCTTGTTTTTCTTTCATCTTCTAGTGCTTTTTTAACTGCTGGTTTTAAATTTTTATCATTCTGCAACATAGAAGTCGCTCCATTATTGAAAAAAATATAATGTTGATTTATTGGAATGACACCCAAATGACTAACTTTGTTTAAAACAAGTTTGGTATTTTCCATACCATAAGTATTATTCCAATTTGCTGAAGCTAATTGATTCATTTTAATTAAACATTAGAACTACTATAATAAAAGAAAGGATTCATAAATGGAATTCCATAAGCTACAGGATTTCCATCATAATTAAAAGTTGTCATCATTATATTATAATCAATTACTTGTATTAATTTATTTACTTCTTTAACTTCGGTTCCACCAGCTGTTATAGGAATAGTCTGCCCATTTTGAGATGTATCATTTGTTAAATAAGCTATTGGAAAATATGCAGCAGTTTGTCTTCTATATGTTATATTATCTTTTAAATTACCATTTTGATCAAACTCTATTCCAGGATTATATTGAAAAGGCTCAGGATATCCACTCCATGGATTATCTAATTTTCCAATTTTTATTGACGCCCCTGTTGCGTAAAGATTTGGTCCAATTCCAACTTCAAGATATAAAATTTGATTTGATTCTTTTACTTCAAATTCTTGGCCTAATCCATTTATAACGTGACCACTAATATTTCCTTCCATACCTTGAATTACAGATTTAGTTGAATCATCCATAAACCCAGTATATACCATCATATCTTTTAAATTAAAAGATCTATATATAACAGATCTTGGTTCAACGGTAAGATATATTTTTTTATCTTTTTGAATATAAGATACTTCAAATGGAATATAACTTGCTTGTTTTGCTGCTGATGTTTTAAATACTGGTGTTGCCATTTTAAACTCCTGTTAAATTTATAATGATTTGCTGTTCATTATTTAAAGTTACTTTTAGTTGAGCAATATCATCATATATTTTATTATTTATATTAGTATATTTTACATCTATATTATAAAAATTTGTCGAAGTATCATCTATATAATTAGTTGTATATTTTATTCCAGTACTACTAGTAAGTCCGCTATATAAATTTAAATATATCGTAGATACAGGATTATCAGATGCATATAAATTCCATGTATTAAGAAATGTTTTATATCCTAAAGTTCCAGTCATATTTCCAGTGATATAATTAGAATAATTTTTACTCATTAATCCAGTAGCTAATACAACCCCATAGACATGAGTTTCAAATATTCCAGTTGAATTTAATGGCTCATAAAGTGAAATTCCACTTACTAAATAATTTCCAGTTTCAAGAGTTGGAGTATTAATTGACCCAAAAGTTTGTATAGAAATTAGATTTCCACTCTCTCCAGAAATAGCAGAAGTTAATTTTAATTTTGATCCAATTATCTCTGAATATACTCCATAAGATCCATTACCAGAATTTATAATATTATTAAGAGTAGTTATAGAATCAAAATAAAGTGGAGGATTAAATAATGATCCAGTGGCATATGTAAACGTACTTAATCTAGCATTAATTGGGTCATCTATTGTTATAAAATCAAAAAATTCTGGATTATTATAATTTATATAATTATAAGCATTTGAAAATCCAGTAGTATAAGCTTGCAAAGCATTAACGCCAGAACCAGTAACAATTTCATTAAATATATAAATTCCGCTATTTATTTCTAAAACTTTTCCAGTCAATACTCCAGTCAATACTGCATAACCAGTTAAATTTTTTCTTGGTAATTTGACTTTTTGAATATTTCCACTACTTATTATCGTTCTTATTTCATCAACATATCCAATTCCATCATTCATAGCTTTATTTAAAACAAAAGTTCCTGGAAAATCAGAAATATTATTAGCTATAGGATTAACGATATTAAAATTATTGTACCAATATTGATTTCCAAATGTTGTATAATAATAATCTTTAACAAAAGCTACAGTGTAAGTATTTTCATCATAAAAATTATCTCTTAATTTTACGATACCAGAATATATTCCATCATAAGAATTAGATCTATATGCAATTGGTGAGTTTATTGTACTAGATACAGGTTGTAACACAACTTCTAATGGATTTATATTATTTCTATTTAGATAACCAGTTAAAACACCAGATAAAGGATATTTAACATTATCAGAAGAATTTATAGTTAAATTTTCATTGATTGGGATTACTTCTCTACCATATGCATCATAAAAAGTTTGTCCATTGACAAAAATTCCAGTATGGTATCCACTTGCATTATAAGATCCAGAAGAATTTGTAAAACCAATATCTATAAATTCTGCAATTCCAGTTATTTTTGCGTAAAGATCACCAGAATAATTAGAATAATATAAAGTATCTACTCCAGTTAAAATTAAAGATTCTTGATTAGGTATATTAAAATCATAATTTGCAAACAAAGTAATATTTTTTACCTTAATCTTATTAATAGGAAATGTTACAAAAGAATTCTTATTATTATTAAGTTCTTTTAGCGTATCTGGATCAATAGGAGCGCTCCTAAATCCTGTCATAAATATTCTTGCGTATTTAGCCATTTTCCTTATACCTTCATATATATTACACTATATATTCGATTAAATTTTTGTATATATTAATATTTATATTCTTAATATTAAATAAAACTTTTTGTTGGATATCATAATCATTTTTAGTTTTAGCTAAATGAATATAAAAATTGTTTTTTTCATTTATATTTTTTATAATATATTTAGAATTCAAATTATGATATTCTGCATAAAATTTAAGAAATAATTGTTCAGGAATAACAGGCATACAAAAAGAATATTTTATATTTTTTAAATATTTCATATCATATTTTTTTCTTAAAAACTCATATATTAAAATAGATTTTTCAGCATAATCTTTAGCTATTTTTGGATCTTTAAAACCTAAAATACCACAATTATAAGATTTTTCATTTTCTGCGCCAAATCTTAATTCATTATTTAAAAAAAGTTTATCAATTAAAAAATCCCATTCTGGTATTATTTTTAAAGGAATAATATCTTTGAAAACATACATTAATTTTATATACCATTTATTTTCTTTCAATATTTCTTGATTTTGATAAATTAAATCATTTTTTATTAAATTTTTAGTTACATCTTCCAATAAAAAAGTATCTAAATCTATAATTATTTGTTTTTTTTCATTTTTTAAAACTTGCATTTTACAGCAACTCCAATAATAATCATAATAATGATTATGCTCTATTTCGTTAAAAGAATCATAATTTAGTCCAATATTTTTACAAATATTTATATATTCTTTTGTTGAATAAAGATTAATTTTAAAATCTTGTTTTTTTAAACAAAGAAAAGATAAAACTTGGGGTATTAAATATTTTTGATTATTTGATAATGGTAAAAAAGTATGAGTAAACTCCATTATTCGTTTATTTCTTTAATTTTATTAATAGTTTCTTGTATTTTTATATCTTTTAAATTTTGCAAATTTAAATGATCCATATTTTGAATATCTTCTATTGGAATATCTAATAGTGAACTTAATAAGTCTAAATTAACAACTGCTGAAACGCTATATGGATCACTACTACTACTACTGCTGCTTGGACAATCTTTAATATTATATACATAATATTCATAATGAAAATTTCTGGGATATGGTCTAGTGACTATGCAGGGACAATCAACTGTTTTAGTACCAAGTGCTTGACATGGACCAAGTTCTGGAGTCCCTTCTGAATAATGTGGTGGACATTGACTTGGATCTTCAACTATTGCAGAACATGGAGGTTCGATTGGATCGAATATATGAATATTCGTACACGAACCAAGAGTTTGATCACGACATGGTGGATTCCAATTGCAAGCCCAAGTTGTTGATTTTCTGCAAACACCCTCATCTGGTACTGGTTCTGATGGTTGAGGTCTACATTCTGCGCATCTTTTGTCTCTATTACAAACAAGATAACAGAAACAACAACCATTCCTACATCTAGGATCAGGATGCCATTCACAATCATCACAACATTGTTCATTTTGCCTACAAACATCACATGGAACTTTTCCACCAGGACAAGTATTACAATCAGGTGGTGGTGCGCTAGGTGGTGGTGGTGGAGGAGAAGGAGGAGGTGGAGGAGGTGAAGGAGAAGGACTTGGCGAAGGAGAAGGACTTGGCGAAGGAGAAGGACTTGGAGAAGGAGAAGGACTAGGTCCAGGAATCGATGAAGAACTAGATGAAGAACTAGATGAAGAAGGAGGTGGAGGAGGTGGTGGAGGTGGTGGAGGAGGTGGTGGCGGTGGCGGGGGAGCTGGAGAAGGGGAGGGACCTGGAGATGATGATGAAGAACTACCTGAAGAAGAAGAAGAAGAAGAAGAACTGCCTGAAGAAGAGCTACTTGATGAAGAAGATTTATCGCAACTCCAACATGGAATTCCAATTCCAAGATTAATTTTATTTAAAGTATAACCCAATGGACATGTTACTTCTATTGAAAAAAATCCAAAATCTTCACATTTTAAACTTGATGAAGATGATGAAGATAATGGATCACATTTATAACAATTTAAATCGTTGATTCTTATAGGAGTAATTTGAAAATTAGTTCCACAATTAATATTTGGATCAGAAGAATAAAAATAATCTTCACAGGTTGGTTTAACTGGTAAATCCCAAACGTATATATTAATGAAACTAGTTGAAACTCTATTTTCTCTATCATAAAAATAAATATATTGAGGATGCCAGCCTAATTGAGGAATATATCCTGTTATACGATTATCCTTAGTTAATCCAAGAGTATTATGAGATAATATACTATTTGTATATATAAAATCCCCAAAACTTTGTACTTGATAATCTATATAATAATTAGAATAAGTACTTATTACATCATTTTTACTATATAGAATATCATCTAAACTTTTCATTAATATATTATATTGTTTTTATGTCATTATGTTTAAGATAAATAATCATAATATCCTATTCTAAATCTATTAATTTCTTCGGTTATTATTTGTGTATCAGCTTTTTTCTCTGTTTCTGGTTCTCCACTAGCTACCCCAGTTCCACCACCATCAAGACCACTTGGTATTGGATCACAAGAAAAATTAAATACTTGATAATCTATAAAACCAGTTCCACAAACTATTCCACTACCAGTAGGATTTCGAAGACACATTGTTGTTCCAGTTCCAGATTTTAAATTTCCACTAGATAATTGATTTAATAGATCTTCTAAATTTTCTTCTTTTTCTACTTTTTTATTTTCTAATTCAGATGAAATTGGTATTTCTCTTGTTGCAGTATATTTTACATTTTCAAGTGAGTCATATGGGATATTTGTTGGTGCACTTGAATTTGGACTTTTAATATAAGTATTAATCGGTTGTAAATTTTGAGAGTTTGTAATTCCTGTCCAATTTATATAATCATCTGAAATCTCAAGTTTAATAATTTTAGGCACAAGATAATTGTAAAATTGTAATCTAGATTCTAAATTTAATTTTATGTCATGACTACCAAATTTTCCACTTCTTAATGAAATTAAATTAATAATACTGTTTCCGCTTTCATCAAATCCACCATCTATTCCAGTTAATAATGGTCCATATTCATATTGTATATTTTTATTATATTTTAATGGTTTCCAACTATATAAACCAGAAGATGCAAATTTATAATTAATATTATCAATTAAATCTTGTTTTGTTCTAAAATAATTATATCCAGTTATTTTTGTAGAATAAATAAATTCTGTAGTATATTCTTTCACAGGTGGTCTAACGCCATACAATGATGTAATTACTTTTTCATAATCAAATGGATATTGTTTAAATATTATTTTATCTCCATCATAAAAACTATTCACAGCAATTTGACCAGAATAATAATTAAAATTATATTTTAATTTAACATTTAATGGGTTTAAATCATCTAAGAAAAATACTCCAGAATAAATTGAATCTCCACTATTAGGAGTTGGAGGAAGGCTTAAATTAAAATTAATTGCTCCAACTAAATCTTGTCCACAATTATCTTTACAATAACAACACAAAGTATTTAAATTTTCATCTATTGCAACTCTATATGTATTTACGCTTGGAGATGGATAGAAATTTAAGTATTCAGAAAAAATAACTGGTGGTAAATATTTTTTTGGTATATCTATATAAGTCTCATTGGCCTTTAGTCTTTTTTGAGCTTCTTGACAAATTGTGCAAAATGCAGTACTACATGCCGCAGCTTTACCTTTAACAACAGTAATCGTTGGAATACAAATACTTGAATATTTTCCACTTATTTCTTTATAAAATAAAGATGGACTATCTACTGTACCACTAAGAGATCTTTCAAAATCAATATTAAATGCTAAAGGATTTTCATTATTTAAATTATTAAATCCAGATCCAGAAATCAATTCTTTTGGACCCATTTCATATGTTGCCCAAATTTTATCTTGATTTTCTATATAAATTTCTTTTAATTTTTCTCCTGTTATAAAATTAACTTCTAAAGAAAGTAAATGAATATTTTGATTTTTGCCATTTAAACTATTCTCTGTATATAAGAAATCATTTTCATTTCCAGAAAGTATAGTTGTATAAATTCCAGGTTCTAGGAAATATAAAAATCCAGTCTGTGTACCAGTTATATAATTTCCATTTTGTAAATATTTATTATTACTATTAAATATTGAAAAGTTATATTCACCTAAATTATAAGTTAAATTATCATTTATACTTTTGTATTGAAACAAACATGGAAGAGCTATATTTTTATTATTAGACAATAATGGTGGATCAATTATAACTTTATTTTTTATAAATTTATATTTATCATTGATAGAAGAACTTGTGTTAGCGTAATACGAACTATCATAATTTATAAAATTATCTACTTTAAAGTTTTGTAATATTCTTTTTTGAGAAAGATATTCGTTAATATTATCTATAATTCCAATTGGTTTTGTTTGATCTAAAATTTCTATATTCAATATAGTAGGATTTTTTGGTATATTTTGAAAATATCCTGTTCGTAAAATAACAGAATTTAATTCAATATCGCAATCTTCTATATTATCTTCCTCAAAACCATAAAGATTAAGATCTAATAAAAGAATATGCTGTTCTCCACTTGGTGGTAAAAATTGTTGATAATAAGTATCAATTGAATTTTGTCTATATGTCTTAGGTTTATAATTAATATAATTATTTTTATCAAATGCAATTTCTGTATCAACTTTTGGTAAACCAAATAAACCAGTATTATATTCATAAGGTTCTTTTCCAAGAAATAATCCAGTATAAATTTCTCCTAAATATCCTCTCAATGGTATGAAAGAAATATCATTTAATATATTATAACCATTTAAATTAACATAAGCAGCACCAGAAACAGGAAGATTAATATATTTTTCTATATATTGATTTCTATTAAGTTGACCAGTTATATAATTAAATATTCCTGTATCAAAAAATGGCTTTAATCTTTTATTAGTTGTTTGTATTCCATTCAGTAAAAATAAACTAGTATTAAATTCAAATTTACTTTGATCATTTTCTTCTGAAAAAAAAGATATTTGTCCGTAACTATTATCACCCCATCCTGTTATAGTACCATTTTTTAACAAAACTACACTGAAATTACCTCCAGCGCTAATTCCACTAGCATTATTTCCTATATTTTCTGGAACATTAATTTGCCCAGTATGATTATATCCCCATCCAGTGACTCTTCCATTATTTAATAAAGCTAATGAATGATAAATGCCAGCGCTTATTCCAGTAGCATCATTTCCTATACCAGAAGGAATAGTAATTTGGCCAAGGGTATTATCTCCCCATCCAGTAACTCTTCCATCGTTTAATAATGCTAGACTAAAATTACCTCCAGCACTTACATCAACAGCATTATTTCCTATATCTATCGGAACATTAGTTTGATTAAAAGTATTATCTCCCCAAGCAACAATACTGCCATCATTTAATAATGCAAGAGAATGCCTATATCCAGCACTTATTTTTGTAGCATTATTAATTATGCTAATTGGAATATCAATTTGTCCAGAATTATTATATCCAAATCCAGTAACATTTCCATTATTTAATATAATTAAAGAATGTCCATATCCAGCATCTATTTTAATTCCACTTGTATTTGTTGGTATATTTATTTGACCATAATCACTGAATCCCCATCCAGTAACTGTTCCATTTTTTAATAATCCAAGATTATGATTAAATCCAGCAGAAATTCCAGTTACTTGAACTAATTTTAATGCATCATATATTTGATTATAAGTGTCATCTCCCCATCCAGTTATCTTATTAGTATTTAATAATGCTAATGTATGACGAAGTCCTGCACTTATTGATTTTACATTAGTTATCATTATATTTTCCTTTGTATAGTATATGAAGTATCAGTATAAAAACTTTTTTCATATTTTATATTAGATATTTTATCAAAAGATATAAAATCATTAGTTTTTATATCTCCACTAGTTATAGTCAATAATGGATTACTAAAATTATTATTTATAATTTTTAATGGATTATAATAAATTTCTAAAACTCCACTATAAATATTTCCTTCGCCAGTAGTTAAATTTATTTTTTCGACACAGCCTTCACAACCAGAAAGTTGATATCCATGTTGATAATAACTTTTAAGATTTGAATCAAAATTATCTAAACTTCCAGAGTCTTGAAATGAAAGATCTCCAATTAAATAGTACAGAGTATGAAGATTAGACCAATCATTTGAATAGATTGGATTTTTTGTATATCTTAATTCATTTCCAAAATAATTTAATATAAAATTTGAATCAATTAAAGCTCCATTACCACCTGTTGATTTGATTAAATTAATAGTTAAAGTATCTTTTCTTCTATATAAAGAAGAACTGAATGAAGTATTATTACCTGGAGTAGATATTATTCCATAAATTCCAGTAGTTAATAATGCATAAGAATTTCCCGTTGGTAAAAATTTTCCATCTAAAAGATTATCTGGAAGATAATATTTATTTCCATCATGATATGCGCCAAAGCAAAAAAGTTTTATATTGTGTTTTAAATAATATTCAGTTGAAGTTAATTTAATTGGCGCACCAAAAAATTCTCCACTTTCGTTACCATAATAAAGAGTATTTGTTTCTTTATAAGATTTTGGTATAGAAACAGTAACGTATCTATCAACTCCAGCTGTACCACTTATCGATACATATTTTTCTAATTTTTTGTTACCATATTCATCAATATAAATATTTAATGGATTGCCACTGTTTGAAATTCCTGTTTGAACAAATTGATATGTTTTGCCTTTTTCAAAATAAAGATTTGGCGCTTCAAGATTATTAATATAATAACAATGATAATCTTTTATTATCGCTTCATCTCCAACTTTAATTATAGATGTATTAGTTATTTGAGGATATATAATAGAATTTTCTGGTATTGGATAATCATCTGCATTTATTGAGAAATCATCTTTTATCCATGTATTATTATCCATTACAATTCCACTATAATTTCCTCCAGTTGTACCTTGATAGAATATGGTTATTGATTCATAACTAAAAGCTGCAAATTGATTTGGATCAAATACATAACTAATTTTATTAATTGGCGATGATTTAAATAAATAATATCCATTAGCTGTTTTTAATCCAGTTAAACTAGATCCCAGATCATAATTTACATTAGATATATTTTTATACCCAACATTTACATTATAGATTTTATCTACCATTTTCCTTGTTCCTATTAATAAATTACACTATAAATTAAGATCAGCACAAACAGTGTTTTTTACTAAATTATATAAAGCAAGATGTTCTTCATTAGATAATACTTTAGAAAAAGCCCCTGCAAAACTATAATATCCTTGACTTTTTGTACCATCATTATTTATAAAGTCTGTAGTTCCGTTTATAAAACCACTATGCATATCACATGGATAACCTAAATAACCAGTATAACATAATACTGGCAAGTTAACTCCTCCAGAAGCTGTATTAACCAAATTATATCCATTTTTATAAATATTTAAAGAACCACTTCCAGAATATGAAGCAATTGGTAAATAATTTACATTATAAGAAATCATATCATATTGATTTGTTGTATTTAATATTGGAGAAGAAGTATAACTAATTGATTTATCATTTGGAGGATTCCATTGTCCACCATATTGAATTTCATTACTATAATAATAAGCATTTGGCTGTAACCAAATTGATCTATCACTTCCAGCACGAGAAGATTGTAACCACCAAGCTCCAAAATTTTGTTTATCAGTTTTTGCTAACATTGAAATTGTAAAATTTCCATTGAATAATGGCAAAACTGGATGAGATATTGTTGCTTTTCCACTACTTGACCATACATAATTTCCAACATATCCACTTCTTAAAAATATTCCACTTGATGTCCAAGAAGCTTGTCCACTATTTAATAGTGTTCCATCGTATCCAGTTTTTAATCCATAAATTTTTGTTCCTGCAACTGAATTGTATCCAGAATTTAATAAATAAACATTAATAACATTATTCCATAAATTAAGATTTTTTAATCCAGTTATAAAACTATTTATTTTATTTTGAACTGAAAAGTCAGATATATTACTTCTAATAAAGTATTTTCTAGCATCTTTATCAAAATCAGCTAATCCTAATCTTTCTAATGGATTATATTTAATGAATCCTATATTAATAGGATAATTTACTTTATATATGTATTTTTTATTTGGATTATAACATATTAATTTTAAAGTTTTTTCGCAAATAACATCATTTTCTTTTATTTGAACTTTAACATTATATGTTCCTTCGTCTTGTAAATAGCCTTGGATATATTTTCCATTTGGATTATAATAAATATTATTTGGTAAATTAGATACAGATAGTATTTGTGGATTTCTTACTTTTATTACTTGAAAACTTTTTTGAATAGAGCTTGAATAATAATGATCCGTTTCGGGTTGATAAGCAGTAATAAAACCACTGCCAGTATTATTTATAATTAATTTATTTGAACCAGAAATTGAAATAACTCCAGTATTAGAACTTGTATATTCTATACCAGACTCATTATGATTACTAGTACCATTTAAAGTATAGCTAAAACCAGAATTATTATTAATATTAAAAACTGGAATATTTTCTAGATTTATCTGAGAATAAGCTTTATCTACTGTAAGTGATATTGTACCTGTAGCAGGATATAAAAAAGAAGATTCACTTGCTATTCCAGTAAGAATAGTAGTACCAATTTCAACCGCTGTAATATTATTTTTATTAATTGAAAGTAAATTAGATCCATTATAATATTCTATAACATTTCCTTGATCTGAAAATAAAGGTAATGTTAGATTCTCTTTATATCTTAAAAATAAAGGTGAAGGTAAATTAAAATTTTGTGTTGGATTTGGTAATGAAAAATTTTCTGTTGATAATGGATCTGAAGTTTGATTGTTTTTAAGAACTGTTAGATAACTTACTCCAGTTACTGGATTATAATTAACAGTACCTTGATTTATTCCAGTTATTATAACATTTCCAGTTTTATTTAAAAAAAGTCGAAAACCAGCAATTGATGCGATAGATTGATCACTAGTAGTATATTCTAATGTTTGACCTTCGGGTGTACCTACAGGTAAATCAATTGTTGTATAAGGATATCCAGTTAAATAAGTATTGAAATTACTTGTACTTTGATTAGCTTTATTTATCGTTATAAAAATACCAGTATTTGAATCTGCTGGTTCATAAATATTATTTCCATTTTGTTTAGCATAAATATATCCACTACCTGCATAAGTTATTGTAACATAACCACTACCTGCATAATCGTAAATTAATGGTTTGACAGAATAATAAGAAACTTGAAGTCCAGCATCACTAGTAATTCCTGGATTAAATGGAGCGTCTCCATAAGTTTTATTTAAAGTTATATTTGGTACTATTAAATTTTGCTGTAAACCAGTAATATTTATATTTACAAATGTAGATTTTGGATTATAATTTCCACTTTTGGGAGCAGTAATAATTATATTTGCATTACCACGGTTTCCAACAATATGGACTAACCCATTTTGATCTACTGTTGCCACTCCAGTATTAGTTGTTGAATAAATTAATTGATTATTTGTATCAACTGAAGCATTTAAATTAAAATCTGGACTATAAATACCTGTTGAAAATGCATAACTTGGTATAGAAATGTCTTGGTCGAATAAGCTATAAATAATATTTAATTTTACTATAGTAGGATTAGTATAGCATATATTTGGGCTATCAGGGTTGGATAAAGTTTTTAAAATGCCTCCATGATTTCCTTTTGAATAACCTATTAAACCATAACTGCGTGCACCAGAAGGATTAGACATTTCTACTATATTATTAGTAATATTTAAATGGTTTGGACCAAGATTTAAAATACTATCATCAATAATAAGCCATTGAATTGGTTCATCAGGTATGTAATAAGGAGCAAATCCAGGTCTTTGATATGGTAATTTTCTTTTAAAATGAGTTGGTAATTGATATGTTTCTCCTATTTTTAAACGGATGGAACCCGATTGTCGATATTGAATAGGATATTCTCCAAAAGTTGATGTATAATAACCTGATAAAGGATCATAACCAACATAATCTCTATGATAACCATCAAACCGATACGTATATTGTTCTCCGTCTACAGGAAGAATATTTTTAGTTCTTGAAAGTATAATATTATTAGTAATAAAATCATATTTTATCCCAGTTCTCAATTTATATTCATTTAATGAATCATTTCTTGTAGTATTTTCATTAAAACCATTAGGAAAACCAGTTAATGGATAAAGTTGCCATTCAAGAATTTTTTTATAATCGAAATATTTTTCTCCATCTAAATTAACTACCATTTTTGGTGGTACAAATTTTGAAGGATTAGGAAAATATCTATCTATAAATTGTTGTGGTAACTTTAATATACTAGCTATATTACTATCATTATAACGAAATTTTTTCCCCCAATAGTAAGTACTAAAATAAGAATTTAAATTTGGATGTGTGCGAAGATCATCATCAATTACAAGCCCACTTACATATTTCCATTTATCATAAGCAGAACTATTTCCTGTACGAATATAAGTAGTAATATAATCACCCATAAATCTTTACCCGTTATAAAATCCACTTACGATAGCATTTAAATCTATAAATATTTTATCATTACTACCCGTTGGTAATTTATATTCTAAACCAGTAATAAAAGATGGTAATCCATGACAAGATATATCATTAAATTCAAAATAATCATTACTCATATTTTACCTTTATCCTTTAGTATAGAATCTTTATAGATTCTAACTAATTTACACTAGAATATGATATATTTTAAAGGAAAAATATGGCCCACGAATCACCATCAGCTGCAACAGAAAAATGGCGATATACAAATTTATTAGAAATTGTATGTTTAAAAAATTCTTGAAAAGCTTGATCATTTTTAGGTATTCTAAAAATTTGACCTGAAACAGGAGTTGTTTTATATTCATTTTCTATAGATTCTAAATCTACTTTAATTTGTGGATTTTGCTCTAAGAAATGTAAAACAAAATTTTTTGTACTTTCAAGGTTATCTCTTGCATACATTTGAATTGCTGATCTACAAGAACAATTTGGATTTTTACTATATGTTTCTATTTTGTCTACTATTGATGGAGCAAATTCTTTAAAAGACTTGATAAATAATACATCGTTTCGTATCAACCATAAAACTACTTGATCAAAATAGCTATTAAAAATTGGATTATCTTTCATATATAGTATTATATATAGATATTTTAAAAAGTCTAAAATTAATAATTATTAATATCAATTCCAGAATAATAAGAGTAAGATTTGCCAAATGCATAAGTTTTTAATTCTAAATTTATTAAATTATTCATATGTTTTATATTTTTTAAATTAATACTTTTATAATATGCTCTCCCTAAACTATTAGCATTATAAATATCATTGTATATTTTTATTCCATTACAATATATCTTAAATATATCATATATTGGATTACAATTATTATTTTTTATAGATATATAAATTTGTGCAGAAAATTGATTCAAATTATTAAAATAACCAGTTTTTATCTCAAAATAAGGAACTATTCCACAGCAATCAGAGCATGTATAATATTGATCGCAATAACAATTTGTGCCAGATATATTATATTCATTTATTGCATAATATTCTTGAAATTGATTCCAAGGTCTTTCATATATATAAGCTGCGCCTTTTCTGTATTCGGCATCATATACGCCTATTAAAAGTTTATTATAATTACTATCAACAACAAAATTATTTCCAAAATTTTCACTTGAATAAAAATTTGGATTTTTTATATTTATATTTTCATACCAATTATTTCCATTTTTTCTATAATTATGTATTGTCCCATTATGATTATTTTCTGAAGCAAAAATAAAATTTCCACTTTCATTTATGAATAAACATTTTCCTAAATGATTTGTATTTCCAGTTATTAAATATTCATTTTCCCAAGAAGTATTATTTTTTTTATAAATATAAACTGCGCCAGAATTTGAAAAACTATTTGGTTCACCAGCTAAGATATAATTTCCAGTTTGATTTATATAAAAATTTTCTCCGAAAAGAGAATTATAATGACTACCAGTTAATTTTTGAGATTGAACCCAATTATTATTATCTCCAGTATAAATAAATATTGCGCCAGTATTATTATTCAAAAAAGAACCAATTAAAATTACATCTCCACTATTAATTGCTACTTTAGCGCCATAAAAAGTTCTATATCTATTACCCGAAAGAATCACTCCATCATTTTCAGTAAAAGTGGTCGCAAGATTCCAATTATTTGCATTTCCAGTATATAAATATGCTTTACCACTAGAAGAATTTTCGATATTCGTACCAATTACTATTTTATCTCCTTTTTTATTTAAAGCTATATTATATCCAAAAGATTCTTTACCAGAAATATTTCCACTAATTTCATAAGATTTATTCCAATTTTTACCATCTCCAGTAAAAATATAAACTATTCCATCTAAACGATTTTTTCCTGGTGAACTTACTGCTAATATATTTCCATCATCATTTGATGCAATTGAAAAACCAAAATTTTCATACGCATGTGGATTGTATGAATTAATTTTACATAATTCATTCCAATTCCATTCTGTATCGTATTGTTTATAAACATAAACTATGCCAGTATTATTATAAACAGGCGCGCTTACAAAAACAAGATTTTCATCAGTAACTGCAATACCTTGTCCAAAAAAAATTCCACTTAAAGTTTTATCAAAATTTAATTTATTTGTTTTCATTTATATTTTTAATTTGTTTAATTGTTTCTTCAGTTTTTTCTTCTACTAAATTTTCTAAATTTAGATAATCCATATTTTTGATATCTTGAATTGGTATTTCTAATAATGAACTTAATAAGTCTAAATTAATAACTGCTGAAACAGTATAGCTACTACTACTAGAATCACCACGACATGCACATTTATTACATGTAAGCGTGGTTCCAGCATTGGCGCATTCAGGACCTTCAACTGGAACAGAAAAATATTTTCTATATGGTTGTTGTCCAGGAGGACAATCGCATTCAGTATTTAAAACAAATGGATAGCCCATATCTGCACAATCACAAAATCTTACACATTTTTCGCATTTATATGATTCAAGAGCGCAAAAGCCATAATTAGGTTTTGGCACTACAATGCTTTCACAACTCCAAGAAAATACATCTGTTCTTGAATTACCATATTTTTCTTCACATATAAATGGATCACAATAACTTGATGATCCAACGCCTCCATCATAATCAGCACACGCATTACATGGGCCTGGACCTGGACCTGGAGGTGGACCTGGAGGTGGAGCAGGAGAAGGGGAAGGAGAAGGAGAAGGACTTGGTCCTGGAGAAGAGGAAGAACTAGAAGAAGAAATTATAACAACAACAAGATTTTCGCAAGTTGTTCCATAAGTATTTGATGCGCAAATTTGTATATTAAAATTTCCAGGAATTAATGGTGTTCCAGAAATAACGCATCCATTTGATACTAATCCAGGAGGTAAATTTTTTACACTACAAGAATCATAAAGTCCAGAAGCAGTAATAGTATAATCAATTAATGTTTCTATATCTTGTGCAACATATAATGGACTTGTGATAATTGGAAGTGGTATTGGACAATATGGTAATTTTTTTAAGCTTTGCATTAAATTTATTGGCGCATTTACAACTGGAGAAATATTATTATCTCCAAAAATTCCATTTCCAATTTGAGAAGCTTTTGCATATAAAGTTTTTAATTCTTTTTCATTATAAAAAAAGTTTTTCTTATCAATTTCATCATTTAGTTCTTTATCTAAATAAATAAAATTAAATGAAATATTCTGATTAGAAGAATATGTAGCTATTTTATTCAAAAAACCTGAATATTTTATTTCTATTGGATTTGTAAAATATGGATCTAATAAATCACAATCATTTGCATCAGATTCTATATAAGGAAAATTATTAGTAATAATATTTATTATTTTCTTTTTATTGTAATTTGAATTCCATGATAAATTATAAATTGCATAATCTATTGCATCATTTAAAGCAACGCCTTCTTTTGTCTTTTCTAAAGGTTCTAATACTTTAGTTGAATTTATAAAATCTGTAAAATTAGTAGTAAATTGTAAACCTGTAATATTTAGACTATCAAGAAAATATACGTTTGCAATTTCATTAAATTTTGAATTTTTATTTAAAAAATCTTTAAATAGAATAGAATTAGATTTGAATAAAGCCAATCCAGATCTGTTGCTATAAGATAAGTCTATAATATTTGCAAGTTGTATCCCTGAGTTACATAAACTTGGAAAAGAGATATTAGTATCATTATAAATACTTTTTACTTTAATTTGATAATTTCCAGAATTAAATAAGCCAGAATATGTTTTTATAGTTGCATTATTATAAGATAAAAAATTACTTTCATAAATTGGTAAATATCCACTTATTTCTCCACTTTTATAAAGAATAAATTTATGTTTTGTATTATAAGGAGATGAAAAATTTTCTTCACCTTTCAAATTAATTAAAAAATTACTTGAATTTTTTGTTGGACAAAGTAGATCTACGGGTTTATTTCCAAAAATTAAATTTTGAGATGGAGAAGTATCAGAATATTGAATATTAGAATCTGAAAATATATAAACTGCTCCTTTATTATCGTAACCATCTCCAATTGCACCTATAACAGCTATATTACCAGCATTATTTAAATCTATACTAAAACCAAAATTATCTCCATAATCAAAATCACCATCACCTGTTATTTTTTTATTTAATATCCAAGAGCCATTATTTTCAAAAAGATAAACTGCTCCAGCTAAATTTCCGTTTTCATTATTCTGGTTATAAGAACTAACTAAACTTACATTTCCTTCTCCATTTAAAGTCACTTTATTTCCAAAATTTTCGTACCCTTGGGCTTCTCCTGTGAATTTTTTAGATAAAATATAATTTAAATTATTTCCAGTAAATAAATATGCTGCACCAGATCCCAAATCGCTATTTAATGATCCAATTAAAAGTTTATCTCCAGAATTATTTAAATCTAAATCAATACCAAAATTTATAACTTTATTATCTCCAGTAATTTGTTTTAATATATAATTTAAAGTTCCAGCACTAAATTCATCTGGTGTTCCTTGCGCTAATCCAATTTTCCATCCAGTAAAAGGTAAAATATTTATATCTGAACTATCATTATAAAATTCAGGAGAGTCATTAGCTTCTAATTCCCATCTATTATTTAATAAAGAAAAATAAATCCAACTATTTAAAGATTCGTGTTTATATCCAGTAGTAGCAAATGTTGAAAAAGGCGATATGTTTTGATATATATATTTTCCATTTATATCTTCTGAATTATCAGTCAATTCAAATCCATTCAGAGAAATTTCTTGTGGAATTTTCCAATCTAATACATAAACTTTTCCAGAGTTTTGATTTTCATATGGAGCACCAAAAGCTAAAATATTTCCAGATTCATTTAAACTTATACTATTAGGATAATTAATGGTATTTGGCGTTCCAGTAATTATAGAATTTAATTTCCAATCAGATATATCTTTTTTATATATGTAAACTTGTCCAGAATTTAAATTCCCTCGTGAACCCACAGCAATAATATCACCCGAATAATTAATATCTAAACTTTGACCAAAATATTCATAATTTCTATTAATACCTGTTAATTCTTGAAACAAAGACCAATTAGTATTATTTTTTACATAAATATATGCTGAACCATTTAATATTTTTTCATTTAAACCTGTTTTAGCTGGTGAGCTAGCAACTATAATATTACCAAGCCCATTTAATTTAGCGCTATATCCAAAAAGTCCTATATTTGAATCATCTATATTTTGTCCAGTTAATTTTTGAGTTAAAAACCAGCCTTTATTATTTTGATTTAACCCTCCACTTTCATAAACATAAACTCCAGAACCATAAGTTCCAACAATTAAAGTATTTCCAAAAGAATCTAGCGATGAATTAAAACCAAATTTTTGCGTTAATGTATTATTTTCGCTAAATTTTTGATTAAAATATATTGGTAATCCCATAATTAAACCTTTTGCCTATAATATTTTACACGTTTAATCTCATAAAATATTAAATTTAATATTATTAAAATTGTCAATAATATTATCTTCATGAGAAATTATTTTTTGTGAAAAAGATGAAATATAATTATTAGTAAAATAAAAACCAGTAGCAACTGTATAATCTATAAAACTATGCTCCCAAATTCCTAAATTTTCACAAGATCCTTCAGAAAAAATACCACTAAAATATCCACTTCCACTTATAGTATTTCCAAGATGAGATATTCTAGTTCTTATTCCAGTTCCATAAGAATTTCCAGTCAAGTAATCTAAATTTTCTAAATAAGTAAATCCAGTTTCGTTTCCAGTTACAGAAATAATTAAAAATTTTGGTATATTTTTATCATTAATAATTTGACCATTTTTTGAAGTATACAATTGAAGATCATTAACCGCTTTTCCAGTAGCTAAAAAATAAAAAAATGGAGTATCTGGTGAACATTCATCAATAAATAAATCAAAATAATTAGTACCAGAAATCAATGCTATTCCAGAATAAAAAGTTTTGTCTTCTTTCACTTTGCAATCTAACAAACCAGAATATCCAGTTATTATTTTTGATGCATCTGAAAGAAAAATATAACCAGAAATTCCAGTTGTTATTTTATTGAAAAAATAATGACCACCTTCAAAAAACCTAAAAAAATCAGTATTTACAATTCCAGTAGAACTATATCCAGTTCCATATCCAGTTGATAATAAATAATATGGAGCACTTATAATTTGTTGATTTTCTAAAGAGCCAAGATGTTTTCCACTAAAAACTTTTGAATAATATTGTCCAGTATTTAAATATACGCCAGTTATGTCTCCAGAATATGTAGATGTTACAAAACTTACAACATTACCAACTCTACCAGTTATTTGTATAGGATTGCCATCTTGATCTACGCTATATCCAGTTGCTATAAAATTTCCAGTATTGTAGAATAAAGGTCCGCCACCTATATATGGAACATATCCAGAAACATGAACTGAAATTTCTCCCGAAGCAGGTATATCTAAATAAACATAACCTGTACCTAATCCCGTTCCAGTTAATGAATATTTTAATTCTACATCTCCAGTAGCATAAATAAATTCTTTTGCTAAAATTCCACTAACAAAAGAAATTTGATTAGAATTATAGTAAGAATTATAACCTGTAATTAAAATTGGATCATATATAGTTTGTTCTACAAAACCAGATCCAGTAATAATTCCTGATATAGTTTTATTTAAGAATCCCGTACCAATTATATCTCCAGTAAAAAATCCAGTTGTTCCACTTATGTAAGTCAATTCTATATTTAAATAAGAACCACTGCTTGAACCATATTCAGTAATAAATTCTAGAGTTTGATTGTTTAAGATATTTTGATTTCCTGATGGAGAAAAAGAAAATTTATAAAAAGTTAATGGTATATATTCATTTTGAACATTTAAATTAAAATTTATATCACCATAGTTTGTATTTGCAATAATTGGTAAAGTAGTTGTATTATTGTTGTTAATTAGATTTATACCAGAATCTGTTAGTATATAAAAATAACCAGTATCATTAAAAGACAAAGGAAAACCAGATAAAGTATATTGAGGCACCCCATTTATATACGCATCAAAAATTTTTACATTTAAATTAGGTTTTGTATTAATAAATCTTCCAGTTATTATATTTACTATTTCATTTGTATTATCATTCTTGTATCTTTTATTTAAAATAGATGCTTGTAAAGTTGTTGCTTCTCCTTGTATTGAAAAATCAAAATCTATAGTTAATCCAGAAGGACTGACGAAAAAATAATTATAATCATGATTAGTGAAAAAATCACTTTGTTTAAAAAAGAATTTAGGAGAGTTGTTAAAATAAAGAGTATCTTTTGAATCTATTATATTATTTTGTAAAGTAAATGGTTCATTAATTTTATATGAACCAAGTAATTTATTGTAAGGATCATATATTTCGCCACTTTTTATAGTAAAAATATAATTCCATTCTCCACTTAAACCAAAAGAACCAGATCCAGTTGTATTATCTATAGATAAAGTCCAATTGGTTGAAAAATTACCAGTTTGATTTAAAAAATTTCTATAAACTAAAGAGCTTGTTATCATTAAACCCCCTTGGACATTCTATCGTAACTCCTACTGTTTTGGAATTTTAATAAATCAGCAGATATCCCCTTTATTGTTTTTGTGCTGTATTGCAAAGTTGTAGATATTCCTTGTTCTGAAATTTGTATATTAAAGCCTTCTAAACCTTTTTTAATTTCTGCAGCATAATCTTCCATTTCTGGTAATCCTTTGATTTCTAGGCTCAAACTATCGTCTGGATTAAGATTAGAAAAAACATTTCCAGTATAAGCATTATGTATTCCAGTTATATAAGCTGTATTAGGTACACATCCATAACCTCCACCTTTTCCACTAAAAGCATGAAAATCATCATCTGTAAATTTATTATATGCAACATCAAAATTTCTAACATCAGCAGCACAAGACATATTAGTATCTATTCCAGTTTGAATTTTTGGTAAAGTTACTGCTTGATTAAAAGATTGAGTGGCGTACACTCTATATGCTGGTACTCTAAAACCTTCATTTTGTAAACCTTGGTCACAACTAGTAGCTTTATCTCCTTTAGATTCAGTAGCCTTTAGAAGATCTTTCTCAATTAATTTATCACTATTTTTTGGAACAAAAGTATGTGGAGGAGTGATTATTAAAGGTAATTTTAAACTTTTAAATTCAATTTCATGACAATTACTGTTCAACAATCCAATTGGAGTTAATGGAGAATATTTACCACCAACTCTTCTTAACATTTTTCTATTAACTGTAGCAAGAGTATCAGTTGGATGTTTTTCTTTTGTTTTGTCAAATTCATCAGCAAAAGCAGGTTTAACATCAAATATTCCAGTATTTACAGCAAAAATTTTAATTTGTTTCATTATTCCACTTTTATATGCTTCAGTTTGACCATAACCAAAAGCAAATTCTAAAAAGTTAGAACCTGGAGGAACACCCCCATTACCAAATAATCTCCATTCTAATTGACCTATGTTTTTATTTATATAATCATTATAAGTTTCTTGAAAATATTGTGGTTCTGGAAGCCATTTTGGTTGCCGTTCTAAAATAACAGCTGTTTGTTCAAATCTAGGTATATGTTGATCTGCCTTTTTAATAGAAAACATGCCATTTCCACCATCTGCATCTCTATATCTTTGAGGAGTATCTGATAATTGTACAATATCTAAATTATTAACTTTTGCTTGTACTATGTTAAATCCTTGAGTTGAACCTGGAATAGAGCTATTAACTTGTCCTTTGGATCCTTTTACTGGATCTGCTACTCTAATATTAGAAAGATTTCCAGTTCCAATCACACATCCTAAATATCCACTTTTATAATATTTATATTTTGTTAAAGGATGCGCTCCAATTCCATCTTTTTTAGAATAAATATTTGCTGTTCCATCTGCAGATTCAATATTCGTATTAGATTTAACAAATTCTTCATTTCCTGTAATACCACATAATCTAAAAAGATGTTCTCTAATATAAAATTTTCCAAGAAAATCATAGAGTTCATCTTCCATATCGTATCTTTTTTGCAATGAATCTTCATTTACTTTTGCTACAACAAAAAAACCACTATTTGCAATAAAATTTAATCCATCAAATGGTTCCATACTTTTTACTAAATCATTCCATGCAGCATTAGCTATTTTTTGATATTTAGTTCTCTCTCGATCTGCTTTTGATAAATTGCAATCTATAACAGCTAATATTGACATGTCTCCCATTTCTGGAATTAATTTTGGATTTGTTTTTTCAGTATCTTCATCTCCTGGAAGTTGTCCAAATGAGGAGGAAGAGGAAGATGATGATGCATCTATTTCTCCAAAATCAACAAGATAATTCATTGCTTTTTTTGATGTAGTTATATCATAAATTTTTCTCATCCAAAATAAATCTCTTAATAATGGATTATAAGCTCTTAATACTGCTCCAAGACAATCAGTATTAGCATTAATTCTTGCACCATTAGGAGTTGATCTTGTTCTATTTCCTAAATAATCTGCCCCATATAATGCAGAAAGTACAAAAGTTGTAGCTTTAGAACAATCTGAATTTTTTCTTTCGCCTCCTCTTTCATACCAAGATATTACGCCCCTTTGAACTGTATTCTCTGAAGATACTTCGTGTTCATAAGATATTAATTTAGTTGTCTTATATTTACCTATAATTTCACCAACTGGAACTTGAATTTCTTTTGAAGAAATATCAATGAATTTAATTACTTTATTTACTATATCATAATACCAATTAAGCCCGAAATCATTTGCCCAACGAGTTAAAACTTCTCTTAATGTTCCAAAATGATCTCTATAAAATTTTGTATATTTAACACTATTTGAAGATATTCCTTGCGGAGCTTCTATTGTAATTTCAGAGTTACCTTGTTTTGGTTTGAATTCATTGATTGCTTCTATTAAATCTTTAAAAGAATAAGCTACTTCAAATATTGTAGTATAAGCTAATTCTTTACAACGATTATCATATTTATCTTCTGGACAACTTGGACATGGATCGCAGGGATCAACATTAAATGCTTCTTGATGATCTATCAAATTATCTTTATTTTCATCGCAAGGATGAAATAATCTTCCAAGAATCCAAAAATTATTTGTTTTCTTTAATCTAAATTGTTCATCAGTAACCGAAGATGTACCACTACTACTACTGCTGCTGCTACTGATAGGAGATGGTATTCCAAGATATTCTGCAAATGTTTTTCCATTCATTTTAGTATTATCTTCTTCAAATTTTTTAGTCCATCCGTGTTTGCTATTTAATCCAATATATATTTTATCTAAAATAAAACTTGGATCTATAAAATAAACTTGTAAAATATTTCCTTGAGACGAATATGTATTTTTATACTTATATGGATACATATCTCCAAGATCTAAATTTCCAATTTTGACTTTTACAGAAGTTTGAAAATTAATTATAGGTTTTTGATATACACCATTATCACTTACAACATTTATTTGTAATTCACTTGGTTTTTCACTAAAACTTGGATTAAAATTACAATAGTATATTCTACCGCCCATATATCGATCTGAGCCGTTTAATGTTATAGATTCTATTTTCTTTTTACTAGGCATTGAAATAATTATCCGTATTATTATATATAGTTACAGTTGATTTGTCATAAAAAGTTGGATTATAAAATTTATCATTTTCAGATATTTCATAATAACTATCAGACCTTAGCTTAATACCATTAAGCCAAATTAATTCGCTATTTTTGCTAAATCTAGGTAAATCAAAAGTATACATATTACCAGTAAATCTAATATAATCAACCAATACATTGAATCCATGAATTAATCCTGTAACAGGAATATTTCCAGTAATAAAGTCAATATTTGGTGAATTAAAATTATACTGATATCCACTTATTAACTTTTGACCATTTAAATATAAGAAGTCTTTAGAATTTAAAATATCAGAATTTTGACCAGTATAATTTAAAAATATTTCACCAGTTTTAATAAAATCTGCTTCTAAATTATCAGTAAATTCATAGAATGAAATTGGTGATCCTAAATTAATATTTGATATAATATAATTTTGACCAGTAATTTGAGCTACTCCATTTAAATTAACTAAATAATTCAATCCAGTTGTATTAAATCTAAAGTCTTTTGAGGCTTTACTCATGAATAATGAATTATTTAAACTAATATCTAAACCACTATTAATTTGGAAAAGATAAATTTCTATAATATCTTTTTCATCTAAGTATTGATTAATAAGCAAAATGTCTACGCCAAGTTCTTGCAAGAATTGAATATTCTTTGTAAGATAATAATTTTTAGTATATTGTAAATTACTATTTTTTGTTGCAATCAAAGCATTATTTTGATCAAATATAGTTTTAGATTGTAAAGTATGATAGCCAGAATCTAAATATAAAGTTTCTAATCCATCGACACTAGTTCCATTATTAGTATAACTAAATTCATAAATATAATTTCCAGTTTTTGAAATATCATAAATTCCAGAAGAAAAGCCAGTTTGATAAGTTTGATTTGTTAAAATTAATTTTTGAGAACTAGAAGATGAAGTAACTAAATCTATTCCAGTTAATACATTACCAGTAATAACTCCAATAATTCCAGAAACAAGATAAAGTGGAAATCCTGTTCCACAAAAATCTGGTATATCTTTATACCAACCAGTATTATATCCAGTTACTCCAGAGAATAATACTTGATTTTCATAACCAGAGATTTGACTTATTATAGTTGTTATTGTTTCTGTTATTATAGTTGGCCTTTCTACTTCTATGTTATAAATAAAATTAACATTACCAGAAACTAAATTTTTAACTTGTTGACCAGTAATATATTCATAATATGTTCCAAATTGAGAACTATTATATTGTTTGACTCCGCTAACTATTTTTGGATAAAATCCTGTTTGCGTACCCCAGCCAGTTAATATTTCATTTTGTAGTAAAGCATTTAAAAAGCCTCCACCTCCTCCTATTTGTTTCACTCCAGTTAAATAATTTCCACTACTTGAATAAGATCCAGTACTTCCCCAACCACTTATTGTATTATCATTAAATAACACTAGTCCAGCAACCAAACCAGCTTCTATATCAGATACTCCAGTTAGTAAATTTAATTTATTATTATTCCAATTTCCACTCCAAATTGTAGAAGTATTATAAGGATCAATTTGATAAAATTGATTATTTCCCCAGCCAGTAATAGTTCCATCGTTTTTTAGTGCATAAACATGAGCACTTCCTGCTGATATTTTATTTATTCCTGTTAATTGTGCAACTACAGTTTCTTCAAAAATACCAGTAAATGTATTAGAATAATCAGTATTGTATACATAATCTAATTGAACATATTTTGGTTTAATAGTGATATCACCATAATAGCCATTTTCTACAACTCCTGACCATCCAGTTAAAGGTAAAATTCCGCTACCAGTAGAGTCATTATAATAAAGAATTAAATCTAAAAATCCATCATAAACTGACCATTTATTTGTAATATTTACTGGATCTATTCTTATTTCATAAGAGGAATTTATATTTCTATATACGATTTGTCCTGGAACAAAAGTATTATCATATGTATATAATATATTTACTCCTGTATCTAAGCTATTTTCAATCACTACTTGATATGGAATATTTAAATCATTATTTGTTGGTACGCTTGTATTACCACTTATTTTAATAATATCAGATAAACCACTATAATCTAAAACCCAGCCAGTTGTATCGTTGTATAAGGAAAGACCAAAATTTTCAAGATCATTAGAATATTTATATGCTGGTTTAGAGTTGTATTGCCCAGTATAGTTTAAAGTTAATCCAGAAAGATAGTTCCAATCACTATATATGCCAGTAATTTGTATTTTTAAAGGATATCCTAAAATTTTATCATTTATTCCAGCTACTTGTCCATAATTATTATATCCCCAGCTAAGAACACTTCCATCATTTTTAAGAAAAACAGAAAAATATAAACCTAAATCAATTTGAGCAATATCTGTTAATTGACCAAGTGGAGTATCATTATAATTTCCAGTAAAAAGACTAGAAAATATGTCATTATATTCGGTTGTTCCATAAATTGCACCCAGATAATTCCAACCCCAACCAGTAACAGTTCCATCATTTTTTAATGCTAAACAACTATTATTTTTACATGCAATATCTTTAATATCAGTTAATTGTCCAACTAATGAACCTGTCCAATCTCCAACATAAGATTGATCTCCATATAATTGACCTAAACCATTATATCCCCAACCAGTTATTGTACCATCATTTAATAAAACTATTGATGTTTTAGAAGAAGTTTGACCAACTTGAAATATTTGTGTTTTTTTAATTTTATTTTTTAATGATAAAAATTTAGAAGTATCTAATTGAGTAGAAACTCCACTATTTCCAGTAAGATCTAAACTATAATTACTTCCAGTTATACTACCATAAATTATTCCAGTATTATCTAAAAATGTATTATCAAAATAACCAGTTACATCAACATAACTATCAAAAATATGAGTAACATTTGTTGGATAATTTTCATATCCATAAAATTCACTATTTTTTTGGAATGTATAATAATGATTTAAATTAAATGCAAATTGATCTATAATTTTATTTAATTGAAAGTTTGTTATGTTATCTTTTATTAAAATAAAATCTCTTATATATCCACTATAATTTGGAAAATTAGAAAATCTACCGCTACCTAAAACTATCGAACCAGTAACATTAGGAGTCGAATTGTTGTCAATTTCAAAAGCTTCTGTATAAAAATCATCATAAGCTGCATTGTAATAATTAACGAAAATGTTATTTTCATATCCTCTAAAACAAACAATTCCTTTTGTGTCAAGATGATAAACTGGAGAAAGATATTTTAAGTTTTTATTTGAATCATAATATTCTATAATCAAATTATTATAATCATTAATACAAACATTAAAACCATAATATTGACCATCATTTCCAGTATTTAAATTAGAAAATAAAACGCATGGACCATTTCCTGTTTTTTCGTAATTAACTATGAATGTATAAGAATTTAATTCTAAATCTTTTAAAGATATATCAACTCTATTGGTTGTATCAAAAAATAAATATCCAGATTTTATGTTTAAATTTGTGTTTAAATTTGATCCAACATAAACACCAGTATAATTTATATACTCTGTATTATTATAAATATAATTATTACCACTAAAATTTTCACTATCGAAAAAATAATGAACTAAATAATTTTCAGATTCAACGCTTAAGTTATTTAAAAAATATTGAGTACTTTTTTTCATGTCAAATCCTTAAATGTAGAATCATTTCCAACTTTTTGTATTACATAAGAAAATGATTTATTTTGAGCATCGATTCCATATTCATCTTTTAATAATAAAGTTTTACTTAAATTTGCTAAATCTCCACTTTTTTCTACATTTTGAACAAATGCTATTTGAGGAGCCGAATTAGTATATTTACCTTGAATAGAAATATTTATAATTGAATTATTTGCATAATCTAAATTTTCTAAATAATATACTCCTTTTCCACTTAAAATTGGCGCAAAACTATTTTGTGGGAATCCAGCTTGATAATCAACATTTAAGCTTAAATCATAAAGCTGAACTCCTTGAGTTCCACCAATAACAGAAGGAGACTGTATATAACTTTCAGAATAAGTAGAAACTTGAGTAGCGATTCCGTTGCCTTCACTACTTGATTCTAGAAAAAGTTCTTCTGAGAGAGGATTATAATCTTTTATTATTTTAGAAATATTTTTAGATAAATCAGTCGCTGTTCCATCGGCAGATCTTATAATTGTTGATGGTCTTGATTCAGAATTAAAAACAGCATTTGTAGTTTTATTCAAAAAATCAAAATTAAAACTTAATGTATTATTGACTTTATTTCCATTTTGAGTTATTGTTAAATCGTTTGAATAAGTTGTATTTATTTCCATTACTTTTTGTACATTATCATAACTTGCAGTATTTGATATTACTTTAAAATATGAAGGAACTGAAAAAGGATTAGTTTTTATTAAACCTTTTAAATCGTTTTCTGTTGTATTTATTCCTCCATTGGCTACAGATATTACATTTATTGTTGCTAATCCATCTATTCCAGATTGAATTTGTGCAGAATGTTTTATTATACCTTTTTTACTCAAATCTTTCTGTAATAAATTTGCTGTAAAATTTTGTTGTATATTATAGCTTCCATTAGTAATATCTGCTGTTTCAGAAGAACTATTAAATACAATATTAGAAAAATTTCCATTTTTAGAAATTTTTGAATAATTCAATCTCCAATTTTGTACTTGACCAGTTAATAATTGAGCAAAACTCTTTGCATTATTTACAGCGCTAGATCCATCAATACTTACTGCGGTTACATTTATGTTTCTATTTATACTTATTGTTCCATCAAGATTTTCAGTAACACTTATTTCATTTTTTACATCAGTAAGATTATTTTGATTATCATCCATAAAACTATAGCATTCACATTCTACAGTATATGGAACATGACCAATCCAATTAGATTCATTTAAAGTAATATTTGAAAGTGTGCAAGGTCCATTATTCAATTGAGAAAAACTATTTAAAAATGAATTGATTCCAATTACTGCTTGATTAGGAATATCTTGTTCAACTCCTTGAGGAAGATATTCGCCTTCTATTGTAAAAATCACTTTATTTGCGTACTGAGTTGGTCCATTAAATATAGGTTCTATCCTTTTTGTAGCAAAAGTTGTTATTTTCTTATTATTTAAAGATGACCCCTCTAATAATGATGAGCTTAAAGCAGAATAAGGTAAAGATAGATTGCTCATTATATTTTTACCTCTGATGGTTGTTGGGCTTGTAAAGCTATGTTATTTCTTTCTCTATATCCACCAAAATTTAACCAAGTTGCACTACCTTGAAAAGTTCTACCTATCAAATCTGATGAAATATTTATTGATTTAATAATCCCATCTTTATAATTATCTTTAATTAATCCTATGAATGTTTTAATGTAAGCTTTAATATCAGAACTATTTTTAAATAAAGCTTGGACCTTTAAATTCGATTCTGTTGGTCTTGATTGACTACTTTCTTGAATTAATTCTTCTCCTGGAGTAAGACCACCAATAACAATAAATTGATTTGCTAAATGAACTGGTGATTGATTTGTCAATTCTGCAGAACCATAAATCATAGTTTGATTAGAAGTATTAAAATTTGGCCTGCTTTCATAAGTTAAACTAAAATTAACTGATCCTTCACTAATATTATATGAAACATCGCCATTTGTAATATAAGTTTTATATTTTGCTTGTGTTATATCGTTTTTCATATCAGTAAAATTTTTTGCACTTGAAAATTTATTTTTATAATTGCTATCAAAATATTTTTTTGCATTATTTAATTTATTATTTTTATTAAAATCTATTTCTTTATCTGTAGGACTTCCTATACCAGTTATAGTGCCTCTAATAATTTTTCTTTTTGAATTTTCTTTTTTAAGATCTTCTATTGTAGTTATAATTTCAACCCGAACTTGATTAACATATTCTGGTTCATTAGTGATAGAAACGCTAGATTGAGCTGTACCAGATGCTTCATCTACGGTTATTTGACTATTAGAAACTAAAAATATATTTCTATATCCAATTGGTAAATTTCCATAACTTAATATATAATAATTAGTAACAAATTGTGTGCATCTTCCTAATGCTCCACTAGCTTCAGACAAAGCTTTAGGAATTAAATCTTGTATTGTATATGTATCTTTTTCTATTTTAATTTGAGTATTTTCACTTGCGATAATTGCTCCGTTATTTTGTATATTGTAATTATTAGATCTTAAAATTGCAAATCCACCACTGCTTTCTCTGAATTTATTTTTTACTTCTATATATGTATAGGTTGCAGTTTTTTCATCATAAACATTTGAAGCTGTTGTCCTTGATGCAGTTAATGAAAATATATTGATTTGACCTAATATAGCACGAGCAATATTATTTGCTGCTCCTTCAGTAAAACTATTAGCATTAGGAGCAAAAGTTAATCCAACTGAAGTAGTTAGAGTTTCACCTTCTAAATCTTGTTCTTTAATTTGAGTTATTTTAATATCTTCTAAATCTCTTAGTTGTGATGTAGTAATTCCATATTGAGTTAGACCAGATGAACTTACTGTTTCGTATATTTCAAATGTGATTGAAAAATCTTTGCTTTGTACATCTTGATTATTTGTTTGATCAAAATCAATACTAGTTATTTTTACTCCAGTATAAGATACTAGATTTGCAAAATTAAGAGTACAGTTTTTTGCTGATTTATTATCTTCAATCGCATTAATTTGATTCCAAATTTGTGAATATCCATTTTGGTTATTTAATGACAAAAGTTTTCCTTTTACAGTAATCTCTTGTACCATTTTTAATAAAAAATTAGCTTGGTTTTTTTCTATCTTTTTAGTAGCACTAGTTATTTGTGGGTAATCTAAAGATATATTAAATACTGGATTTGCCATATTTTATGCTGCCATCTTTGTCCTCATTGATTGAGGGGGAGTGACAGTTCCTTTTGCCATGTTTCTAGATTTTTCCTCTACAATTTTTAATAACCCTTCTCCAAATTTCTTTACTTCTGCTTCTATCATTTTTTGAAGTTCTGCTTTATCGTTAGCTGCTGCTTGAGCAATATTAATATTAGGAGCGACTGATATATTATTGGTTGTTTCTGTTGGTTTTTCTTTATTTGCTTGAGTTGTTGTTTCTTGAGTAGGAGTTTGTTCTTTTTGTTTTTTTCTGTTTTTAATTTCTTCAATTTGTCTTTTAAAATCAGTTTCTTGTTGAGCTTGTTGTTCTTTACTTGGACCACCAAATAAAGTTGGAGCCATATTATACATAGCATTTCCCATTGTGCTTGCTACATTTTCCCCATTTCCAACTGGAATTTGACTAATTCCATAACCTACAGCTGCTCCGCCAGCTGCTGCAGCAGTATAAGGATTAAATAATGCTCTTCCTATCGCTGGTGCTGCTGTACCGATTCCTCTTCCAGCACCAGCAACTACATTTTTCCCTACATTAACTGTCCCTCCAACAACTTTTGTTCCTACATTAGCTGCTCCTGCTCCAAAAGCGCCCCCAATAGCACTACTAATTAATCCACCACCCACTCCTCCACCAGCTAATAATGTATTTAACCAATCTGGTTGGGTTCCTGGGACTTGAGTTCCAGTTGCTGCTGCAAGTGCTGTATTAAAAGTTGCAGTTTTTGCATTTTCTGCTCCAGCGCTTGCTTGTCCTAATGCAGTTGTTAAAGTTTTAACTGCTTCTGTATTAGCTTTTTGTGCAGCACTTTGCTCTTGAACAAACGTTCCCATTTTAGTATAATCTGGTAAATCTTTTCCAGTATAAGCTTTTTCAAATGCAGCATTTCCAAGATCTTCAAAATTTATGTTTTTTGTAATTTCTTTGAATTTTGCAACATCTCCACCAGCTGCAGATATAGCCTCTATTTGAGCATTGTATTGTTCTTCAGCTTTATTTTGATATGCCTTTTTTCCTGATTTTATTAATTCTGGATTTGTTTGTTTTAATGTATCAAGAGATACCCCACTTTGAGTCAACATATCTATCATATTAGCCGAAGCCATATCTTGAAAAACTTGTGCTCCTGGACCAATTTGTTTCGCACGACTATATATAGCTGTTTGTTCTGCTAATACAGCTTTTAAGCTTTTTTCATTTCTATCTTGAACACTTGATTTTGTTACAATATTTTCTGCTCCTGCATAATTTTTTACAATTCCTCCTCCAGTTCCTGCTCCTTGTCCTGCTATAGCTTTTGCTCTTTTTACTTCTACTTCTAATGATTTAAATAAAGCTTGAGTAAGTTCATTTGCTGCTTTTGGACTTTGCGAAATTGCACCATTTAATGCATTTATAGCGTCTGTACTTATTCCAGCACTTTCATACATCATTTTTAATACAGAAATAACATCATTTGTACTACCAGAAACATTTGATAAGTTTTCAGCAAGAGCAGCTAAATCTTGTGGAGTTTCAGATAACGGGGCTAATAGATTTCCAGCAATTCCTTCAATATCTTGTTTAGTACCTAACACATCTTGAGTTCCTTGTCCTTGCATCATGCTTTTTCCAATTCCACCTAAACCTGGGACAGCAGATAATATTTGCCCAACTTGACCTTTAAAACCCATTTGTTTTCTTGCATCTAATTGTTTTTGATAAATATCTCTTGTTAATTCTTTTTGTGCTTGTTGTACTGCTCCTCCTCTTTGCTCTTTACTTAGTGTTGCTTGAATTTCTTTTGGTGAAGATAAATTTTTCATGATTGCATCTTGTATTTCTTTTCCAAGTGGAGTCATGCCTTCTAATATTGCTTTTTTCAAATCTTTAATTTTAGTTGGATCTGGTTCACTTTTTTCTAATTCTGCTACATAATCATTAATTGCTGGAGTTAAAGAACTAATTACTCCTTCTAATTTACTTGATTTATCTCTCATTTGATCTAAACTTTTATCTAATTTATCTATTTCTGTTGTATATGGTTTATTTGCTGATGCAGATAATCCAGCAATACCTTGTACTGCTAACATACTTCCTGCAATAGCTCCACCATATTTTTTACCACCTACACCATATCCAGAAGCTACGGTACTCATTATACCTAAAGTTTGAGATAATCCTTTTGTTACTTTATTTGTTTCTGTACCAAATTGATTTACTAGTCCTTCGGCTACAGAAAGACCAATAGACAAAGCTATCATTTTGTCTGTTAAACTTTTAGTAGCTTGTTCAAGATTTTGCGTTTCTAAAACTGGTTGTTTTCCTGCATTCTCAACTTTTTTTCTATATGCTGGATCTTGCCAATTTGGTGCAAAATTTGGTATATGTCCTCTTGATCTATTAATTCCTTGTTTTAATCCTGCGGGTTCATCTTTTGTATTATAGACTCCAAGACCAAAAGGATTATTTCTATTAATTAAAGATGAATCAGATCCAACTCTAATTTGACTTGGATCTACTCCAGCAGCTTGTTCTCTTTGCATGGCTTCTTGCAGAGCTGAAAAATTAGGTATATAACCCAAAGATTTATTTTTTCCTTTTCTAATTAAAAATTGAAATCTTTTCTTTTCTTCATTAGTTAATTTATCTTTTCTTCTTAAAGCATTTAATTCTGTTTCTTCATTATATGCTTTTGATTCTTTAATATATTCTGATCCTAAGACTTGCTTAACTTTATTGTTTACATATCCTAAATCTAATATTTTTTGTGCAGTACTATCTCTTTGATCTTGTTTTGCATTAACTTTTGCTTCGTATGTAGCAGCTGGCATATTATTAAACAATTTTCTAAGTTCTGTATTTGGATTTTCAAAGTCTATTGGTGCATTTTGCGCTCTTCCTTCTGACATACTGGACGTAGCAAGATTTACAGCGGATTCAAATACTGCTCCAGCAATACTACCAAATGATCCTGCATTTGATAATTGTTTAATATCTGTAATAGGTTTTGGAATTGGTCCACCTTGAAATAATTTTTTAGCAAAATTATTTGTAAATCTTACTATATTATCACCTAATTGTTTAATTAAATCTATATCTGAAGGTTTTCTTACATTTGCTGCATTATAACCAGATATTGGGAATCCAATTCTTACTTTTTTATCCCCATATTTAGCATTACCATAACCAGTTCCAGCTCTTCCAGTTTTTATTGGAAAAATCATTCCAACTTTATTTTGATATCCTCCATCAATTTGAGTATATTTTTTTCTTTCATCTGCAAAATTAGGAATAAATCCATTTGATGCATAAGGATTAAATCCAGCAGAACGTTCAAATTGTTTTTTATAATTTTTTCCAGCTTCACTATTTTCTGGTGGAATGATTGCTGGACCACTAGCTCCAGGAAATTGAACAACAGATTCTGCTGTATTATAATACATTCCATTAGTTTTTTTAACTGCTCCTGGAGTGTATCCACCAGCATATGCTCCCATAATTTCTTGTGCTGCTGCAACTGAAAAATTAGGAATATATCCACCAGCTTTTGTTTTTACTCTTGGAATTGGTAATGCTGCGGCTGCTGGTGCTACTTTAGCAGATATACTTGCACCAACTGCTCTTGCTGCATTTTGAGATTGTATTATTTTTAATATTTGATTTTCTACTTGAAGTAAAGAGCTTTCTTTTGAAATAATAGCTTGAATTAAACTTGGATTTTGAGCAAGAATAGTATTAACTCTTTCTTGGGCTGCTGCAATTTTATCAGCAGAACTAGCAACTCCAATTAAACTTTTAAGAGCTTCGGCACTAAATTTAGTTAGTCCACCAAAAATTTTAATAAAAGCTGCGCCTACTACTGCAAGTCCTGGACCACTTATATAACTACCAATTCCAGATAAAATTCCTGTAGCAATTTGAGTTCCAATGCCTTGACTTTCTTTTGGTTTGTTAAATTCTTCTAATAGAACATTAAGTCCACCTAACCCACCTTTAATTGTTGGAGCAATTGTTATTTCACCAACTTTAGCTGCAGCTTCTTTTAAATTGACAAAAGTTTTATTTGTTAAAGCTGAAAGAGTTTGATTTAATGCTTCATTTCTTTTAATTGCTTGATCAGTTGCACTTCTTGAAACTCCTAAAGCGCTATTATAAACATTATATTCTTTTCCTAAATCTGCTAATGCTGCTCGCAAAATATTAATTTGGAATACGCCACCAACATCTTCCGCAATTGAAGCTTGTTGAGCTTGAGTTAGTTTTCCAAATGTTTTTGCTAAATTATCTAATACTTGCATTGCTGGCAAAACATTTCCTTGTAAATCTCTAACAGCAACACCAACCGCTTCTAGTGCATCAAGAGTATCTGCTCTTTGAATTCTAGTAAAAATAGTTTTGAATGAATTACCAATTACTGCTCCACCTCTAGCAGTTGTTTGTTGAGCAGAAGTAACAAGCGCAATTAATTGATCCAAATCAACTCCAACGTCTTGAGCAGTACTACCAACTCGACTAATAGCTTCTGCCAAGTCACCAGTACTAACAGCAAAACTTGCGTCAACATTTGCTAATTTATTAATAATTTGAGTGGAAGTTGTTCCAGCGCGAGCAAATGTATTTACTGCTGCAGTTAAAGTTTCTACGCTTCTTGCTGCGTCTAATCCAGAAAGACGACTTAATATTAATGCATCATTTGTTCTTTTTAATGTTTCAGCTACTCCTAAACCTTGACGAGCAAATTCTGTTGCAGCTTTTGCAACTTCATCAAAACTTTGACCAGTACTTTTTGCTATGCTAAATAAGCTACTACCAAATTTTCCAAGATCTTTTGTAGATGCATTTAAAACTACATTAATATCTGCTAAACTTTTTTCAACTTCTATAGTTGATTTTACTATTTCAGAAAACGCTTTTTGAACAGTATATATTGCTCCTGCTGATGCACCGAAGGCTAAAACACGAGCATTAGATGCTTCTAATGATTTTTGAAATTCTGATACTTTACCAGTAATTCTGCCTAAAGGCTGTGATAAACTATCTTTTAGATTTAAATTAATCGTTTTAGCGGATATTTTACCTAATTTAGCCTCTAACGGCCTTGTATCTCCATCCACCGAAATGATAATATCACTCATAGAATAACCTTTTTCCTATGATATTATTACACTTATATTTTTATATTTTAGATAATTTCGCTAATTCTTGTATGCCTAATTTTCCACCTTGAGCTTTTGCCATATCATTCATATCATTTTTGACATCTTGTTTAAGATATTCCATATCCTCTTTATTTGCGCCCATAACAAAACTCATGCCTTTACCAGAACTATTAGGGTTTTTAGATTTAAAATTAACAAGAGCATTATACCATTCTAATAATTTATCAGGATTATTTTTTGTTGCATGATCTAATTTTCTAGCTTCTTGCATAGATAATATATTAGAGAAATACTTGCCATAAGTAAATATGCTATTTTGATAATAAGTTAAATTATATATTGGTTTTCCAAATAAATAATAGCAATTTTCATCTGATACATTAATTATATTTTGAAATGAACTAGATAAAGCCAAAGCTTTAATATGATTAATATGGAATTTTTCTATTACTTTATTATGCAAAACTATATATTGATAGTATGAATTGCTATCTACATCTTCATTATAAAAATCAAATAATTTTTCTTTTAAATCTTTATCTTTATAAAATGAATTTAATATATAAAAATACTCTAATTTATTTTGAGCATACATTTCGGCGTATATTCCAAGCAAATCTTTCTTTTCATCTTCTAAAATTTTAACTTCTTTTTTTAATTCATTTATTTCTTTTTTAGCTTTATCCATGTGGGATTTCAAGAACAAATCCGCATAGCTTTTTTCTAATTTATTTAATTTTTCTTTTTTATATTTTAATTCATCATTTTGAGTTTTTGTCCAATAATCTTGATCTATTAAAAACTTTTCTTTTTCTGCTAATGTAGGTAAGCCTTTTTTCTTGGCTATTTCATATTGCTCAAAAAAATACTCTTCAAACTCGCCAGAAGTAAATTCGCCAAAATGCTTTATGTATATATATGTTTTATTATCTTTATCTAAAAGCTTAGAATTACCATTGCAAATCTCAAAGAATAAAAGTTTTAATTTTTTCTCTGTTAAATCTATCAAGATTCATTTTCCTTATTAACAAAGTCTTCTACATTCTTGAATTCTTCTTCTGTTGTAGCTTTACCAGCATACCAGAAACTAACAAAATATGCAAATTTAGTTAAAACTCTTTTTAAGAATTTATCATTGCCTTCTTCAATTTCATCATATTTAACTATTTTTTGTTCATAAGAACCTTCACCAAAAAGAGGAGAATATACTTCGCCATCTTTTCTATAACATAATTGTAGAATCCACCACATTAACATTTTGTTTTTTGCTCTGTTTTCTGCTGTTTGTTCAAAAATATTATTCTTATTATTCTCTACTTCCATTAATTCTAATCTCAAAGATTTAAGCATAGCTTCAAGATTTTCTTTTTCTTTTTTCTCTTCTTCTGAAATTTCTAGAGATTCTTCTTTTTTATTTAAAATATCAAGTTTAGCTTGAGTTTCGGCTAATGCTTCGAGTATATTTTTGATTCTTTCTAATTCATTTTCTGTAAAAATTCCACCATCCTTTTCATACTTTTTAATCATTAATGTTTTAGTTAACATTCCAGCTTTAATAGCTTCTGCTAATTTTACGCCATAAAAAAGTTCTGCATCATCAAAAAGAACTCTATTTGGCTTTTTAATAGCAAACTCTACAGGCTTTTCTTCTTTAACTGTTTTAATTGTTTTGATTACTTCGCCTTGATCATTTTTTGATTCTTCGATTTGTTCTTTTTCTACAACCTCTACTTCGTTGAATTTATATAAAAATTTAAGTGGTATCATATTTGTTCTCCTGTTTTTTCATCAAAAAAAGATTTAACTTTTTTAAAATTAAGTTTACCAGCTATTGTTCTGACGAAATCTTCTTTTCTTTTGATATCCCATGTTTTATATATGGATATAAATTTATCACTAGTTAATGTTTCTAGTTTTGGACTATAGATTTTATATTCCTGAGAAAGGGCTCTTTGTATAGATTGTAAATTTAAATTAGCCTCAATTATACTTTGAGCTGGAAAATTGAATGATACTTTTTTCATAAAGAAATTTTAAATTGTTCAATATCTTGCTCGATTTCTCTAATTGTATCATTGCCATAATCTAAAATCCTTTTGCGGATTTGATTATATTTTTCTTGTGAAATAGAAGGATTTTCTCTAGCGAGATCTTCTAGAATTATAAAATAATTTTTAAATAAAGAAGTAATTTTTCTTCTAACTTGAAATGATAGATAGTCTTTTTCCTTTGACATAACACCTTTAACCTTTAAATTATTATACAACAAACCAGACGGAAAGTCTAGTTTATTGTAATAATAATTAGAAACCTTTAAGCAGGAATACTAATACTAGCAGCAGATTTGACAGGAGCTTCTAGCGTGATAGATGCTACTTGAATGTCGTCTAAGCTTGTATTAGATGTGAAGTTTGCAATCTTTGCATCAGCAACAGTGTAAGTTAAACTTCCGCAAGCAATACTAACTGCATTTTTAGTATTATTTGCAAATTTTGGATTTGCGCTATCTCTCAAAATGATTTCTGCTTCTACTGTTACTTTAGGTGGTCCAGAAATAATATTTGCAATTGGAGTTAATGATCCTAGTTTGTTGACATATTCGCGTGGAATATCAAGAGTATATGTGAATGATCTACATTCATAAGCTGTTCCACCAAGAGTTACTGTAATTTCATCTGGACGAATAACATTAATGTCATTAGCGCTACCTGCTGGATAAGTTGGATTACCAGCTGTATAAGTAGCGTCAAGAGCTTGAACGCTAACTGTTACAGTTGGTACGTTACCTACTGAACCTTCAACTGCATAAGAACTAATTAATCCACTTGGAATTGTAAGTGCGCCTGCGCCACTCAATATATATTGTTTACCAGCTACATCAGCTAGTAAAGTGTCAAAATTATTTAAACCTAAAGTTGTATGATTATTAATTCCAGTAGCAAGAATATAAGAGAAATTTAATGTTGCAGTTGGTGGTTCTACTTGGATATTATCAATTGCATAAAGATTACCGAATTCGAAAATATCTTGACGACTAATGCTAAAATCAACGTCTGCGCTTTGGACTAGATTAATTTCTGTTCCACCTGCGGTTAGTTTTTGTGCTGGATAGTATGTTACATTTCCCATATATTTTTTCTCCTATAAATTCATCTAAAATTACATTAAATTATCTCACTTGAGAACTTTTAATTCAAATTTCCTCTAACTTTCCTTAGAGTAAAATCAATAAAAGCGGGGTATAGCACGTTTTTATAATTAACGCTATTAAATCCTACATTTGGGACTTTGCTTACCCTAACTTCTTCAATATAAAGCTTATCGGTGCTATTTATCTTATTACTTACTATATTATTATAGTTATAATAGCCACTTGTAAAATTGCCTAAATTGTCTAGCCCTAAATCACTAGATTCTACTGTATATATAAAATTATTGCTAGTATCTCTTAATATGGAGCAAACAGCATCTAAATTATATAAATTATCAGCTAAAACAATAACTCTTATATTTAACATTGAGTTTTTAACTCCACCAAAAGCAAAAGGCTCATTCATGCCACCATTATTTTTAATAAAAATTGAGGGTATAGTTTCAACATTATCAGCTAAACCAGTTAAACTTTGGGCTATTTTTGGCCTTATTTTATATTGAGTTTCAAATAATATCTCTTCTTCTGGCTTATTGGTCAAATATATATTAAAATCTTTAACAGCATATCTACCACTTAAATTGCCACCAGCAGAACCACTAAAATAAACTTGACCTCTATAATGATTAATTCCTACTAAATTACTAGTATTAACAGGAGTAAATGTATTATTAACATAAACTCCAGACATAATATTAGCACCACTAATTGAACTATCAGCGATTATTTGTCTAAATGGCAAAGCATAGGTATTATAAGAATAATAAGTACTTTCGATAGGATATACTTGACCACTATAATTAGTAAAAGCTTCTCCCTTAGAACACAATTTATTGTCAATAAATAGCATCATGCTAGAAGTAACTAAATTATCAAATTGGATTTTCACTTAATCTTCTTTACACTTTTTAAGAAATTACTAACTATTTCTGACATATATTTAGTTGGTTTGAAAGCACCAGATCTAACATTTTCTTCTGATTGAACACCTGTTCCAGATCTACCTTTAGAAAATCTTTTATTAATATAATTACTAAAACCAGATATACCTTTTTCTATATTAATTAACCAGCTATTTCCAGGTTCCCAAGGCATAGGAGTTAAACCATCTAATTCTTTTTGTGTTGGATATGATACTTTGTAATTTATAATTATTTTTGATTTGCCGATTTCTGTTTTTAATTTTTTAATTTGAAATGCATTTTTTAAGAAACTTGCTACTGGAGCGATTGGATTAGAGCCTCTTTCAAAACCTATAAAACTAAAAAGATTTCCTTGACCATTTAATGTGCCAGATTCATTACTTGCTTCTGGACCATTTTGAATTTCTTTTGTAACTGGATGTTCTTCAAATTGTTCTATGAAATTATTTTTTGCTTCTTCTACGCCATTTTGAACTTTTTTATCAACTAGATTCTCTAACTTTTTTAAATTTTTGATCTTCTCTCGAACAGAAGTATAGTCTACGCTGCCCATATTATTTTGTTTCTTCTAAATAAAATAAATAATATTTTAATCCTTGATAATTTTTAACTATATCTGTACTAACTACATTAAAACTTTTATCATCAAAAGTAATCTTTTCTGTTTTACCATTTAAAATATAATCTCTAGCGTCTTTTTGAACTTTAATAGAAACAAGCGGATTATTAGTTTTAATTTGAACTTGTTCAACAAGATCTGGTCTTCTTTCATTTTCGTATGCTATAATTGCATAAAAATCAGAGCTTCTTAATTCATATTCAAATTGTTGTTCTACAGAATTAGTTTCATATCCAAGAACTTGAGGATTTTCTACAGAGACTGATATTTTTTTGACTGGAGCTTTATGAACTGTTAATAATCTTTTGAATGTATCAAAATGAGTATTGACATCTTTATGAAATCCAGCGATATCTCCAGCAGATAAAAATGAAGCCATATTATAAATTTTCTAGATTCCTCATGTAGCTGGTATAAGTATAAGGTCTTGTTGGATCTTGATAAATATCATCTCCAGCAACTTGAAGAGGTTTTGCTTCATTAAGATTATAATTTTTAGTTAATATTTGTAGTTCGTCATTGATTTGTCTTCTTAATTCTGCATAAGTTTTTGCTAATTCATTTTTATTTACTTTTCTAGAAGAAAATCCATTTTCATTAATTTCTATTGTACTATCTGTGCTAGCTGCACCAAGAGCATTTCTAAAAAGTCTTTCATAATAATGAATACTATAAAGCATTTTAAATATACTTTTTTCAATATCTCCAAAAGTATCATCAAGTCCTTCTGGTACAGTTACTTCGTAAGTGTCCTCGCTTATATAAAATTTCTTATTAATTAAAATATTAAGATCGCCAATATTAGTTCTTAACCAAAAAGCAATACTAGCATGACTAAGATCATTTGGTTCACCTAATTCACGATATATTTCATCTGCAATATCTACAATTTTATTAGTGGTCATATAATAGATATTACACTATATAATATAGTTTATACATTATATCAATAATAAAATATTTAAGTTATTTACCTTGACCCACAGAGGACCAACTTTTCCATTAATTTCTTAAAGGGTTGGACTATATCTTTAGCTTTTTAAGCTATTGGGCGCTCTTGCTGGTTATTAAGAGAAACCATTTTCTCTCCAGTAGTCTCTACACCTTTTAAGGGATGGCCCTTAACTTGGCTCGGTATTATCATCAGCATTATCTGTTAAGACTTCACCGAGTTCACCCAAACACAGGCAAATTTTTATTTATTAATTATATAATCTCCTTTCTTGTTATAGATTAACTTTATGGGATGCATTCATGTAATGCGCATTTTCTAGATCAACAAAATGAATCATACTATCAATAATGTTATCTTTTTCTATAAGAACTCCTGCGCGGTAAATATGACCTTTTCTATTATTCATCATGAGACCTCCTTCAGTATGATCTAACCACCAATTAACTGTAATCCATTGTTCTGAATTTTCATCATAATATTCATAAATTTCATTTTTTCTTCTTTCATCTACAAATCTTATCCATCTTACATCAATAAAAACTTTTTGATTATGAGCAAGATTTTTTTTATCAAAAATGTTAGAAGTATTAATATTAAAATTATAATTTGGCTCTAGTTGCTCTCTTCCAATATCTGGCTCAATAGTAGAATATATTTGATTTTCATTTGCTTTTTTAACAGTTGTATTATCTATTGGATAATACGAGTAATATCCGTTATATACTGCGAAAGGTGTATTATCGTATGAATATGATTGATCAATAATACTAATATAATCTGAATAAATATATGCTATTTCAGCATAATCTGCAATTAAAATCCATTCATTAATAAATTCTTGAGCTGGATTTCCTGCATTTATATAATACCCATTATTTGATGAAATAAGATACTGATCATTAGGATTTAATCTTGTATATGTACCATTTACATTTCCTTCCGAAAAACCTTGAATAACTATTTGATTAACAAAATTAAGGAATCTCTCTTTTTTCAATCTTTGTGCTTTTTGAGTTCCTAAAAATTCAAAAGAATTTGTTGTTTTATTATAATTATAAATATGCCTTGCTACAAAAGAATATCGTGATGCAGGAGGACTAAGCTCAAACAATACTGGGTTATCATACTCTACTTTAGTATATCTAAAATTATTAAATTCCGTTGGATTTATTTTTTTTCTTCGAGAACTAATAATACCTGCTTGAGATGCTATCATGGCCCTGTATTTCCGTACATTATATAACCATTATTTCCAGTATGAAGAATAGATATTGCAGCAAATCTTCCTGCTGTTCTATATTGACTTGCGTATTCATTTATATTTATTCCAGTAATTAAAATTTGTCCCACGCCAACTTGTATAATTGTTGTATTAAAACCTAAAGGATTGCCAGCCGTTATTGTACCTGTAATTTCAGCTGCTGAATTTGCCATGATCATTCTACTACTATAATTTCCAGAAATATTAAAATTAGATGAAACATTAATTATTTCTGGAGTAACATTAATTAAATTAGAATTATTTAAATCAATTCCAGAATTAAATATGCCCGTGCTTGTAAAAGTTTTAGATCCACTAATAGTTTGTGTTCCAGAAGTATAAAGTATTCCGCTTGGTAAAGTTACAGAACCTCCAGCAGCTTCACCACTAAGTAATACTCCCGTGCCATTTACAGTTGGCCTTATTGAAAATGATGAATTACCACTTACTATAATATTTCCGCTAACATATAATTTTGTTGTCCCTGTATTTGGAAGTCCACCAAGACCCAATGAATTTCCAGTTAATACAAAATCATTTCTATTAAAAGCGCCCATAATAACAGTATTATCATCAAAAGCTTCTATAATTGGAAGACCAGCTATATCATTAACACTGAAAAGAGATCCAGAAAGATTATCTGTTACAGAAAATAAACGACCATTTGTGCCATCTATAGAAAATCTATCTAATCCAGTAGCATTAGAAACATAACTAGTCAAATTTAATCCACCATAATTATCATAACTCATTCTATTAACAAAGGCGCCGCCAGTGAAATTAGTATTAAATGAACTACCGCCAGCTGTTCCTGTGGTAAATTCCATTATTCCTGAGTTTGGATTAATTAATATATTAGCCATATAGATTAAATTACACTTATGTTAAAAGAAGTCTTCCTTTAAGATTATTATAATTTTGTAATACTTCTAAATCTGTTAAAGCTCGATTATATATTGATTTATATAAAAATTTTATATTAGTTGATGTGCCATTTAATGTTGAATTAAATGTTATATAATCTGCAGATGAAGGAGCAATTAAAGTTTTGCCAGATGGACTTTGCCCTGCTAAAATTCCATTTTTATATACTTTTCCAACTCCAGAAGTTGAATCAAAAGATATTGTTAGAAATAGTCTTTCTGGTATTCTAAAAACGGTATTTGGTATAAGTAAATCTAAAGTTCCACCACTTTCTGTAGCCCAAAAATAAAATGAAGAAGTTAATGGATTTGCATCAAAACCTGATCTAAACCCTCTAGTTGCATAAGATTCGCAAAGCATAAAAGCACTTGTAAATGGTCCAGTAATAGATAAAATATCAATTAAAATATTAATAGTAAAATTATTTGTTAATCCAAGACTTGTCCATGTTCCTGCAGTAAATACAAATCCACCACCAGAAACTACTGAATTTAATGAACCTCCATAGTCTGATGAATATGTCATTAATGTAGAATATATATTTGCGTATAAATTTTTTGTTAAAATATTGTATATAGGAAATGGATTACCAGAACTACTTGGAATAGATATTTTACTATTAGCACTTACTTCTAATACTAATCCATTTGTAATTAAATCTGGTCCACCAGCGCAACTCATAAATTAAATCTTCCTTTAAGAGCATTATAATTTTGCAGCATTTCAATATCGCCTAATTGTCTATTATATCTTGCAACATAATAAATATAACCATTTCCATATCTTCCTAGACCATCATCAACTCCAAGATACCAAGGTTGAGCAGTTGGATTTTGAGTTCTTGTAATAGAATTAGTATTTGTATTTCGTAATATACCATCTAAATAAATTTTATGAATATTACTACCATTTGTAGAAAAACTATACATATGAGGTATAGTAATATCTGATATAGTATATGATCCAACTAAATTATACGATGGAGTTTGGTCATAAATATAATATTCAAAATTTTTTGTATTTGGTACAGGATGTATTATATGTCCATTTTGTCTTCTAGATGATGAAATCCATCCATCTACATTCCAATTTGTAGTAGCAGATTTTGCCCAAACAATAATAGTTTCACTATATGGATGAACAAAATTACTCATATCAACATAATCATTAATTCCATCAAAATATATACTTCCACGTTTATCAGAATTAAAAACTGCACCATTAGTTAAAGTTCCATTTTTATTATTATTTAAATCACGCCAAGTTGTTCCACTGCCACTATAACTTTTTGTATTAGCTGCATCAAGACATAAAATAAGGCCATTTGTTATTATTTTAGGAGAATGATGAAAGCTCATTTAGTATATTTTCCATTTGTTATTAAGATAGTTTTCTAATTTTGCTTTTTCTAATGATGAAAGAATTTTATTATATATAATAATTTCACAAAGATCATTTTTAAAATAATAAGATGATGAACTATATCCTCTACCAATTTCACCATCTCCTGTTCCCCATCCATTAGAACCATCTCCTGCTGTTCCAGCAGATTGAATACTATTAATAAATAACTTTGTTCTATCTGCCATATTTGCGCCAGCTGTTCCATCATATTCAACATATCCTAAAGTAATTGTATCATCTGTTACTGTAGTATTAGAAGATATAGAATTTGGATTTCCTATAGCGCTCATAACTAATGATCCATTAGATCTATAACCTAAATACCAACTAGCGCTACTTTCAGATGCTGGCATTTTTCTTAAGATTCCACCACCTCCATAAGTATTATCTCTTCCAGTTAAATCTGGTATTGAAACTATAAAAATTGAAAATTTATTTGTTGTATTTGTAACAAGTAAAGCTGAACTCAATCCTGTATAATAATCGTCTATCCCATCAAATCTTATTGTATTTTTATTATTTCTAACTGATCTTTTGAATACTGCTCTAAGACTTGCATTACTTTGAGTAGCATGATAATTATTTCCACTCTTATCTTGCCATCTTCCTACCGCAGTTCCATCAGAAACTACTTGATTACCACCAGTATTACTATCAAATAATGTAGAAGTATCATTACCATCTAACCAAAGACTTAAATTACTTATAGTTTTTGGAAAAACACTTTTATCTGGCGTGGTTCCATATACTGTGGCCATATTAAAACTCCACAGTTAATTTTGGAATATCTTTTCTTTCTGCTGTAAAGCTCCAATAAAATTCATATTCATTTTTATCAAACCAGCCCCGATTTATTCCTACTACAAAATTATTTTGATTTACATTAACTTCTTTTACGAATAATACTTTATCGTGATTAATGTTTGTGAGTTGAACATTTACTTTATCTTCGTTTACTAATGCAGAAATATAATCTGGCAAGTTTACTTTAACTGAATCGGCGCTGATTTTATTTTTATCTGTTAATCTAATTCCATGATAAGGAGACTCTAAACTTCCATATTGGAGTTTTTTGCCAATTATTGTTGGATGATCTATTAAGAATGATTTAGAGGCTGCAGAAAGATGACCAGTGATTGTTGTGTTGCCGCTTACTGTTAGATTGCCTACAATGTTTGTATTATCAAAAACATTAAGAATACCAGAGGCATTTATATTAATATTAGCGCCAGTTAATGTCAAGTCACGAAGAATACCAGAGTTTGTTTGTTGGGGACCAATTACTAGACCAGAATTAATCCATCCAAGTAATCCAAATTCGCCAGAATTTGTGCCAGTTGAATTAAATACTCGAAATTGTTGAGCGTTAGTTCCGTTACGTTGAGATAAGATTCCAGCGCCATCTCTTTCTATAAAAATATCTGCAGTAGAAGCACTATTTGTTGATATTGATGAAGTAAATCCTATAGTTGTAAATAATGGACCAGAAGTAGATCCTAGATATCTTTTTAATTGTAAATAATTTACATTGCTTTGGGCGTTTCTAAATGTTAGTGAATTATAATCTGTATTATATGGTATTTGCAATTGTCCACCTTGGACTGTTCCATCGCCCATAGAATATAGATTTATATTTGCACCAGATATAACAACATCTCTTAAAATACCAGAGTTTGTTTTTTGAGATGCAAGAATTAATTGATTATTTTGCCAACCTAATAATCCAAATTCGCCAGAGTTTGTGCCTGTTGAGTTATAGACTCTAAACTGTTGAGCATTGGTTCCATTTCGTTGAGCAAGAATTCCTGCTGAATCACGATATAAATATAAATCTGGAGTTGACGCTGCATTTCCAACATTATTTGACCATGCATAATAGCCATCTGCTCTAACTTGAGGATATCCATATAATGGTACGAAAAATTGAGCTGCTCCATTTGGCCCAATGGCAACATTTCCATAACCACCATTTGTTGCATTTCCTTGAAGAGATAAAACATTCGTTCCTGCTGCTATAATATTTGTACCACCTGCCGCATTTTTACCAACTCTTAAAGCTCCATCCCCAATGTATACTTCTCCAGTTGTTGTTATATTGATATTTGATCCAGTTATTGTAACATTTCTTAATGTTCCAGATTGTGTGGCTTGAGGTCCTATAATTAAATTATTTCCAGCATCCCATCCAAAAAGTCCAAATTCACCAGTATTGGTGCCAGTAATATTATAAACCCTAAATTGTTGAGGATTAGTTCCATTGCGTAAAGCAAGAATACCCGAAAGATCTTTCGCTAAAATTAAGTCTTGTGATCCAATATCACTTCCAGCACTCGCTGCGCTCCATCCAATTGCAGTAGCATTTCTAACTGTAAAAGCATTATTAGATAATATTGCATGAGCATTTCCACCTTGAGTTGCCCCAAAATATAAAGTACTATTTGTTCTTCCTATATTTAAAGAGCTAGCTGTATTATGTATAGATGGAATACTTGTACTATAATTTGTTTTATGCGTTAAAGCAATTTGGCTTGTATTATTTTTCTTTAATTCTAATAAATAACTTGTATCTCCAACTGTATTAGTAACTTTACTATTTGTATCAGTTATATCTATTACTAATCCACTATATGGAATATTTGCATCATTCCAAGTTCCAGTAATATATAATGCAGGATTTGTTCCTGTGGGTTGAACATTAATAACTACGCCAGAATTAAAAGTCTTTAATCCATTTATTGTTTGATTGCCTGTAGTAAATACTATATTACTATTTGAAGAATTAATATAACCACTAAGATTATTAATATTTGTTTGTAAAGTTGATCCAGTAGAAGCAAGATTTGTAATAGTTGCATAATTAGATGTTAGAGTGCCACTAAGTGAATCTATATTGCTATTTAACGTACTTCCAGTCGAAGCAAGATTACTAATGGTTGCGTAATTGGATGTTAGTGTACCACTAAGCGAACCTATCTTGCTATCTAACGTACTTCCAGTGTTTGCTAAATTTGATGAAACTGTATTTATATTAGTTTGTAATGTAGATCCTGTACTTGCTAAATTTGTTATTGTACTAAAAGTATTATTAACATAACCACTATAGCCACTAAGATCATGATAACCCATTACCTCATCAAGAGTAGAAATATCTGTTAATCTTGTGCCTTGACCAAAATGCCAGCTCTTTGTTATATTATCAAAACCAAAAATAACTCCACTGTCATTTGTGCCTGTTAATCCAATTCCAGTAACAAAGAAAATTCCCCCATCGGTTAATCCACCAGTTAGATTTAAAAGTAAATATGGACTTGCTATATTATTATTTGTTGTATTTAAAATTGTTTCTGTGCCAGTAACATAAAGATTATTAATATAAACTTTATCTCTAAAAGTTTTTATTCCGCCTACACTTTGATCGCCATATAACAAAACTGCAGAACCACTAAGTGAATTTATATTGTAATTTAATGTACTACCAGTTAACTCTAAATTATTTATTGTAGCATAATTAGAAAGATCTATTCCAGTAATAAATCCACTTGGGTTTGAATTAGGATAAAAGCTTCCAGTTTGACCTGTAGTAATGTATGCTGTAAGATTTATACCAGTTAATAAAGGATTTCCACTTACGGTTGGAATAACTCCAAAACTAATTTCATTTCCAGAAATTACAAAAAGATTTTCTTGAGTTGCGTCTCCAATTATAATATTTTCAACAAAGTTTTTATCTCCAGAAATAGTTTGGTTTCCAGTTGTATAAACAATAGTTGCTGGTAAAGCAGCAACTTCACCACTTAAAAGAACGCCAGTACCATTTACAGTTGGACGATTATTAAATTGACCATTAGATTTTGTAACGTAATCTCCAGTAAGAGTACCACTCAGCGAATTAATATTATTAATTAAAGTTGAACCAGTAGTTGCTAAATTGCTAATCGTAGCATAAGTTGATGTTAGTGTTCCACTTAATGAATTTATCTCAAAATTTAAAGTAGAGCCAGTTAAAGCAAGATTAGATATTGTTGCATAAGTTAAACTAGCTGTAGATGAAGTAATATAAGAACTAAGATCAACTCCAGTTATAAAACCACTAGGATTTGATTTAAGATAATAATTATTCGTTAGTGTTCCGCTTAAATTATTAATATTTTCATTAAGTGTAGATCCTGTATTTTGTAATTGAATATCTGTTGCGTATGAAGCGTCAAGATTTCCAGTAAATCCTGTAAATAATCCACTTAAAAAAATTATTGAATTATTTAAATTAGTTCCAGAAGAATTTAATGCGCCACTTAATGAATTTATTTTATCATTTAAATTTGAACCAGTAGAATTCAAATTATTAATAGTTGCATAAATATTAGAAACAGAAGATGAAGTTAAATAATTACCAGTAAGGGTTCCGCTCAAAGAGTTAATATTATTGATTAAAGTATTTCCAGTAGAAGCTAAATTATTTATTGTAGCATAAGTATTAACTGCAGAATTTATTGTAAGATAATTTCCAGTTAATGTTCCACTTAATAAAGTTATTTTATTTTCTAAATTTACGCCAGTTAAATTTAAATTAGATGAAACTGTATTTATATTACTTTGAAGAGTTGATCCAGTAGAAGCTAAGTTATTAGAAATTGACAAATCTTGAGCATTTACGTAACCACTTAAATTATCTATTTTTGTATTTAATGTTGAACCAGTATTAGCAAGTTGAGTGTCTGTTGCATATGTTGCATCAAGATTTCCAGTAAATCCAGTAAAAGTAGAGTTCAGAGAATTTATATTAGAAGTTAAAGTGGAACCTGTCGCGGCTAGATTTGATATTGTTGCATATGTGGAAGTTAATGTTCCACTCAATAAAGTTATTTTATTATTTAAATTTGAACCAGTTGAATTTAATTGAGCATCTGTAGCATAAGTATTATCTAAATTTCCAGTATATCCAGTAAACAATCCGCTTAAATTATTTATTGAATTACTTAAAGATGAACCAGTACTATTTAAATTAGTTGTTAATGTGTTTACTGCTGATTGAAAATATCCACTATTACCAGAAACAAAAATTGTATTAAGTCCAGTTGTATAAATAATATTACCATCTGTGCCAGTTATTATTATATTTTCTGCTGATAGATTATTAATGGTAGTTGGATTACCTTTTTCTCCTCTTGGTCCTTGAGGACCAGGAATTGAAATATTAGTAGCTAAAGCTTGAGTTGGTGATGTTACATCAACGCTAATCGTGCTAGGCAAATTAACATCTACATTAATATCTGCCATAATTTTATCTCGTTACTTCTGGTAAAATTGAAAATTTTCCTCGCATTAATTTTATACTATTTCCAGTTTCTATTCCAGATGGATATCTTTCAATGTCATAAATATGATCACTAACTGGAAGATCCTGTGAGATGTATGAATTAATATTAATTGAAATTATACCACTTGAACCATTTCCAGAAATAGTTGGATTTAAATCTAATAAAACTCCTGTAGAGCCATAACTTGCGCGAACTTGACCACGCACACCATAACCACTTAAATTAATTGCTGTTCCGTTACTATCTTTTAAATTTAATGTTAATTGTAAATAGTCGCCTTGATACCCAGTAATATTATAAGATGTTGCCATGTAAAATATTACACGGAACAATTATTTTATCGAAATAAAATTAACGACCTTCTGAAAGAATATCTCTTGCAGCTTTAGAAATATCTTTTTTAGTTGGAAGTGCTCTTGCAGAATATTGAGAAGCGTGTTTATTAAATTCTTTCTTTAATCTTGTTATAAGAGAACTACGATCATCAATTGGAACTAATCCAATCTTTACTGCGTGAGCTTGAAGATCACTTTTATTTAGATCATTTAAATATTCAGAATATTTTTCAACATCAAGAGTGCCATATTTACTCTTGCCATCATCTCCCCAAACTTGATTTAAAGTAAGAGGTTTCTCTACTTTTCCATGAGTTTGATTTAAATTATCTAGTTGACCTTTAGCTTGTTTGTTTGATTTACGTGGCATAATATTCTCCTTGTATTATTATATGTTAATAAATATTATATGTCTAATAAAAAAGAAAAACCCAAGGGGATTAACCCTTGGGCTTTTCAATTTTCTAATATTTAAATATTAGTCGTTGGCTACGATTAGTCCTGCAACTGCACGACCATCGAGACATACGCGGCCTTCTTCGAGGGATCCATAGAATCCAACTTTGTCAGCGCGAGTTACGAATTGATCGTCTGGAAGAGCAGTGAATGTTCCACCAGTTTCGCTGTTGCGAGCAACTGGACGAACAAATGCATCTTTGGTTAGATCAAGACCAACTAGAATTTCGTCACCGTCTGTGGTATTAGCTTCTGAGAAGTTTGTTGAACCTTCTTCAGTGCCACCGTAGAAACTATTGAATAGGGTGTTGTATTTTCTGCCAACACCAAATTCATTCATATCATGGATAGCAATTCCATAGATCTCTTGGATACCAGCGTTACGGAAGATTTCTTCACGAACACCAGCTGGAAGATCGGTGCTAGTATTTGTTACTTGATTGTAAGCAAATGCACGGATATCACCTTTGATCTCTGGACTTACGAATAGATCGGTTAGACCATAAGAACTATCAGTTGAACCACCAGCATAAGAGCTATTGATTCTCTTTACGAGGGTGATTAGATTATTCAAGCCACCAAGGGTTAATGCACCACCAGTGATTCTTGTGATATGAGCGTTAGTTGGAACGCCAGTTGGAGCAGTGATAGCTGAAGAACGAGCTTCTGCTAGTGCTCTTAGAACTACTGCCCAAGCGTTACGTTCTTGTTTAACAAGAACTTCGTTGGTCATACGCTCTACAGCTTTGCTAACAACATCAAGACGACCACGGCGAACATATCTTTTTAGCATTGAAACTGCGCTATCTAAACGATAGGTGGCAACTTTCAATTCACTGAAACCTTCAACGTTAGAAGTTGGAAGACCACCTGCTACGTTTTGGCTCCATACAGTTGTATATCCTTCACCTTCACCAACCCATAGGTCGAGAGGAATAGAAGGATTATCATCTTCATCATAAGGAAGATCACTGTAAACTGCACTAGCAGTACCAGCTTGCATTAGAACTTTGCTAACGACTGGGCCGATGAAGGCTGCGAATGCTTGAGTGGCTTCTCTGGCTACGTTAGCATCTCTGCTGCCCATAGCTTTGATTAGCTCAACTTGTTCTGGGGTATTTTTTAATTTTAATTTCATGTTAAATTTTCTCCTTTACTGAAATTAGAGTTCGATCTTGAGAAGAGCTACTCCGTTGGAGTCTCTATCACCAAGAAGCTTTCCTACTTTTGTACCACCAGTGTTTGTGGTTGACAAATCACCAGCTGTACTAGCATGTAGGTAAACGTTATCACCAGCTGAACCAGCAGCTAGTCCACTATAAAGAACTACGCCACGAGTTAGAACTGGAACTGCTTGACCGCTGATAACTACGCCCATTTCAGCAGCTTTGCGAGGATTGTAAACTAGTTTCTCGCCATTTTCGTCAGTTTCACGAATGTCGAGTAGGGTCAATCCAATAACTTTATCACCAGAAACAGCAGCAGCTACTTTTGGTACTACGCCATAACGTTGTGATACAGTGTTGGTGTAAGAAGCGCCAGGATTGCCTAGCATTTCTACTGGATTGGTTGAATCGGCTTGGAAGCCAGCGCCTGCGATTTTAACTGCAGCGCCTTTACGAACAAGAGTACTATCTCCGCTATAAGCGAAGAAATTAATAACATCATGCTCGTTATATTGTGTTAATGGTCTTAGATTGTGTGCCATATATTTTTCTCCTTATTTTATTTTCTGAATTCAAATCCGTCCAAGCTGAAAGCTTTAGCGTACTTTTCTTGTACGGTTGGCTCTGCAGCAGGGGCTGAATTTGGTATTTCAACGGAAGCTTTGGTTCCATTGTCAACAGCTTGTTCTACAACCTCTTGGGTTGTAGGAACTTGTGCTACTTCTTCGGAAGCTTTGACTTCTTCGGAAATTGTTGAAGCTTTCATTTCTTGCTCTTTTTTCATCTTTTCTTCGTTCATTTTGTCTTGAGCAGCTTTTTTAGCAGCTTTGTTCTTTTCTTTCATTAGAACAGACATTTTATTTTTATAAGCAGAAAAGGCTTCTTCATTTAAATCTTTAATATCAGCAGCTAGAACTTGACGATCTTCATCACTAAGTTCAAACTCTTCATCAAGAGATGCCATTCTGAGGGTGAATGCTTCTTGTTTGGCTTTTGCTTCTTGTTCAGCTTGAATAGCAGATAGTTTTTCATTTACTTCTGCTAGTTGCTTTTTAAGAGTTTCTTGTTCAGCGAATGCAGCTTCGTATTTTTCAGTTGCAGCTTTAACAGCATTATCTTTTTCAGCTTTTTCTGCTACGAATTGATCGCTAACTTTTTTAATTTCCTCTGCAATAAAATCAACAACAGAACTAGCTGTTACTTGACTAAGCAAAGAATCTGTAATTTCTTCAATTTTGGTTATTTTCATATATATCCTCTCTAATTTTACATTTAAATCAGGTTCTTGGGAAATATTATTTTCATTAATAATCTCAATAGAAGATTTATTCTCTTGAATATCTAGAGCTTTTTCTTCTGTTTGGACTGCTACTCCTTGCACATCGGCTGCAGGATTTAATGTTAATCCCACTCCTAATGGGACAACTTTACCCAAGACTTGTCTATAAACGTACTTATTATTTGAAATTTTACCACTTCCACCAAAGCTTTTTAATGAACTTTCCATCTTTTCTATCTCTTTTTCGTCAGTTATAAATTGACCATTTTCAATATTCTTTTCGTTGCCATCAAGAATAACTATATTATATTCATTAAATCCAAGTTCCCAACTAGCACTTATACTCATATAATTATTACTAGTAGGATCATTACTTTCTTCGATTTGATCTGCTAATTCTTTATTAACAACTTTCCAGATAACACCACCAAGAGTGATATTAAATGGTTGTTTCATTGTTTTTACTTCTTCTGCACTTAAGCTTTCGTTACTTCCGAACTTGCTAAAACTAGCAGATAATATACAACCAATAACTTGATTTCTATTGTGTTCTACATTAATTGGCTTATTAACAAAATTTTTAGTAATCTTTGCAGCAGTTTCACCATCAATAACATCACCATTTTTATTAACTCTATTGACTACGCAAGCATCAAAAGCAACAGGAAGAAGATCTATATTATCTTCTGTATTAATTTCTGGTAAGAATTTCTTTAATTTTTCGAGTGAAGCAACCGAAAGATATTTATCCTTCTCTTCGCTAACAACTGGTCTAATTTTAATATTAGCAAATGTAGTCAAGAATTTTGTTTTATTTTTCATATTTCAAATTTTCCGTTCCCAAATATTACACCATCTTCTTCATCATCGAGATATAATTCATCAGCAGACATGAAATCAAAATCTTCAAGATTATATTGTTTGATATCTAAATCTGCCATTTCAAAATCTTCATCAGAAGGATCAATAGATGCTTCAATAATAATTTCAGTTTTAGCTTTTGCTATATCACTATCAGCTTTGCGATAAGCATCTTTAACTGGTTTACCGCTTACCATTCTAAGAAACATATTAACTCTAGCCATAGCCCATTGTCCACGAGTTTTTCCAGGACGATGAGAAGAAGAAAATGCTCCAGCTCCACGGCGATATACTTTTTTTAATTGACCAAGTGTTACCTTTTTCTTATTTTTACTATTATGTTCTTTAACTTTGTTTTTTAAAGCTTCGATTACTTTTTTGGAAAATTCAATACCTTTATCGCTTTTTGTTCCTGCACTTCCAGGTTTATTACGAGATGATCCTTTGCGTTTTTCAGATGGTTTTGCTGGAGTTTGGGCTGCAGATTTTGGACCTTTTCTGGCAGCATTTAATTCAAAGCCATATTGTTCAGAATTATAATTCATTCTATATATAATATACACTTATAGAGGAGAGATTTTTAATTAATTTTAATTATTTGTTATATAATTCTTTGGTAACGTCATCCGCAGAGCCCATAGTAGGAGTCTCTGGATATTTTGTAGGTAATTCTCTGCTATCTAAATTTGGTTCAGAACAACTAATTAATAAAAATAAAGGCAATATTAATATTAACTTTTTCATAATAACTATTACACGTTTAATGAATTTTCTATTAAATTAGCTTCTGCATCTCGTCTACGAGTCATTCCCTTTTCTATACTTCCACCAAACCAGATTCTTTTCATATTTCTTATTTGATTAGCTATAAATGTTAATGCTTTTTGATCATAAACTGATACTAATTTCATGCCATCTCGTATTAATTTCATTTCACGGCGGCGATCACCTTCTAAACTATTACCTCGATTAAATACAAGACTAACTAATCCACCTTTTGCATCTTCTGGAAGATTATCAAAATTAGGAAAAGTTTCACGCGTTAAATTATAAAATTTAGTTACTGTTTTATTATTAAATACTTTTAGTGCAAGCTCCCAAGGAATAGAAATATCTTTTAATCCTCTAATAAGATCTTTTGCTGCGATTCCTTTTATTCCAACTACTTTATATAATCTATCAAAATCTTTTTGATTTAATTCTTTCCAGTCATTTGTGAATTCTGCTTTATTAACATATCCAAGATCATAACCAACACCAATTGTAACTCCACTTTGCTCTCCTGGCCAAGTTGGATTTTTTAAAAATTTATTATAATAATTTTCGCCACCACCAACTTCAAATTCAAGAATAAGATCAAGAGATTTTTTATTTAACATATTATTTTTCCAATACCAAGATTTTGTTTTTTAATAGAGATTTTATTATTTTTTCCACTTATATTTTCTAAAATAGTAATTATCCCTGCTGGTCCTAGAGCTCCATCAATCTGCCAATTAGTTAATGGTATTCTATTTCTATCAGTTGAATTATTTATCCAACTTATATCATTAGCGAAAAAAATCCATTTATTTCTACGATTAACGTCAAAAGTATCCGTATCATTAAAAAAAATGACAGGATTATAATCAAATGTATTTGGAATAAGTACTCCATCATTAACAATAACAGATGGATTTATATAAGCATTTTTAAAAACACCACTATCTCCAATAAATATAAATTCTCCATTTATATTAATATTTCCAAATGAATTTCCCCATCCTTGTAATAATATTCTTTTTGGTAAAGTTACCGTTGTTTGTATTTTGCCCATTTTAATTATTTATTTTATCTATTGTTTTATCTATGATATTATCTGCTGGGACTTTTTCTTTTAACCAAGAATTTAAGACTCCAAAATAAACAAGATGTTCACTATCAATAAGATAAAGTTCATTACCGAAATTATCTTTATAAGGTTTTATACCAGAGTCTTCTTTTAATTCTATTGCTTTTTCTTTTTTAAATTTAATTTTATACATTGATATTAAATTATTATATCTTTCACGCGCTTGAGAAGTAATAACTGCATCATCACCAATAAAAGAAATTAACCCACCATTATCTTTCTCATATTGTTTTGGAGTAGTTGCGTCATATGAAGATTTATCATCTTCTATTTTATTTGGGGTCACAGTAGCACAACTAACTAAAAATAAATTAAGAACTAATACGCTTGCGAATTTCTTCAAGATTTTTCTCCTTAACAGATTTTTCTATTTCACTTTGATAATTAACTTCTTTTTGAGCTTCTTGACGCTCTTTCATTTCTTTTGTATTCTTAGCGCCGAATACATTATTAATTGCTGAGAATATTCCAGATACTGCTGAGAGTAAAGCTTGGAGTATTCCAGTTGGCATGATTACTCTACGTAACTTGCTGTAGCATCTTTACATCCAGATGCAATAGCGTTAAGTACCTTAATTGCAAGAGCAGTATTTCCATCAATACGAGCAAATTGTTGAGCGTAAATATCTTTAATAACACTAACATAATTTACCCAATGAGTTTTTTCTGATGGAAGATAATCGTTCAAAGCTTTTTGAAGTTGTTCTGGAGTTGGAGCAGTTCCAACTGTTAGTCCTTCTACAATTGTTGCAACATGGTTAATCATTTTAGCCTTTTCTACGCGATCACTTGCAGAAACAGCTTGATCAAGAACTACTGTACAGGCTAATACAACAGCTGGTTTAACATATGGAAGAGCATTTGAAACACTTGTTGCTGGATCAACTTGACCAGTTGGAGTTGTTGCACAAGCACCAAGGAATACGCTCAAAAGAGCAACTGCTGCTAATTGTAATTTATTCATGTATTTTCTCCATTTGTTCTATCTTTTGCTTCAACTGTTTGAGCTACTGTTCCGCCAGTAACTGCTGCATCTTTTACTGTCAATGCGAAAATAATACCAGAAACAACTGCTATTAATTTTGAAATTCCAAGAATATAAACTTCTGCTTGATCTGGAAGAAATGCTACTAATGAGGGATCACTATGAATTGCTATTGCTGTACAAACTGCTACAACTGTAACTATTCCAGATGAGCTAGATCTCCAATTTGGGCCGAATACTTTAGATAGCATATTTTTCATATTAGATTACACTATATTATATATGGAAATAATTAAATAATCAATTTTAATCTTATTGAGTATCTATATAAAAATTATTTAAATCAAAAGCTATATTACCTGTAACTCCTGGACCATTAATTGAAAAATTAGGAGCAAGAGCATAATCTGGGGCTGGAAGTGCAGTTATAGCTCTATAACCTGTTGAGATTGTACTTTTTAATATAGAAATATTCATATCAACATAAGGTTTATCTGGCAGTCCATACATACTTAATTCATATACATTTCCACTTGTAATTGGAAAACTCGCGCCTAACGAAACTTTTTTTCTATTAACATTATCTGTACCTGGAGAAGTAGAATCTGAATGAATAAAACTTAAATTTGAATCTCCGCTATTAAATCCTACTCCAATAAGATTTTGTCGATTTGAAGAATATGGATCAAATGTAGAATTTGCTACAAGAATTGTTTGTTTATCCCATAATCCAAAAAATCCTCTACCGCTTGTGCCTATATTATTTTCACTTATTCCAAATCTAGCTTGAAAGAAAAATCCACCAAGTCCTCCTGTTCCTCTAAAAGTATTTTGATCAACATTATTACTAACTCCTGCTTCAATTAATCCACCTGTATGTAAAAATCCAACTCTTGGTAATGATCCTAATACATCTCCTACTTTCATATAAATTGGTCTAGTTATTATACCACTAGAAGCTAAATTGATACCAAAACCTGCATTAGTACTCGAAATAGAATTTGATCTTGATTGATAATTGATTATTCTATTTGTTGCAAGATTTGGTTGAAAAGCTATACTTCTTCCTTCGAGATCTACTTGAGTTAGAATATTCCTTGCTGTCATAGATCTATTATATAAAGCTATTCCTCTAGATGGTTTAATATTTTCTCCAGATAAATATGAATTATTTAAATTTAAAGTCCCACTTATAAGATTTAATCCAGAATTATTTATTCTTGCTATAACTTTATCTGCGGTTGTACCAGCAATATGAAATTCTATATTAGAGTTAGTTGGAGTAGTTCCAATATCTAAACTCCCTCCTTGTACAAATAAATAACCATCTAGTCCACTTCCATTAGTAAACCCTGGATCTGCATAACCAGAATTATTTATTCCAAGATTAATATAATTAGATGTATCTGTACCATTATTTGCAGTAATAACAAGGTCTGCAGTTGCTGTTGTTCCAGTTGCACGATTTTGAATATTTACTTGTATATAAGTATTTCCGCTACCTACTATTGAAAGTGGGTTTGATGGTAAATTTAATGGAGCTATATTTGATAGTGAAAATACTCCAGAATCTGCAAAAGTTTTTATTCCACTAATAGTTTGATTTCCAGTATTGTAAACAAGATTAGGCGCGCTAAGTGAATTTGTTAAAGTGACTACTCCACTTGTTATAGTTATATCTACTCCAGAAAGTGAAAGGTTATCAATATTATTTAAGTCTATAGCATTAAAAATGCCAGTACCAGAGACATTTATATTATTAGCAAAAGTTTTTATTCCACTAATTGTTTGATTACCAGTATTATAAATTAAATTATTAGCGTAAAGTTTTTCAAAAGTGCCAGTATTGCCATTGATTTCACCACTAAAATCTATTGTTTCTGATTTTAATCTAAAATAACTAGTATCAAAAAGTGCATTTGATCCATTTAAATGAATCTCTGCTTCTTCTCCAAATAAAGTAAAAGAATTTGAAGTCTGATTAATATTACTAAGCGCTGTGCCTCTTAATCTTAAATTATATGAAGCAATATCTAATCCAAGCGGACCATCAATATCATTATATCCACTAATTGCACTTAAAATATTTCCATTAGTAATTTTTATTCCTGTTGCGAAAGTTTTAGTTCCAATAATTGTTTGATTGCCAGTATTATATACTAAATTATTTGCGAAAACTGTCGTAAAATAACCCGTATATCCACTTAGATTTCCTGTAACTGTTGTATCAATTATTTCATTATATCTTAAAGTGCCAGCAACTGTAAGATCTCCAGAAACATTTAAATTATTTAAAAATGTTTTATTTCCAGAAATATTTTGGTTTCCTGTTAACAATACTGTTTCATTTAAAATAATACTAGATGCAGCGCCAGATGCAGCGCCAGATGCAGCGCCAGATGCAAAAGCAAGTAATAATCCACTTTGAGAACTTATTGAATCAACAAAAAATCCACTTAAATCGCCTTGATCAATTTGTTTTGTTCTAATATAGTTTGGCATATTATTTTACTTTGCTATGATAAAGAATACTTGCAAGATAACTATCTACTTGATGATCATAAGCAATAGAATTAATACTTGCAACTGTTTCTTGATTTTGATCAACTGGTTGTTTGATATAATCTTCTATTTTAGAAACCCAATTTTCTGGAGTTTCATTTGCTACAATAATTTTACTAATTTGTTCTGCTACTTCTTTTTGATTATAGCTTAATTTTTTGATATTATGTTTTTTACGAAGAGCAGATGATACTTCTTCTTCTAGTTTTTGAGCAAGAACAAGGTTTTCTTTTACTTTAGAAAGACTAAACTTATCTTCGTTAGCTTTAGATTGTTTTCCTTGACCAATTGGCGAAACATTTTTAGTGCTTTGTGGTATTCCAGTTGAACCACTTGGTCTGCCAGCTTGTTGTTGACTTCCACCAATAAGTGGTTGATAAAATCCTTGGTCTTTAAGATCTTTAAATCTTTGTTGAGCTTCAATTGATTCTTCTGGATTTGGAAGTCTACCAGTTTCAATAGCTTTAATTCCTTCTTCTGGAGTTAATACGCCAAGTTCTACTAGACGATTATAAATTCTAGAATATTGAACATCATCTTTAAGATCAATATCTTCAAAATTTGGAACTGGATAATTTTTAAATCCAAGGTCTTTACTAATTCTGCGAATCTCAGGAACAAGAAATTCATTAATAAATGTTTGGCGAGCTTGTTTTAATCTTTCGATAAATACTTGAACCTTAATACTTTGATTAGCAAACTTTTCACTACCAATAAGAATATTATTTAAGCCAATTTGAATGTCTCTATCAACAACTTCATATTTTTGAGGTCCAATCAAAGAACCAATATCAGGAATAACAAATTGAGCTTTGGTTGTATAATCTGCGATAAGAACTCTGCCAACACTTTGATTTTCGAAAAGACTTTGCATGGCTTCAAGATTTTTTTGATTGATACCACCATTATCTGGAGTATCTCCCATTGTAATAAGAAGTACAGATTGTTGCATTGTACGAGTAACTGCCATATCCATTTTTTTCATTTCAGCTTTCCAATTGATATCTTCTAATACTGGAAATCCCATTGGCACTGCAAATGGTTCGTAATCTTGTTTTTTATAAAATGCTGCTGAAATTCTATCTGCTTCAAGAGGAATCGTTAAAATGCCAATTGTTTTTCCTTTAATTAATTTTTGAGTTTCTGGTGGTAAACTATTTAATACTTCTTTATCTTCATCACTCTTTGGATTCTTTAATCTTTCTAATTCGTAATCAGTTAATATTTTATAATATTTTCTTTGAGCAAAATTAATAGTTCCAGCGATTTGAATATCTGATGGATTTAAAATAATATATTTAGATGGTAAATTAACAGCTGCATTTGAACTAGTTAAACCAAATGTTTGAGTAATTTTATTAACATCTTCATCTTTTACTTTTGTATCAAATCTATAAATAAAAACATTGCCAGAACGATAATATTCTCTAAAGAATTTATCTTGAATATCTGTTATATTTATTTTTCTAAAAAGTGCTTCAAAGAAATTTCTTGATTTTGAACTACCACCAGTAAAGTAAATATTACTAGCTGAAAATTCTGTCATTAAATCAATAGTATTTCTGAAAATTGCAAAATTATAATATGCTTTTTGACAAAGAATAACTGCATCTCTGATATTAAGATTAGATTCATTTTTAATACCAGTTGAATATCTGAAAGGAATTAATCCATCGTTAATGTTTTTATATCTATCTGTTCTAATTATGGTACTAGCTGCATTTCTTCTTGTAGATGTATGTGCTGGATCAGAGGCATGAGCAGCATGGCTTTCGTAAGTAGAAGCTGATGCCATTAAAGGTACGATTTCCTGATTTTTGGTATTTTTTGATTTATTTTTAATTTTTTTAGACATTTGCGTTGATTATTACACCTTTATTTAATCATAATAGGCGAAAAAGTTGGAGTTTCTATATTTTCTGGTTCTTTCATCATATCATTATAGCATTTCAAAGCCCAATTTGCTAACATAAGTGCTGAATAATTATCTTTTCTAGCTTTATTAGCAGAAGAACTTCTTTTAAGGTGTTGTGGTAAATCAAAACTTTGAGTACCACGGCTAGTACTAGAATGCTCAACTAAAGCACATTGTTTTTTAGTTTGATATATATAATCGTCTTGATTTTCAATAAAATCTAATATAGTCCAATCTTTCTTGTCTTCTCCTCTTATTAAATCTAGATTTGCTGCTCCTTGATTTAATGCTTTATTAAAGAAAGATTCATATGCTCCAGTTTTACTAGCAAACCATATCTTTTTATAATCAATACAAGCTTGTAAATGTTCGTTGGCTTTTCTAATAAATGTACTTGTAAATACTTGATTAAAAGCTATTCTTTTATCTTGAATATTATATTTTTTTCTAGCATTTTTAACCATAAGATCATAATCTACGCCTTCTAGATCACTATCAAAATCAAATGTTTTAATTTCAAGTTTGTCTTTTTTAAATAGTTCTGATTGATTACAAGCTGACAAGAAAACATCTGCTCCTGCATTATCTATAATCATTAAAATGATATTAAAATTACTTAATATATAATATAAATATGCAACGTGATTTTTTAAATTACCAAGGCCAGCATAAGTATGAACTAATGTGCCTTGTTTAGTTTCATCATCTATTTCTAAAATAGCCATAGCAAAATAATCTGCATTTGGACTATCACTCATATTAGGGTCAATTCCAAGCACATATTTTTTCTTTGGATCTCCTCTTAATAATGTATGAGGTGCTTCTCCTAAAGGTAAAGTGCAATCATCCATTTTTTTTGCATTAAAATAACTATCACTACCATCTGTAAATTGAGCACAATATTCTCTCATGAAACTACTATGACTAAATCCGCCAGCTTGAGCTTCTTCAATAATTGTTTTATCAATCATTTCTTCTGGAAGAGCTTCATAACTCATTTGACTAACAAAATATGTGGCTTCTTGTTTTTCTTTTGATTCAATCTTTTCACACCATTCTTTATAAGTTTTGTAAAGATTCTCAAAAGTATAACTTGCGGATGAGAGCGCAATCATTTTACTTGTATTTTCAAATACCATTCTTTCATCTTCTTTCATTAAGCCTTCGCTTATTAATTTATCTTCAAATTCTCTGATCTCCATACGTTCTTTCATATTTTGTGGAGCAACCAAGAATGGCATCAATACATTTTTGATAATTTCTTCTGGAAGCAAAAGAAACTCATCAAGTACTAGAATATTAGCGCGAAATCCTCGAATCTTTTCTCCATTAAGAGGAATCGCTACAATACTTCCACCATTAATTTGCCATTCAAATTGATCGTTTCTTTTAGCTTTAGCACCAAAGCATTGAGCTAGAAGTTCTGCACCTTTACTATCTACAATTTTTTCTAAGTTATTAAAAATAAAACGTGCAGTTCTGAAAGTTGGTCCAGCAATAAGAATTTTAGTATTAGGTTCAAATACGCATTGAAGAAAACAAAATACTGCAGCCATAAATGACTTACCGCAACCACGACCAAACACGCACATATTAAAATTTCTATTCATTAAGGCTTTAAGATGTAACTCCTGATATGGAGCTAGTTTAACTCCACTAATAAGTTCTGTTGTAAATCCAAGATTAGCTCTAAGAAATTTGGCTAAAGAGATTTTAGCTTCTTTATCATTGAGAAATCCTTTAAGCTGAGATAATTCAGCGTTAACATCTTTTACTTCTCTTAAATATTTATCTGGACAATATATCATAAAAGTTTCATATCATAAGCTAATTGTAGATCTATCTTTTTATAAAAGCATTTACTAGCTAAAATAGATTCTATAGCTCTTTTCATCTCTTCTCTACCATCAACAAAAAGAAATTGTAAGTTATCAAATTCTTGAAGTAATTGTCTAACATTATGAAATATAAATTCTGGTGTTGCTTTTATTTTTTTGCTAATATGAGGAAGATATTGAAAACTTAATGCATTTGTAAGCTTTTCCTCTACTATAACAACAAGATAAGCATTATCTTTTTTAGCTTTAATAATCTCATTTCTAAATCTTTCTAGATTACCAACGCTCAAAGTGCTAATAAAATCACTTAAGCTTTTTCTTTCTATAAAACAACTACAATTATCATTAGAACAAGTATAGTCGCCATAAGGTAAGGTTTTTATTTCAAAAGGTATATTAAATTTAAGCCAGTTTTGTTCTCTGGTATCAACGTAAATGGTATCATTTGAATTTAATTTATTTTTAAATTGATGAATAATATTGTTTGGATGTATAAATTTGTTTTCTAATCCTATACTAGAGCAAACATCATAATAATCATTAAATAATTTATTATAAGAAATAATAGATGGCGCCATAATAGTTCTTAGCTCTACTTGAGAAGGACTATATGTTAATTTTTTATCTTCTTTTCTTTTGATTAATAATTGTTTTGTATATTCTTGAGCTTTATCTAATGGCTGTTGTTTGAGCCATTTTTTCATATTATTCTTATCATTAAAATCGCTATTAAAATACTGTTCTTTTGTTTTAAAATTAATAGTATCGCCAGTAAGAAGATCTTTTTTGGGATAATAAGTATGATAGTATTTTTCTTTATTTAAACCATAACCACGAAGTGCAAGATGCAAACTTTTTTCATCTTTAAATTCTTTACCATCTACTTTGCAAATAACTGACATAAAATTAACCATTCAATATTTCGTCTTTTGAAATTCCTAATATTTTGCACTTGACTTCATCCATAGATGATAATCTATCTATTTCTTTTTCTACAGTTTTCTTTCTCATTTCTGCCATTTTAATTAATTTAGCACGGCTCTCTTCTTCTTTCCACATTTGAACAAGGTTAATAATTGATGCTGTTTCTTTTACTTGTTTGCTAAGTCTTTCGCTACGCTTTACCTTAAGATCATTATTTAATTTTTGTTGACGATTAACGCAATCGTTGTATTCTTTTCTAGCAGTATTACTTGCTTCTACTATAGCCATTGGAATTTTGCCATCTTCTTGAATTGCAAGATCAATTTGATTTTGAAGGACTCCAATTGTTTGTTGAATATTAGAAGATATTAATACTTCTGTACAAAGAACAATATATTGGTCAACTTCTTCTTGGGTTAAGTCTGCTTTATTATATGTATATCTTATAAAACTACTCTCAAATAATTCTCTATCACTTTCATTATCATAAAGATTAATTTGGTGAATAAATCTATGAGTATTCATATAACCAATCAGTGCAATAATTTCTCTTTTTTGAGCATGAGTGATTTTATTTTTATCAATACCATCTAAAACATATTTATTGATTTTCGCAATCATTCTTTCTTCACTGCGTGGTGGTTTATAATCTCCAGAAGCTACATCTTCATTTTCTGTATTATTATATTTAATATTAGTTGGAATAATTTTCATATATTCCAATACGCTTCTAGTTTCTTGGCATAAATTAGTTAATGCTTCATTTTTAAATAAAATTTTAGCCATTTCTAAACCAGTCATAGTCAAGCAATTATTACTGATATATTCTTTTTGCTCGTTTGTTAGTTCTATTAAACCTTTAGCTTCATATTCATGGCTTTTCCTTGGTTTGATTTGTCTAGAAGCAAGAAATTGTTTTACAGCTTTGCCTTCTTTACTTCTACCATCCAGATCATCTCTATCAAAAGCAAGCTTAACTAACTCCGCTAAAGATGGAGGATTATCTGGACGATTATTCCATTCTGTTAAGAGTTTTAATTGTTGCTCTTCTGTTAATACGAAAATATCTTCGCTCATATAATATCAATGTCTCCATTATATAAATGTTTTTTAACTTTAATAATAATTGATTTTTTTAAATTTTTAATTTGCTTGTATCCTGCCATTCTATTCTTTTCTGTTGTTCTATAACCCATGAGTTTTGCAACTTGTTCTTCATCTTTTCCATCAATATATAAATATTGATAAATTTTCCATTCTATAGGTTTTAAAATTTTATGCATTTTATCGTGAACATTTTGTGCTGTGGCTTCAAGATTGAAATTTTCATTTTTCATATCATTGATTTCTTGAACATGATTTTCTAAGCTTACTGTTAATTTTGTATCATGTGCACTTTTTTTATTCTTTTCCCAATTTGCGTATAATGGACAAGCTGAACATTGTTTGGTATAAATTCCACAACCATCATCGCTTTCTGCTGCTGAACATTTTAAACAAGGTCTTGTATAATTACTATAATTATTGCGAATAAGATTTTTAATTTGATTGCTTATAATTCTATTAACCCAAGGTGCAAGAGGTTTTGTAGCATCATAAAGATGCCATTTTTTATAAATATGAAATCTTAAAATTTGAGAAACATCGCTAAAATCCATCCAAGCAATTGCTGTTAAATTCCACTTATTTTTTCTTTTAAGGATTTCTGTATTTATGTTATCTATGCAATTTTCAAACTTGGGTTTTTTAGCCATTGTTTCGTCCTCTACGACGTTTGGCTGAATTGGTTGATGTTCTTGAAGCTGGACGAATTGCTCCACCTTCTCTTGCAAAATCCTCTAATACTTTTTTAGTATCTACTTTTTCTGATGATCTATGTTTTCTTAAATCGTTTCTTTCAGAAGAACCAACTATATTACCAATTTTTTCTCCTTTATGTTCATTAATATCGAGATCAAAATCTAAATTATCAATATCTGGTACTTCATTTACTTCTGTGATTTCAGTATTATCATCTTCGTAATCTTCTGGTTCGATATTTGGTCTTTTGGCTTTAGTTATAGTTGGCTTTTGCATTTGTACTGGTAAAGCTACTTTTTCTTCTTTTTTAGCACCAAAAAATGAATTTCCACAATTTGTGCAAAATTTAGGCTTATTTAAGGAATATTCAGTTGGTGAACCACATTCAGAACAATAAATTTTTAACATATATGTATTATATGTTAAATTTAATTATAAATCTAAATATATTAATCTACGTAATAAAATACTGAAACATTAGCTAATGAACTATATACTCCAGTATTTGTAGTTACTTTGATTGTAGAAGGAAGATTTGCATTACCAGCGGCAACAAACATAATTGTATTTCCTGCGGCATCATTTTCTTTCAATGCAACATTTCCACTAGTATGAACGCCTAAAATATAAATATTTTTGTCTTGTCCTGGTGCGTCTATTAACTTAGCTGCTCCTGTTGAGGTGGCAACTAAAGCTATCTTTTCAAAACCTGAGTCTCTAAATAATTCTGCCATATTAATTATTATTACACATTAAATATATAAAATGATAATATAAAATTATCTAGTTTCTCGCCATTGTATTCCAGCAAGAGTATCTGTAGTATTTCCAGGGCCAGATGCAAAATTTCTAAATATAAAAGCAAAAATATTACTATCTGTACTATCTATATTTTGACTAAGATAACTACGTTTTGCTGTTGATGCACTTGCTATATTAGCTGCTGATGAACTTGTATTACCAACTCCAACTCCACCAGCTGGAAGAAATCCAACATCAACTATATTTGCTCCAGAAAGACTATAACCTGTAGCATTTATATTATATTCTACAACACTATCATCAGCTGCACTTACCCAAGATCCTCCAATTAATGAAGCTCCACTTGGAAGTCTGACTATATCATAAGAACAAAGTTGTGAAGCGCTATAGAATTCTGTAGAACCTAATCTAACAACGCTTCTATTTGGTTGTCCATAATATCCTGTTTTTAATCTAATTGCTATAACTGGTAAAGTACTTTGTGCAGCAATATTTCTATATCCAGTTGTTCTTGCAGCAAAATCTACTCCTGCTTCATTATAACCACCTTCACTGAAAACTGTAGCACAAATTTGTTGCATATAATCTACGCCAGTTGTATTGCTATAATTTTTAATTTCGCAACGAATAGGAAGATTTGGATTACTGATATATACTGAATCTTTAATATTACTATTATAAAATTGATGAGCTGTTATAAATCTTCCTTGATTTACAAATCCCACTCTAACTGTTCCTACTCCTAACCATTCATAGTCTACCCAAAATAATTGTGTTTTTGTTGGATTTAAATTAAATTGCGAAAATCCACTACCATTACAAGTATCAGTATTCCAACTGCTTTGTGGAATAATATCATCATTGACTGATCCAGATGCATTGCTTCTTAAAACAAAATTTAAACTTCCATCTCCACTTTGCATAAAAAATATGCCATTTCTATCATCAAAAAGTCCTACTCTTTTATTTGTCCCAGATCTTACTCCACTAAAATTAAAACTTTGTAAACTTACTTGACTCTTTCCTGGCATGTAATGATGATACATTCTACTTTGATGAATAGTGAAATCATTAGCGCCAGTTCCAACTTGTAATTCTGCTTGAGCTTTTAAAATATTAAAATTAATACTCGAATTTGTTCCACTTGTTTTTGTGAGAAGTTCGGTTTCTTCACCATAAACATGACTATAATCTCCAAGAGTGAATGGTTCTGAAACTCTTAATCTACCAAAAGCATCAATATTAGTTGGGCTAGAAGAGTTTCTTAAAAGAGATTCTATATCATCTATTTTGCTAAAATCAAGAGCTTGATAAAGTCCACTTTGGCTGTTGTAAACTAAACCTATCCGTTTTTCTGTTTGATCGTCTAATGATACTAGTGGAGCCATAAAGATGGTTACACTAGACTTACTTTAATTGTTCAAATTTCTCAATAATATATGCTAAGATATCATTTCTCATGATATCTTCTCTGCCAAATTTAAAAGTACATATTCCTTTATCTGCACTTTTCTTGTCATCAAAAAGATCATATATTTTTTCAAAACCACTATTTTTAATATCAGCTTGCCTAATATCTCCAATTAATATTAATTTACTGAACTTACCCATTCTAGTGGTAATTAGCAATAAATCATGAACACTTAAATTTTGAGCTTCGTCACAGATAATATAACTAGCATTAATGCTTAATCCTCTTAAAAAACCTACTGGCAGACCCTTAACTCTTTCTTGTTTTAATAGCATTTCGACTTGTCCTTTTGGTAATAATTCATGTAGTTTATCCATTAATGGTTGAAGATAAGGATCAAGTTTACTATGTAAATCACCTTTAAGGAATCCAAGATTATGAGTAGAACTTTCTACTGGATTACGAACATAAAATATTTCGCCAATCTTTTTACTATTGATAGCGTTAAGAGCTGCATAAACTGAAAGTAAACTTTTTGCTGTTCCTGCTGGACCTTTGCAAAAAACCATTTTAGTATTTTTATCTTGAAGTAATTGAATAAATTTCTTTTGGTTTTCTGTCCATTGTAATTCGCGAATAGTTAAGAACCCTTCAATTTTATCTCTTTGAGGAACAGGAACTGACTTGTCTTCTTTTTGTTTATGTTTTTTAGACATGCTACTTACATCTAAGTTTACACCATATTTTATATTAAGTGTAAATAAATTAACTGTGGCATACTTAAACGCAAATATTCCTCCAATTGAATGTTATGTAAGAGCTAACTATTTAAGAAATCAAGAAGACGGTTTTGATAAAAAATTTAAATGTTTAATATTTGGCGTCACTAGTTTACCTAGCCAAGTACCATTATTTAATTTTCTTATGGAAGATGGTGGAATATGGTGGCATGCACCAATAAGTGCTTTTTGTACAAAATTAGATTCTCCAAATATGGAATTGAGTGAATTAGAATTATGGGATAGTTTTAGTTATAATATATCTGTGACAAAATTCTATGTACTTCAAAATAAAAAAATAAAATATACTGGAAGAACTGGACAAGAATATTTTGGCAAATATCTTTTTACTCTTGATTGGGCTAATGGTGATTTTAATGAAGTTCATTTTGGATTTAGTGAAAATCCAGATCAACATAAAGCTGGTCATGTTATAGAATTAGATAATGGAAATTTCGCAATACAACCTAATAATAGAATTAAAGTATTCGATCCAAGCTTCGCAACAAAACCAAATGAAATATTGTTGCAAAGAAAAGTAAATACTCATATCTATACTGTCGAAAATAGTCCCAAATGGATTACTGAAGATAGCGATAGTTATGATTATAAAATAGAGGAAATAAAAAGTGAAGAAAACAATAAACATAACTGAAAAAAACATATTTGAGGGTGAAAAAGCTAATCCTCAAAATTGTGCTATAGCCAGAGCAATAAAAAGAAATATGAAAGGCAAATTAATGAGCGTTTCAGTATTGCCTTCTCATATAGTAGTAAGAACAAAAGATAAAGAGTATACAGCTGCTATGCCAAAAGAAGGTGCAAATTTTATTAAAAGATTTGATAGAGGTTTAGCTGTAAATTCATTTAAATTAAATTTAAAATTTAAAAAAGATTTTGCGCTATTTTAAATTCGGATCTGCTAGATCTGGATTGTGAGTTTGTTTTGTTCCCCTTTTAAAAGGGATAGATAAATTTTTTACTATCTCGATTGGTTTTTCTATTATTTTTTCTTTAATTATTTCTTTGACTATTTCCACTTCTTTTTCATCAAACTTTCTATTTGCTGCAATATTGTAAGCTAATAATAATGATACTGCTAATGGGTCGAATACTGCTACAATAACTAATATAAAATACTTAACAATAGTTTCTATTTTTACATTAAATGCTTCTGCTATAAATTTATATGTTCCAATATCAGATGATACGATTTGTTTATTTAGAGTTATTATTTGGTTATCAATATTATTAATTTCTTTATTTAAATCCTCATTATTAATATTAATTTTTTGTATATTAGATTCTAATGTAGAAATGCTAGATTGCATTGTATCTAATGTTTTAGATTTTAATTCTACTGATTTTTTGTCTATTACTTTTTCTTGAGTATCACTGCTAAATAACCCACCAGATTTAGTTACTGTGGTTGTGGTTGATTGATCTAGCGCTTTAGTTAAATTATTTTCTTGGCTTTTACGAGTGTCTACAAGAGTTTTAACTCTATCATTATTTGAGGCTATTTGATCTTTTAATGAAGTCTTTTTGGATTGCAATAAAGATACTTGAGATTCAATTGCATCTATATTACTTTTTGTTGAGTAAAAAGCTTGACTAAGAAATCCAAATATGCCAAGACTTGTAATACCCATAAGAACTATTACTGCGCTTATTAAATATGATTTAATAATATTATTAATTTTTTTCCAATATCTATATAAAAAGCTGGTTGCCATTATTTTCCCAAATTCTAGACTACTAGCCATAATAACTGCTGGCCAAAAACTACCAGAGAATAAAAGTCCAATTCCTTTTACAGAAAAGAAAGCTCCACAAGAGGCTAAGAATAGGGCAGATAGCCCTAATAATACTTTAAACATCAAATATGATTACACTAGTTGGCTAAATATTCAGCAGCTTCTACATTACCTTTTCCAAAAAGCCATTCTGCCATTTTAAAAGGATCTTTTTTCATATTGAAATTAACACCTTGCATTTCTACTATGCTTCCTCCATTATTAATATCATATAAATAAAATTTACCTCTCCATTCATATACGCAAACTGCATGTCCTTGTTTTACTATTTTACCATTTTCATTTTCATAATAAACTGCACCTAAGACTTCGCTCCATATATGATATTGACTTAATTTTTTATTAATTGCCTCATAAGCTACTATACTATTCAAAAGACAAGAATTGGGATAATCTAAAGGTATTCTTTTTTTAATTTGAGCATTAGAAAATGAACAAATAAATATAAAAAATAAAAATATTATAAATTTTTTCATATTAAGTTTTAACTAAACCTCTAATATATCCGCCAGAACTCCATATACGCCTAAGTTCTTCGTAGGAAATTATTCTAATACCTGGACTTTCAATATTTGGATCAGTTATTATAAATAATTTCTTTTTTTCGCAATATCCATTTACTACTACTGTATGTCCTCCAAATAAAGTTGTATCAATTAAAACTGGGCGTTTATTTTTTATTTCATTAATAATAAAATTTAATCCTAAATTGCCACAATCCATTGCGTATAACTTCTGTTCCCATTTGATTCCAAAATCTTTTAATGCTCTAACAAGTTTAACAAATAAAATTGCTTTATATAAACGTTTATCATCATCTTTATAAGATATACCATCTGCATGCCTTTTAATATCTTTTTGATTTATTTTTTTTCCATAATAATTTAAAACCATCTCTGCAGAAGCTCCAACGCATAAATTAGGATATTGCTTGATATAATCAATTTCGCAATAAATACTTTCAGATTTAATTAAATCAATCTCTTCATTATTTTTAATAATACCTAAATCATTTCCAGCAAAACTTTGATTTAACCAAAGTAATAATACTAAATATAGATATCTAATCATTTATTTGGGGCAATTATATTTTTTGAATTGGAACTGAGGTGAACCAGTAGACTTAATAAATTGTCTATTTTTTAGAATAGAATATTCATTCATTTGATGAAACTCTACATTACGTGCAGCATTTTTCATTAAAAGATAATCGCGATATTCCATTTTAGGTTTACTGTATACTTGCTGAACAATTTGAGCTTGTCTGGCCATAGATTGAGCTGTACGCATTCTATGGAGATCTGCATTACCAAAATCATCATTCCAGATCATACATTCAACGTTTCCACCAAAAGATGTATTTAAAATACATCCTAGCAAACTAGCGATTATAATTAATTTTCTCATAGGGCAATATTACTATTTATTTAACTTACCGTCAAGTAATTTTATATATAAATCATCCAAATACTATTATATTCTTCTGGTTTAAGAGTTATTATTTTACCATTTTGAGGTTCTAGGAATAGTGGAACTAATATATTGTTTTCCATAGATATAGCTATATTTATAGCATGTGGACCTTCTGTGCCGTTTTCATTTCTTGAATTTGACATATAATGAATCATACCTATAGCAATACTATCTGCATTTGAATCCATATTGGCTGCGAAAAATCCTGTAGCAAATACTCTAAAGCCTTCTGCAAAGTTATCACAATCCCATTTATGTGCCCATCTGGTTAATCTCATAGCAGATAACCATCGCCAATATAATGGAAATATTTTTTCTAATATAAGAGTTTTATCTACAGTTTCGTATGTTCCATCAACAATAATATTGTTTCTTGGGATTTGTCTATTTTTCCAAATACTATTAATTTGACCACCATTTATAATCACAAAAAATATTACACAATATATTTATATTAATATATAATAAGTATGACTTATTTGTATTCTTTTACTCCTTTTGAAAATGAATATGTAATATCTTGGCCATACAAGTTAAAATTTAAAGATTGGTTTTTATTAAATAAATTAAATATATATAAAACTTTATCTTTATCTAAAAGTTATGGAGATGTAGTAGTATATATTGATAAAAATTACATAAATGAATTTGATAAAATAATTCCAGATGGTATTATCGTAAAACAAATAAATTTAGATAAGAATAATATTTGGGCAATAAGTAAATTTCATTCTATTTTAAATTTTATAGAAGAATTTAATGTACAATTTGTGCATTTAGATTTTGATTCTTTTTTATTGCAAGATATATTTAAAAATAATGAATCTGATATTATCGTTGCTTTTAAAGAATCTCATGAAGATTTAAGATTTCATTATAAAAATACTTTCAAAAATCTGCCTGATTTAGATAAATTTAATTGTGGTTATACTTATAATTGTTCTATAGTTGGTGGTAAAAATTTAAATTTTATAAAAGATTGGTGTGTGAAAAGTATAAATTATGCAAATCAATATAAAAATATCATGAACTATAATATAACAAGTATTTTAGAGCAAAGTCATTTAACTAAACTGCTAGAAGATAAAAAAATAAAACCTTATGAAATAATACAGTTAAATAAAGATTTAAATAATTTAGCACTAGAAAATTATAAAGAAAAAGTATTTATTCATGATAAATTTTTAAGTGCAGAGCTATTATCAAATGATCAACCATCTTTTTTAAGAACTAAATGGTATGATACATATAATAAAATAATTTCAAAAAGTGAAAGAGTCTTTTAAAAAAGTTAATTTTAAATTATGAAGATCTATTTTGTATTTTTTAACTAATGCATTTAATTCTTTTACGTTCTTTGTTTCTTTGATAAGTTTTGAAAATGCACATTCTCCTATCATATTTAATATATAAACTTTAAATTTTTGGAAAAAATCATCGCTTGAATAATCAAATTTATCATCTTCATGAGATATTTTATTACCATAAATATCTTCAAAAATACCAGACATTTCTTCCGCTGCGTATTGATTTATGCTCGTTGTTCTAAATTTTGATAAATGACAATGAATAGCTTTTATATAAGGATATCCATTTTGCACTTTAATATTAGTATTTTTCTTTAATTGGGTTATAAATGCCCCTTCACATCCATGAACCCCTAAATAAAAATCACATGGAAAGTATTGCATTTTACCTTTAAATATCCATGCATCATGAGACCATATTCTTTGACATTTAAAAAATGTTTGATAATGGTAACTATAATAGTGTGGTATTTTGTCCTGAGAAAGTATTTGATTGTTTTTATTTCTTTCGTATCTAGTTAATACTATTAGTTTATCTATCCATTCTTTTTCTTCTAAATGGTCTAATATTAATAATGTTTCATCAAAATATATGTCATTATTTGCTATTATAGCTATATCATCTTTGCAATTTTTATTAGCAAATTCAATAGCATATGAATATTTTAACCTATCATTAATAATGATTTGCTCTATTTTTTTAGATTTAAATAAAGGATTAGAATATTCTTTTTCGTTTAAAAGATATATTTTATGTATATATGGGTTATTTATGTTTTGTTCTAAACAGTAATCGATTTCTTGTTGTCTTTTGTTTGGACAATCACATTTTTCAGAACAACCACATTTATTTTGTCTAAAATCATGATATTGTTGTATTAAAAACATCAATATATGATATTATCTCTGTGACATTTTTCCAAACCAAATTTTACTATCTTCTACTGAATTTGGGTTAATTGTTTTATAATTACCTAAATGACCAAATAAAAGATGACAATTAACTCCATTTTTCTTACTTTCGCATAAAGTTATAAGATTATTTGGATCTAATTCTAATTCTGGATGTTCATTAAATGGTTTAATATGATGTACTTCTAGTGTCTTGTCTCCACCACAAGCACAACATTTAGGTTGTTTGTTTAAGTGCTCTTTTCTTACTTTAACCCATCGAGAAGATCTATGATCTCCTACTGAAGCTTTACCTTGAACAACATCTTTTATATGTTTGATCATCTTGAGTGCCAATTTGATCCTGCGCCTAAATAATTTTGCTTCGCGCTAATAGACTCTGAAACCTTGGGCGTGGATGATTTTGATGAATTTTTATCAATAAGAGTAATAGTTGTTATTGAATTGTCATCTATGAGTTGAACTTGATTTGTTTTTTGTTTAAATTGTAAGTAGCTTTTGTATGAATAAGATAGTGATCCTATAAAGACTATTAATAGTAGTGTTTTTAGATTTAGTTTCATATATAACTTATATTACACAGCGCCCATATAAGAAAAGAGATATAAGAAAAAATAGCCCCTTGGATTTTTTTACCTTGAAGAATATATCGTTGTTTTGAATTTTAATTAGTTTATAAAAAGGGGGAGGGGATAGTAGTATATAGATAGAATATAGTATATATAACAATACTTTTATTAGTTAGGGGAGATTGATTTTTATACCCCCACGACCATTTCTCTGAAAGGGGTTGCCTAAATTTTTCAAAAATGGGGTGGGTCATTATGGCACATACCACCCCTCCCTTTAGGGCTATATTCTAAATATCGCTTCGTTCAGGTTTTGCTCTAAGATCGAACAAATATAAACCATTATATACTATATACTTATAAAGATATCCTCCCTGCGGTTGTAAGTCGTTGACTATCAACGAAATTTAAATGAAGAAATATCTTGCAGAAAATCTATTCTGTGATAAATTAAAAGCATGAAGAAAAAATTAAGCAAATACGAACAACTCATCGCTAACCTAAACAAAGCGGCTCAAGACCTCAAAGCTGCTTCGACTCACGCTGTGGAGACTCTCGAAGCTCACGCTGAAAAGATCGAAGCCATCAACCAAAAATATTCTACAACCGAAACAAAATAATTGTTGACGAAACCAATCCAGAAAGGCAATATAGAAACCATGAAACAAAACCTCAAAATCAGCTACCAAACCTTCGGCGAAAACAATGCTTACCTTCTCGAAGGAAGCATCAAACAAATCAATCACTTCTTTAACAGCATCTACAACTGGTGCGGAACCAATGGCAAGTTGCATGACATGGGCAACGGCAAAGCGTTCTACTTCTATGCTCACCCCGATGATGTGAAGAAAGCTCTCACCAAGATCGCCCTTCATGCCTTGGTCAATAAGATCAATGCCAAGGGTCGTAAGGGTGGACTGCTTGACCTTGCTACAGCAAAGGCACAGAGCATCATCGATGAGATGGTGCAAACCTGCTTCCTTTGGGGTGCTACTAGCTCCGAGGGATATAGCCTCGGCACTATCACAGCAGAGAAGCCTAGCGACTACTGCGGAGCTATCAGCAGTGGAAGGGACTAATAGTATGACAGCAGAACTATTCATCGTAGCACTCACACTCCTAGGCGAAGCTAGGGGCGAAACCTTTGAGGGTATGGCTGGCGTTGCTAGCGTCATACAAACACGCATGGTAGAGCGTCACCAATCTGCTAGCCAAGTATGCCTAGCACCTAAACAATTCAGCTTCTGGAATGGTGGAGTAAGTGAAACTACCAAGAAGAAGCTACTGGCTACACCACAAGGTAAGAACGCTCTTTACCTTGCAGACCTAGTCATCCATCAGCAGATGCCAGACATAGTGCGAGGTGCTAACCACTACCACGCTGTGAGCGTCTCGCCCAAGTGGGCAAAGGATGCAAAGCTAGTGGCAACTATCCGCAATCATAAGTTTTACAGATTGTAAGACTTGACAATATAGAAAGGTATGATAGACTAAACATATGACAAATAATAATCCAATCAAAAGGGCAATCTTAATTGACCCATTCACTCAAACCATCACCGAAGTTAAGATGGTAGACACGAAACTCCAAACCATCTATGCACTCATAGGGTGTGAACTCATCACGATCACCAGCCTTGCAGATGGAATTGATATGATCCTAGATGACGAGGGTTTGCTAAAAGATAGCGAAACCCAAGCCTACTTTAAGTTTGGAATTACCTCGCAACCTTTCGCAGGAAAAGCTTTGGTGATTGCGACTGATGAAGAAGGAGACTTTGCATCTCTGCCAGAAAAAGTTTCGGTCGAAAAGATTTCTGACAAAGTTATCTTTTTCAAACCCTCTAAAAAAACTTTAGAAGAATCTCTAGAAATAAAAATCATGCCTTTCTAAAACTATCCCTCGTAAGTTGTTCTCTATCAACGACTTACGCAGGGCGGGAGGCTGTCTTTGTAAGTCCTTAATAATCAATAACTTGTAGATCCTGATCTTAGACCAAAACCTGATGGAAGCGAAAAGATCACAAACGATCTTTGACCAAAACCTATTGGAACGCTAAAAATCTAAATCCTTGAATATCAATTACTTATATAATCCACCTCCCTTGTGTTGTAACTCGTTGATGGTCAATGAAATTTAAATGAAGATTTTTCTTGCGAAAATTCTAAAATGTGATAGATTAAGAGTATGAAAAGAAAAACAAAATTCGAAATCCTCCTCGGAAATTTAGACAAAGCCTCGGCTGACCTCAAAAAAGCCGTTGAAGAATCTCAAAAAAGACTCGATGAAAGTTTTGCGAAATATCAACACACAGTTGAAATCGCTCACAATGAAACTCAAAAATAAGAAAGAAAATAAAATGATAACAATAAATCCTGAACTATACGAAAACAATAAAAACCTCTACATCTACGAAGGAACTCTCGTCAAATTGTTTCCTTCGACTATCGGTTGGAAAACCATGACAGCGACTGCTGAAATCATGGAAGGCTCTGATAAGGGCAAATGGACTACAGTTTACATTCGCAAAGGTTTGCAAGCTGTTGATGCTCAATAAGAAAAAAAGTTTGACAAAATCGCAAATTGTGATAGAGTATAGATAGAAAGAAAGAAGTAAAAGATATGACAACAAAAGAAAAAAATAAACAATTCAGAGAAAAAATGATACTTGCTAGGGCTGAAAATGCTCGCAAAGAAAAAGAAGCTGTTGAGACTTTTCGCTCACTCAACATTCAAGCGGGAGACTTCATCCAAGTTTCCTACATCTCCAAGTGGAGAATCACAGGTGAAACTACCGAAACCGAAATCTGGTATGCTGATGCTACCGAAAACGATCATTACCCAAACCTTCCTTTCCTCAAAAAGGTAATGTTTTGGAACTTGTCTGGTGGATACAATCTTCTCACCAGCGTTGGACAATACTTTGACATCCAAAAAGTCGAAGCAACTTCCGAACTCTTGGAGAGAGTTGAAACTACCAAAGGAATCTCTGCTGGCATCCACGAAGCATACAACAGCGGTGGACAATACAAAGGAGACTAATATGATAACTGAATACCAAAAAACAATGAATGAAGCACAAAACAAAGGATGGGCAAAAGGTTGCCTTTCCGCTGCGATTATCAAACTAGAATGTTTGGAATCGGGAAAACAATACGGATACCAAAAAGAAACCATCAAAGGTGCGTTACAACTTTTGAAAGAGGCTATGGAAAGTTTGAGCAAATGAAAAAAATCCTTTTCAAAATAAATAAAAAAACTTATAAACTCGCTGTAAAAAATGGCGAAGAAAAAAACTTTCTGCGAGAGAGATTTTTTTACTACATCTCTGCGAGTTGCTTGCATCTTCGAGACCTCTTATAAGATACTAAGTATCAACGAGTTACGCATGCAGGGAGGCCCCGCGCGCAAACCCTTGACAGTCAACGACTTAAGAATGCTGATCTTCCAACAAAACCTGAACGAAACGAAAAAATCAGAAACTTTTTTCAAAAAATCTATTGACGAAAATAAAAAATATGATACATTTAATCTATGACAAACGAAATCACCTACCTTGCCTCGATTAACTGCACCGAAGCCTTTGCTGATGCGGAAGCATTCTTCGACTACATCAATTCCGCTGATGCCATCAATGAGATGCTCGACAAGATGGCTCCTTCTTACGATGAGAAGGATACCGAAGTCACCAACTTCTTCGGCGCGAAGGCTGTTCCTTTTCGCCTCACCTGTCAGAATGGAATGGAGGTTAAATAATATGGACTACAAAGCATCACTCAAAGAATGGATGGCTCAACATATGCTGGGCCCGCTGGATGTGCGTGACATCCTAAACGAAATCCGTAAAGAGCGCGAAGACGAGCGCGTTATGGAATCTGAAAGGTCTAACGAGCCAGATGATTCTATGGATGGTGACTTCGACTCTGCTATGGCTTCTGCTGGTCATGGCACCGATGAGGACTACAATGGTGGATGTTACCAGATGGAAGACTTCGGTTGGGCTGGTGACGAAAACTTCTGTGGAGAATAATATGCAAGCATATATCATCGCTGGATCAATGTTGGGATTTTCTTATCTTGCTTTGGCTGGATTAGAAACTCTTATAAACTTTGGTTTTTGGCTTTGGCATAACAAACGCAAATAGCTGATTATCAACGACTTATAGGCGCGGGGGCCCTGCCGTTGTAAATCCTTGATATTCAAAGACTTACAGTAGCAATTTTTTACATACTAGCTCGCCAACCTTCGAACTCTTCGTCAATTTCTCTCTGCTTTTGCACGAAAGTTTTGTTTGTATCGAGTGGAGGATTATCAGAATCATTCCACGGATAAAAAGTTTCAAGATTTTCGTTTAAGAGTTTTTCGATATTCATTTAAGCATCTCCCATATAAAAACAATTACAACAATAGATAAAATAACGGGAATAATAATGTCCATAAAGCATCTTAATGCTTTTTGTAGTTAATTGCAAACTGATTCTTGTCCCAACAAGCACGACAATCACCGCACTTGTTACCTTGTTTGGAAGATGGGCAATTAAAGTTTCCAATCTTACTTGCACCGCTAACGCACAAACCTAAACGCTGTGCAATTCCCACGGGTGCGGGGCCGTCCATCATCAAAGCAGACAATCGAATAGTAAGATTGCTAGGCACTTCACCGCCTTGTTCAATATAGGTTGAAACGAAAGCATACTCACGAGTTGGAAGCCAAAAAGAAATGTTAGGAAGATTCTTTGCAATCTTCACAATCTTTTCGAGGTGCCAAAC